GTTTGGGATGAGGCATACAAGGCTTGGGATGAGGCAGACAAGGCTCGGGATGAGGCATACAAGGCTCGGGATGAGGCATACAAGGTTTGGGATGAGGCAGACAAGGCTCGGGATGAGGCATACAAGGTTTGGGATGAGGCATACAAGGCTTGGGATGAGGCAGACAAGGCTCGGGATGAGGCATACAAGGCTCGGGATGAGGCATACAAGACTTGGGATGAGGCCGACCGTGAAGCATGGCATAAGAAGTGGTGCGGATGTAAAGAGTGGAATGGAAAAGAGATTGTATTTGATAGACTATAAAGAAACTTAAATCAATAAAGGAGAAGATATGATAATAGAGAAAGGAACAGAAGATATAGTTGATATAAAAATTGGCGATTTAATCGAATGGATGAAAAATACATATATCCAAGATAAGTATCGCAACTCTTTTGTTGGTAATTTTAGGACAGGATTGATTCAGCAATGTAATTTATATTTAGAAGACCAGAAAATAAAGGAGTTTAAATGAAATGAATGAAATTCTCGAAAAATATAAATCCTTTCTTATTGCCAGAAAGCAAAGTCTTAATTATCATAATATTATGCGTATCTTTCTTGGCTATTTAGAAGAACAAAAATTAGATTATCAAAATATCACGCAGGAGATTATAACTAATTTTTTTAATTCTCATCCCGACTATGAAAAAAGAACTCTTACCCAATATATTAAAGCGGGTCGTCATTTTTACTCTCAATTTTTACAAATTCCAAAAGAAAACACCGAATGGTATAAAATAAAATATTTTAAGGGGCATAAGAATACCCCTAAATTTTTAACAATAGAAGAATTAGGACAGATAATTTCTCAATTTTGCACTTATGAAAATAGATTAATGCTTCCCAATAAAGCCAGAGTATTTATTAATTTTGTTTATATGACAGGATTAAGGAAGGAAGAATTATTAAAACTAAAACGAGCAGATATAAATTTGGAATCTAATCCTTGTGAAATTAAGGTAATTGGAAAGGGGGATAAGGAGAGATTTGTATATTTTTGTGAAAAATATTCCCCCAAATTAAAACAAGAATTAATAGATTATTTTGCAAGCGAACCAGAAACGATTAATGTTTTTAATTTGACAATAGGAAAAGTAAATTATTTTTTTAGGAGAATGAATAAATATTTAGTGGATAGAAAGATTAGCCCGCACTTATTTAGGCATTGTGTAAGTGCCGATACCCAAGTATTTACAAAAAAAGGATGGAAGAAATATAATGAAATAAAAATAAAAGATAAAATACTTACATATAATTTTAGAAAGAATATTTTGGAATACAAAGCATTAATAAATATTTATAAATATAATATAAACGAAAAAATAAATCATTTAAAAGTTGGTTGTGTAGATACTTTATTTACAAAAGACCATAAAATAATTATACAAAAATGGAATTGGAAAAATAAAAAAAATGAATGGACTGCTCCTTTATTAGAATCAATAAATAAAGTTACTAATCCATTTAGATATATAGTTTCTGCTAAAATTAAAAAGAGCAAGAACATAATAGGAATACACAAATCATTTGTTTTGGGAATATTAATGGCAGATGGAAATATTAACTATCATCAAACTAAATATAAAGGAATTAGTGAAGTTTATTATTATGATAGTAGACAAATAACAATAAGTCAAAGCTGGAGTGCAAATAAAGATAAATGCGAAATAATAAAAGAACATTTGATAAAAGCAAACATTGATTTTACTGAAAGTTTGTCAAAAAAAATTATCGGTAATTATGGGAAACCATATCAAATGAAAACTTTTAGAATATGTGTAAACTCGCAGGATTGGATTTTTAATTGGCTTAAAAGAAATAAAATGCCAAAAAATACAATATATAAGTTAAGTAGATTAGAATTGGACTATATTTTTCGGGGGTTAATTTTAGGAGATGGATGTAAACAAAAATGCAATTGCATTGAATTTAGAGGTCAAGAGCCAGAAATAATAGAATTATTACAAACCATTTGTACTTTGTTGGGTTATCGCAGTACTTTATCTAAAGACAATAAGAATTATTTTAGATTATATATATGCAAACGCAATTATCGTCAAATAAGTAAAAGTAGTTTGGAAAAGAATTTAAAATTGATACAATATAAAGGTATTGTTTGGTGTCCAGAAACAGAAAATTCAACATTTCTGGCAAAAAGAAATAATTCAATATTTCTTACTGGTAATTCTTTTGGAAAGTATCTAATGGATAAAGGAGTGCCATTGACATATATTCAATCGATGTTGGGTCATTCTTCAATTATCACGACGATGATTTATTTAAATCCGACGGAAATGCAAATTAAAAAATTTATGGAGAAATAAAAAAGAGAATCCAATGACCTTTAATAAAGATAAATCTAAATTTTATTGTATAGGATGTAAAGAATGGATAGGTATTTATCCTTGTGAGTATTTATTGGTTAATGATAGTATTCAATGTTTTAATTTCCATCATTGCGGTTGGATTTGGGATATTTTTCCTTGTGAATATTATTATATTTATCATCATCAAGGGCAATGCCGATGTATTCAAGAAGAATGTAATTGTTTCGGAAATGAAGAAGAATGTGATAATCCTATAGGGAAAAAATCTTATGAACAAGATTTGGAGGAGATAAATGAATGATATTTGGACAATGAATGTAGATACTTATTTACAAGTTATGGAAGAAGCTATTATATTAGGTAAAGAACGAGGCAAAAAAGAAGGTGAAGAAATGTCTCAAGAATTTTTTGAGATAGCCAAGAAAAAAGGAATATTAGATAAAATAAAATATCTTGGAGAAACTGAAATGGACAAAGATTTATTAACTGGAAATTTAAGAGAAAAAGGATTTAAAATTTTAAATCCAGATGAAGAAGAAAGGAGAAAGAAAAATGGATAATATAATATGTCAATATTGTGAAAAAGAAATTGGGAAACGAGACAAACAATTAATTGCTTTATGTAAAGCAAAAAAAGTATACATGTGTTCGATAGAGTGTTATAATGAATGGGAAGCCAAAGACAAAGGAGAATAAAATGGGCAATAAACTACTGGGAGAATTAGTAAGAGAATATAAAAAGAAAAAAGATAAAAAATTATTGATTCAAATTTTTGAAAAGTTGCAACCAACGATTAATAAGAAAGCAAATTTTATATGTAACGAATTAAAAAAGTTCAATATTGAAATATCGGATATAAAACAAGAATTATATATCAAAATTATGGAAATAATTAAAAATTATAATGTGGAAGAATCTTTTGAAAAATATTTTTTTGCTAGTATTTGGACTTGGCAACCAGAAATTCAGATAGAGGATACTATAAATTATGAATCTCTTTCTAAGTCTAATGAAGAGGGAGAACCAATGGAAATAAATATTGAGGATATTCGTTCAGAGAAACCAGATGCAAATCTTGCAATAGAAGATATTTTAAGCGAATGTAAAACTGAAAACGAGAGAAGGATTTGTCAATTATATTTAGAAAATCCAGATATTTCTCAAGAAGAAATAGGAAAAAAGTTAGAAATAACTCATCAAGCAATATCTAAAATTCTTTTAGAATTTAGAAAAAGACTGGTAAAAAGAGGATTAAAATGAAACGATGCTCAAAATGTGGTATAGTAAAACCATATGAAATTAAATATTTTGGATTAAATTGTAGAGATGGTAGTTTTCATTTACGACCTGAATGTAGGGAATGTCAAAGAAAAGTCCGTAATAACTATAATAAGAAACACAAAAAATTAGCAAGAAAATATTATCAATATCATAAAGAAGAATTAAAAGAAAAATCTAAGCAATATAGATTGAAACATCCTGCCACAAAAAGATTAAGAAATAATCAAATTAAAGAAGATTTATTAAATCAAGGATTCAAAAAGTGCGGTCATTGTAAAGAAATTAAATCTATAAACGAATTTTATAAAACACAATCTTTATGTAAAAAATGTTATAATTTAACACATTCTGAACACTGCAAGAACTGGCGTATAAAAAACAAACAAAAATGGTATATAAACATAATAAAGTATCAAAAAAAGAGATTTAGAGAGGATTTAAATTTCAGAATATTAAAATATTTAAGAACAAGATTATATCAAGCATTAAAGGGCAAAGATAAGTCGGCGAGAACTCTTGAATTGTTAGGGTGTTCCGTTGAATATTTGAAGAAACGTTTAGAATCTAAATTCGTTGAAGGTATGTCTTGGGATAACTATGGTAAATGGCATGTAGACCATATAAGACCCTGTGCCTCGTTTGACTTAACCAAACCGAGTGAACAACGCAAATGCTTTCATTATACTAACCTACAACCACTTTGGGCGGAGGAGAATCGAGCAAAAGGAAATAAAATAGTGGTTGCTAAAAATCGATTTTTAGCAGATACTTTAATTGAAAGGTTAAAAGCTCAAACGCTTATCAAATTATGTTTAAGTTTAATGATTCTTATTTAGGTAAATTATTATTGTCCTCTATTAACTTATTTTTTGGGAATAAGTATATAGGGGATTTTTTGTTTATAGGAGATTAAGATGTTACAGCTAATTCAAACAATTTTACAAATCGTGGCAACAGGGAGTTTTCTTCTAATGAGTATAATAAATTTACTTCCTACTACAAGAGATTATAACTTTGCGGGAATTAATTTTTCACTTTTTGTACTTTATCTGTTTTTGTATTTCCATCCTTTTACAGGGAGGTAAAAATGATTTTAAATGCAGTATCAATATTATTCGCTTATATTTTATGGGATATTAAAGTTACTTTAAAAAATTCCGATACGAAATACATTGGTTATTTGACTTTTTGGCTTTATGTTATGAAATTTATATCTATTTTAATTATATTGTTTGTATTTCAAAGAATAGGATGGATAAAATGAATTGGACTAACCCAGAAATTAATCAATTAAAAGAATTAGTCAACCAAGGATTAACTGATACTCAAATAGGTATTAGAATGGGGAAATCTAATTATTCTATTGAACATAAAAGAAGAAATTTAGGTTTATCAAAACCGATAGAGGCAAATCGACCAAAGGCAAATATAGACAAAAACAATAGAAGTGAATTATATAATCAAATATTTGAAATTTTCGATAGTCAAATAGACAAATATGTATGCGGATTAAGACCAGTAAAATGTTTAACAAATTATGCAAGAAATAAGAAGACTGAAATTGCAAATTTAATTATTTCTGACATGCACATAGGAAAATTAAATAAAATTTATTATCCTCCTCTGCAAAAAGAAATAACTACTTATGACGATGAAATCAGAATGAGGATGTTGCAGAGATATTTAGATTCGGTTGTAGAAATTATTTCAATGCAAAAAAGTTCTTATTATTTTGAAAAATTAAATATTTTTTTATTAGGAGATTTAATTGATGGGGATGGATATGTTTTTGAAGGACAAGAATTTAAGATTACGAAAATAGCAGGAGACCAACTTTGGGATGCAGTAAGAGATTTTACGTTTTTAATAAATGAATTATGTAAATTATTTCCCAAAGTTGAAGTTTTTTGTTTGGTAGGTAATCATTCAATGGCAACCAATAATCGTAAAGCAGATATGCCAGTTCAAAATTATTTAGAGTATCATATTTACAAAACTTTAGAATTAATGTTTAAAACAGCTAAAAATGATAAAGTAACAATTACTGTTCCTACTTCTCGTTATTATTCCACCAAAGTATATAATCATCTATTTTATATGACACATGGGGACGAAACGGGAGGAGGAGCAAAAACTACTCGTATTAGAAAAGCCAAAGATACTTATATTAATTTGCCCGATGAAAAATATGACATTTATATGTTAGCACATTTTCATTCTCTTGAGAAAGACCCTATAGGAGACAAAGGAACTCTATTGACAAATGGCGCATGGATACCATTCGATGATTATGCCCGTAAGTTATATGGCATCTATACAGAACCAAAACAATGGTTTTTTTCAACGAACAAAATTAGACCGATAACATTAGCATTTGAATTAGATTTTAAAGGGGTTCAGATAGTAGAAGGATTTAAATTATAAAAAAAGATAAAAGATTAAAATAACCATCGAGGTGTAGATGTCAATTATCTTACCAAATGAAAGAGAAATGAATAAAGTTAATGATAATGTTAGTAAGTCAAGAGATAATTCTCTGCACCTCGTTTTTAAAAAAGGAGATTAAATGAAAAATAAAAGTTTAGTTGAAGAACTAATAGCACAAGCAAATGATTTAGATATTGATGATTTAAGAGACCTTGCAGAGTTTTGTAATGATTTAGCTGATTCATTAGAAGCAGAAGAAAAATAAATGACAAACAAATATAAGTATCCAAAATCAAAAAAATTAATTAAACGACTTAAACCCTTTTTATTAACTTATAAATTAATAGAAGAACAATATTGGAAAGAAGTTACCAAATTAGAAAAATCAATACAAGAATTAACAGGAATTCCTAATATTGAACTATTTTTTTGTGATAATGAATTTTCAGGATTTGGTAATTCTGAAAGAACGATGGAGTTAATACTTCGAGAGGAATTAGAAAAATGAGACATACTCCGATTAAAAAAAGAAGCCAATTAGCATATAATAATAAAGTAAATAAGATAACGGATTGGTATAATCATCTTATTGATGAAAGAAAACAAGAAATTATTAATCCTAATACTAAACAAGAAACAAAAAGAAAACCATTAAAAGAATTAAATTGGTATTTAGAAAAAATAAAAAAGCCAACAAACTAAAATGAAAATATACGAACTAATAATTTGTTTGATTTGTATAATGTATTTGGTTTACTTAATAAGGAGGAATAAATGTTAGATATTTATGATTTTGGAAAATATAGATTGGGATTAACTAACAATGAAATTAGAGAATGGTTAAAATTAAGGTATAATGAAATACTTTCTTGTAGAGGGAAACCCATTAAAAAGATTAATAAAGCAACTTGGGATAAGTTTTGGCAAATAGCGGGAGTTAATACTGTACCAATTATAAGAGAAGGAAATAAAAAAATTACTCTAATGTATAGGCATGATGTGGATAGATTTACATATCAACTTTATTGCGGGAAAGAAACTTATTTTGATTAACAAGGAGATAAGATGAAAATATTAGTTAAATTATTTGGAAAAAATTATTTTGTAGAAGGAAGTCCTTATGCAAAAAAAGCACTTGCCGAAGATTATTATACTATGGGTGTAAGATGTGCAAACTGCAATAGAAATACTATAGTATTAATTAAAAAGGGAGTTCATCTTAATGATATTATTACTGGAGTAAAGTGTATTAATTGCGAGTGTCGATTAGAGAAGGAGAAATTATAATGAATTATTTAACGATTATAAAATTTATTTTAGGTCTTAAATTTGGCTGGTTGCTACTAATAGTTGGTGGAATTATAATGGGCGGAAGTATAATTAAAAATATTTTTACTGGTAGTTTTAGTGTTGCTAAATTTGCGGGAGGTTTTAATATTTTTGCAGGTGGAGTCCAAGGGAAGTTGATTTATTATGGTTTAATGATAGTTCTTGCACTGGGATTATATCACCAAATAACTAGGGCAACATACGATTATGATACCGATTATAAAAATAATATAAGAAATAATAGAGATGTTTATCTTGACCAAAGAGTAGGAGAAACTTGTACCGAAAAATGTGCATTGGCAATTCAACCAATGGGATTTACTATTTTAAAAGTAGCTTGCGTTAAATCTTGCTCGGCAAGCATTACTCAGCAAACAAAAGTAGAGATACCAAAAGTTCCAGAAGTGATAGTAAATGAAGTAAATAAACTAAACCCATTAATGGCACCTTTTAGATGGATCAAAAAAGTATTTAAAAAATGAAAAAATTAACCTTACAACAACAATTAAGAATTATTGAAGGATTGACTATTGTTTATCAAGATGGAAATCGAACTCATGAACAAGCCGAAAAAATAATTTATTCGATTTATCGAATTGCTCATCTTAATGGAACTTGTAAAAACGAACATTTACTTTGGCACGAAGAAGGTTTTGAATTGATTAAAGAATTGTTAAAAAATAATGTTTGTGATGCTAATAGGATAAAAGGATAAAATGCCTAAATTTGGACAATGTTTCGTATGCAGATTAGAATTACCAATTAGCGTGTTGGAACCAATTCAAATTAAAAATCAAGGGAGAATAATGATAGTTCCTTTATGTGATACTTGCCGAAAGATTAAAGAGCAGGAAGCAAAGGAGAAATCTAATGGGCAAACCTAAAACAATAAGAGAGATATTGGAGAAGATAATTAAAATTTTAAAACTTTATCAAGGCGGTAATGAATTACATATTGCTACTGAATGGAGTTTTATAGATTTAGCCCAAAAAATCGCCAAAGAGATAAAGGAGGATTTATAATGAAAACATCAAGGGAGAATAAATAGACTATGAAAAATACAGGTTGGGCAATACATGTTCATCACAAGGAGATGTTTGAATGGTGCTATGATTATGAGGGGCGAGTGAAAGCTATAAAAGATACCAAACCCAAAAACGAACAAGGGATAAGATTGCGCCTACTTGAGCTATTGCCAGAAGAAGCGATAGCAGAGTTGCCTGTGAAATTGGTTGAGGCATGCAAGGTTTGGGATGAGGCATACAAGGCTCGGGATGAGGCAAACAAGGCTCGGGATGAGGCATACAAGGCTTGGGATGAGGCAGACAATGCTCGGGATGAGGCATACAAGGCTCGGGATGAGGCAGACAAGGCTTGGGATGAGGCAGACCGAGAAGCATGGCACGATAAGTGGTGTGGGTGCAAAGAGTGGAATGGAAAAGAGATTGTATTTGAGTAATTTAATAGACAAAGCAAAGGATAAAATCTATGACCGAAAAAATATTTAAAATTATTTATAATGAATTGGGAAGAAATCCCACCGAATCCTATCCTCCAATGGATAAAGCAAATTTAGAATTAATTTTGGATAGATATTATGATAAAGTTGAGGTAAAAGAAATAACATTACCCGAACCTACTTGGAATTATGTAATAGATTATTGTACTTGTAAAAAATCAGAACCCAATCCGCATAATACTTCAAAATGTATTATTTGCGATAAGATTTTGAATAAGGAGGTATAAATGAAAAAATCAGAGTGGCATTATGCAGTAGTTAGAAGTATTTTTGATGATTATTGGGTTGGGAAAACTAAACTTCCTCTTAAAAAAGAAAGTATATTTGCCGATTTAGAAGATGCAATACAAAAAGCCGAAATGTTGTTTGAAGATTCCCATATGGATTTTTACCCAGATGCAGAAGAAGGAGAAGAAGTTTATAATGATGAATTATTCTGCCAATACGAAGATATTAGAAACAATGCAGAAGAATCGGATGAATTAATTAGAAAAGATTTAGAAAAATTTATAGTTGAATAAAAATGCTAAAAATAATAAAATTGCACGCAGATTTGATTAAGGTTCTTCGTATAGAATCAAAGAAAAAGAAATCTCTTAAACAATTAATTTATTTCTTGAGAGATGTATTAAAGAGTTATTTTAAATATTTATTGAGAATGTATGCTGAGATATTCCTCCAATTTAATCCAAAGTATCAAGAACAAAAAAAACAATTTGAAAAACATAAACAATACAAAAAAGATATTGCTAACGCATGGAAAATAATTCAGTGGATGCTCAAGCAAGGAGAAAAGAGAATAGAACGCAAACAAATTCGTAGAGACTTTTTATGTTACGGAAAAATATCTAAAGAACTTGAGCGAGAATTGATGAAAGACATTTATGGAGTAAAAGGATAATATGCCCTACATTACTCAAGAGGATAGAGGAAAATACGCAAAGATTACTAATCAAATCTATGATTTAGAAAAAATAGAAACTAAAGGAGATTTGGAGTATTTGGTGTTTGTTCTTATGAAGAAATTTATGTCTACCAGAGAGTTTCGTTACTCTACTTTACATGAATGTGTTTATGCCATTCAACATTGTGCAGATGAATTTAGACGTAGATATTTAGATAAAAGAGAAGATGAAGCCAGAGAAACTAATGGAGATATAAATTAATGGACAAGAGCATATCTCGTGCAATAATTGATATTTGCCAAAAATTGAATATAAATTATACTTCCCCTTATCAAAAAGATATATTATACAACGACGCAAAAAGATTGGGTGAAATAGTCATGGAAATAGAATCATCAATTGATGAATTATCTTGTATTCTTTGCAGACATAAAGTAGGGGATTATACCGTAGAAAAAATAGAAAAAGACTTACGAGAATTGCACGAAATTGACCACGACCTGATTAACTTATCACAGAAGATAAAATCAGAAATAAAATGAAAAAACTTATACTAATATTCTTTATTGGATTGGGAGAGCAAACTCTTTATACTTTTTATCTTTTATCTCTTACTCGTTATCTTATTGGACTATCAAGTATTTTGATGTTCAGTTACATGATAATTTATTTGGGAATAATAAATAAAATAGCCAAGGATAAATCAGATTCCGTAAAAATGTTATTGGTATACGCTGGGTCGTGCGGGATTGGGAATTGGCTGGCTATGATGTTACATCTTATTAAATAAAATGAAAAGAAAAAAGAAAATTAAAAAAGATAACATCAAATTAATAAAAATAGAATCCATTAGATTCGCACCAGAACTCGAAATTGAATTGCCTAAAAAAGAAGATGCTCAAAAACTTATTGATAGGGGTAAAACCTTAAAAGGCTGGGAGATCAAGTCGGATATGACATTAGACAACGGAATTGAACTTTCTCCAGAGAATTCAAATCATCTTTATTGGAATGAGGAATCTCTTATGCAGATAGCGGAAGTATTGGCGATAGTGAGAGTTCATAGGGGATTTATTAGAAAAAAGACATGTGGATTACATATTCATTTAGACGCAAAAAAATTTAAAGACTCTGAAATACTCAAAATAATAAACGAATGGGTACATCGACAAGATTATATAGTTAAGAGATTTGAAATAGATAAATTTAGACTTGAAGATACATGCAAACTTTTACCTAAAGATGAAGTAAAAGAATTAACGGAAGAAGCCATACATAAGTTTAGAAATTCAAGTAATTATTCTTTCAGAACATATGGTTACATAGACGAAAAATATTATAGTTTAAATGTAAATCATCTACCCAAGAACGATTACCAGACAATTGAATTTAGGTTATTTTCTGGCAGTGTTACTTATAGAGAAATTAAAGAAGCTATTTATTTTGTCTTGACTTTTGTAAGAGACTCACTTGAGAGGAATTAATGAAAACAGTAAGGTCGTATAATAAATTAGTTACTGAGTTGATTAATCTTAATCTTCCTTATCGTATAGAAATTATTGGTTATGTTACTTATGCCAACAAAATTTACCCAATGTTAGCATTAAAATTGATTTCTAAAATGGCTCAAAAGACAGTAATTTTAACTTCAGGGCATCATGGAGAAGAATTTTATTCTATTAATGTCTTACTTCATTGGTTGAAACAACCGATTTTATTTCCCGACTTTAATTATTTTATATTTCCAATTTGTAATCCTTATGGTTATGAAAAAAATTATAGAAACAACGGTAATAGACAAGAAACAAATAACGATACTCATTTTATGAAAGATTCTAAAGTTCCAGAATTGGCTATTTTATTTGAAGAATTTCCCCGCACAGCCGATTTAATTTTGGATATTCACGGTGATGTTGATAAATCAGAATGTTATTGTTACGAACATAAAGCAGAAAATTTACCCTCAATAGCACAAAAAGCATTATTGGAGAATGATGCCATTATTTCTTATCTTAAAGCAAAAACAATTTATAAAACGCCTTTAGAAAATGGAGTAATTATTCCGCCAAAATACGACATTGGTTTGGAAGGATTTCTTGAAAAATTGGGAGTAAAATATTCTCTTACTCTCGAATTACCTAAAAAAATGGAAGGTCAAAAAATGGTTCAAGGAGGAATTGCTATTATCAACTCAATTCTCAAAAATTTTAAGGAGATAAAATAATGCACTATGTCTTATTCTTTAAAACTGAATCACAAAGAAACACAAGAGTATATTATGCCAAATCTTTTTCAGATATTGAAGAAGCACTTTTTTATAGAAATGAATTAATTCATTATGGCTATAATGATAAAAAGATTATAAAAACAACATTAAAGGAAGGAACCATATGATGAAAAAAGAAAATAAATGTAAAGAATGTGGCGGTTCTTTTGAGAAATATTTATGCGATACATGTGGAGCCAATTTATTTTTAGGTGTTCCAATTACTCTTTCTTTTGGATATGGAAGTAATTTGGATGGTTCGGAAGAATATCATTTTTGTAATTATAAATGTTTATTGCAATTTACTTTGGGAGAACTCAAAAAAGAAAATCCCCGAACCAATATCGAATTTGGGAAAGGAAAAATAAGATGATAAAAAAGATTTTAAATCGGATTGTCGAATTTTTTGTAATAGGTAGTTTGACTTTTATATTGATATTAGATATTGTAACTATAATAAATATTAAACGAGAAATTTCTTATATATCCGAAGGGTTATCGATTATTGGATATTCTATTAATAATATAAATACAAATACTGAGAATATAGAAAAAGAGATTAAAACTATTCTTATTAAAAATGATGAATTAAAAGATACAATAATAAAACTTATGGAAGATAAGGTATCAAAAAATGAATTATTAGAAAAGACAGATTCTTTAAAAAAAGAATTAGGGCAACAAACAAAAGACAAAATATCAATAGAAATAGATTCCTTAAAAAATGAAATAGAAGAACAACGATTGACAGATGAAATAAAAGAAGATTCAAATATTGAACAAAAAATAAATAAAGATAAAGAAAATACTCAAAAATTAGAAAATAAATTTCGAGATATTAATGTAATGATATTTAATAATACAGGAGCCTGGCAAGGTAGTGGAAGTTTTGTTTTATATAAAAACCATTATTATATTTTAAGTGCAGGACATTTGGTGGAAGATGAAAAGGATTTATTATATTTGAAGGAAAAGGGAGAAATTATTTGTAAATTAAAGTTAGTTAAGTTAGATAAGGAAAGAGATATTGCACTTTTTAAACCCGAAAATCCGAATTATATACCTATAGCATATACAGAACTTGCCGAAATCGAATCGACGCAAGGTTCGGAAATATATGTTGTGGGAAATCCTTTGGGAATAGATGATGTAATTAGTAAAGGGCGAATAATTAAGTATGGTGGATTTTATTGTTATTTTCAAGACCATTCTTATTTTGGTGCTTCTGGGGGGGGAATTTATACTTTAGAAGGCAAATTAATAGGAATAATTTCTATTATTATTGCAAATTCAGTAGGGATTTTTCCTCCATTTGTTACAAATGGTGCAATTAGACTTAATCAAATAATACAGTTTATGGGAGATATAAATTAATGGAAGAAAATAAATCATATCCTACTCCAGACCAATTAGAAGAACAATTTAAGTATGTAAGCTATCTTATCGGCTCAATGGAAATTTGTGCTGAAAAAGATGATGGTACTGGAAAAAGAACAGAACCAAAAAAAGAGTTATTATTAAGGAATGTTTATCCAATTGACCCAGTTTCATTAGAAGCATCAAAAACAGGAATGAAAACTGAGGAAATAAAAGAAAAAATGATAGGATGGGTTTCTTCAGGAAATTGGGATTTATTCAAAGAACGTGCAAAAGAGATTTGGAAAGGGAAGAGATACATCGATGGAAAAAACGAATTAGTGCATATTCCTGGTGATATTGCTTATGTATTAATGTCAGATTGGTTGACCTTTATTTATAATAAAGGCGATCGCCCATGCGGATCGTTTGCCGAATGTGGTATCTCAGTTGAACATGGAATTCCCATTTATCTCATTACCGATATGCCAAAAAAAGATTTGCCGAAAAGTTTATTACAAATAATTCTTGTAAGTGAAGGAGAAGTTTTTAATACACTACCTGAATACCTAAGATTTATTGACGAAAAATATAAATTAAAAAGAAAAGAACCTAAAGAGGAGAAGAAGTGAGCCAACTTATTGTTGAAATTTGTAAAGTAAATAAGATAGAAAAACATCCCAATGCAGACAAACTTTCAATTATTACTATCAAGGGATGGAGATGTATTGTAGGATTAGACCAATATAAGGAAGGGGATTTAGTTATTTTTTGCCCTCCTGATAGTATTATTCCTACCAATCTTATTGAAAAATATAAATTAGAATTTTTAAAGAAAAATGGGAGAGTAGGAACCATAAAGTTGCGAGGAGAAATTTCACAAGGGTTAATTTTAGATGTTCCAGAAGATTATAAACTTAACGAAGGAATGAATGTAGCAGAAATGTTAGGTATAACCAAATACGAAGTTCCGGAGCCAGCAATCAATCAGTCGCAAGGACAGGTAACAAAAAAGAAATTAAATCCTCTATTTGACAAGTATACTGATATAGAAAACTTCAAACACTTTTCGGATATGTTTCTGGAAGGCGAAGAAGTAATAATTAGCGAGAAAATTCATGGAAGCAATTTTCGGGTAGGCAATCTTCCAAGACCCAAAAATAATTTATGGAATATAATTATGTTTTTGTTTGGGAAAAAGTATGAATTCGTATACGGATCGCATACTGTCCAAAAGAAAAAATATTCTCTTCATAAGGGATTTTACAAAGAAGACATTTGGTATGAAATGGTAAAAAAATATAATTTAGATAAAATCATTCCTACAGATTACATTATTTATGGGGAAATTTATGGCGAAGGAATTCAAGATTTGACTTATGGAATAAAAGGAAGAGATTTAATTATTTTCGATATAAAATATAAAAATAAATATTTGGATTGGTGTGATGTTGTTTCTTTTTGTATTCAATATAATTTGCCTTATGTTCCTGTTTTATTTGAGGGGCAATATACTTATGATACCTTAAAATTATGCACCGATGGAAAGTCCTTACGATGTTCAGAACAAATAAGAGAAGGTTGTGTAATAAAACCTAAAATAGAAAATGAAAAGTATGAATATAAAGGTAGAATTTTTGGAAGAAAGATATTAAAAAATCTTAGTGAAGAATATTTATTAAGAAAAAATGCAACAGAATTTCGTTAAGGAGAATAAAATGCGTGAATTTTGGAAAACTATTAAAGAATATGATAATTATAAAATTAGTTCTCATGGAAGAGTTAAGAGAATTTCAAGATTATTGTATTGCGGACATAAAGGAAGTAAACCACAAAAATTAAGAGAAAGAATATTAAAACCTTTTTTGAGTTGGGAATATAGAAGAATTAGATTATATCATAATAAACAACATAAAGATTTTTCTATTCATAGATTAGTAGCCCAATATTTTGTGTTAAATTTAAGAAACAAACCAGAAGTTAATCACAGAGATGGTAATAAATTAAATAATTTATTTACAAATTTAGAATGGGTAACAAAAAGAGAAAACAATAAACATGCTTATTTATATGGATTGAACAGAACAGCTCCTAAAAATGGATTTAAAACCAGATTTAAAAAAGGACATATTCCTTGGAATAAAGGAGAATAATATGGAAAACAAAACCATGAGAACTTTTTCTTCGGGGGCAACTAGAAATTCCGAGGAAGGAAAAGCAGATTACGAAGGATTCTATGACCCCTTGGTAATAGAGGCATTTGGTAATTATATGACTAAACATCGCAAACAGGCAGATGGGAAATTAAGAGATTCAGATAATTGGAAAAAAGGAATCCCCAAGACTGCATATATGAAATCTTTATTAAGACATGTATTGGATGTTTGGGCGATTCATAGAGGATATAAAAGAATAGATAAACGAACAGGCGAAGAAATAAGTATGATAGAGGCTTTATGCGCTATTTTATTTAATACTCAAGGTTATTTATTTGAAATTTTAAAAGAAAAAGAAACCCGTCCATTCATCGAAAAAGGAATAAAATGACAGACCCAAAAGAAATCAAAAAAGAAATTAAATTATCAGAAAATATTCCAGTAGATTTTGCCTTTGAGAAGATGTTAAAAGATTTCTTGAAAAAGGTGATAAAAGAAGGAATATTGCAGGAAATTAAAGAAAGAAAATACCACATCAAAAAATCAGAGATTAGACATAAATTATTAGGGGGAATCGAAAGAAAAAGAAAATTAGAACGCCGGCAAAAAAGGAGAAAATAATGCGTTATGATAAAATTCAAAAATATTTTGATGAAGGTGAAATAGGAGTAACCCAATTATTGAAAGATTGCCAAGAAATGTTTGATACTATAGACGATTATGCTGCTCAATTTATAGGAGATATTTTATCTGCAAGTGATGAATTAAGAGAAGCAAAGACCAGATTAACAGGTATTGTAGCAACTCTTCAACCTATTTATAGCAAAGCATTATCTATAAAAAAACAAAAAGAATATCGTTATTATGCAGAACAAAAGGAAACCTTGGGCACGGGTTTTAAGGATGGAGCTACAGAAAAATTATCGAAAGATTATGTTAGAGTATTTAGAGATTTGCGAGATTTATTATGTGGATATATTAGGTCAGCAGAGGCATTAATTTTTGATGCAAAAGATAGAATAGAAGGAAATAGAAGAGAATATTCGAGAGAAAAGGAAGAAAATTAATAAAATGGTAAATGAAAGAGTCATAGTAATAGATGGCGGAAATATACAGTTTATCGCCATGTATGCCTCAAAGGCAAATCCGAATGTTCCCGTAGAATATACCTATTTAAATATGATAAGCGGTTATTTTAATAAATTGAATGTTACTTTAGATGATGAAATTATCCTTGCATTAGATTATGGTTCTTGGAGAAAAGAAATCGACAAATCTTATAAGGCACAGAGAGCCATAATAGCAGAACAAGAAAAAGAATGGCGAGCAGTATGTTATAAGAAATTCAATAATTTATATGAAAAAATGAATATAAGTTTACCCATTCATCAAATTAAAATTTATAAGGCGGAGGCTGATGATATTGCAAGCGTTTGTTGTCGTTATTATAGAAATAAGGAGATAATTTTAATTTCAAGTGATGTCGATTGGGAGATGTTATTAACTTTTTCAAATGTTTCTATTTTTTCACCACGCAGTAAAAAATTTAAAGTAGTTCTTAACCCAACCAAAGTTTTGCTTGAAAAGATTCAGGGGGATAAGTCGGATAATTTATTAACCAAGCCTTCTTCAGAAGCAGAATTCATAAAGAGAAAAATGATTGTTGATTTGATAAATCCTCTTCCCGAATATATCGAGAATCCGATTAAAGAAGCATTGAACAAAATAATTCCAAAAAATTTATATCCACATAAAATTCCATTTAAAAGTATGCAAATTAAATTTGCTAAAATTTACAAATTGGAAAAATAAATGAAAAAACTTAAAGTAATTAAAAAAATAACAAAATCATCTTGTTATTGTTGTTCTAATATTGGAGGCAAACCAATTCCCCAAAAAGAATGTAAAGTATGTAATGGAACTGGAAAGTATTCGGAAAGTCATTATATTTTTATATATGGAAAGTATGCAATAGATGCTGATACTTTGAAATAAGGAATAATAATGCCAATTATAAAAGTTAGAGGAATTTATACTATAAATGTTGCTCCTGATAAAAAATATTGCGGATATTGTTATTATTGCGATTGCCAAGATTATAGAGAAGACAATCCAAGATTTAGATGTTTTTTGTTTAAATCGAATTTATTGAAAAATTTCGCAGGAATAAAAAGATGTAAAAAATGTTTAAAAGGAGAAATATATGAATAAAGGAAAAATAATTAGGAAAGGGTTTAGTCTTTATCTTAAAGTTACTGGCGAACCATTAGATAAACCTGCTTATTTTGAAATTCAATCTTATGCAACTAAAGATAAAATAAAAGAAATAGCACAATTATCGGATAGTTTTGATATTGATTTGAGTGGAAATAATGAGAGCAAGGATAATTCAAAAAAGAGAAAACTATCCAAAAAAGAATTTAAGAATTTATCAAAAAGAATATCTCAAGAATATTAAAAAGGAGGAATTTAAAATGGAAGAAAAACAAGTTATAACAGTTGTAAATGAATTATTGATAACTTATCGAAGAGTAAGTGAAATTAGAGAAAAATTAGGTTGTTTTCCAGATTTGGAAGATACTATATCATCAACAGTAGTTAACCAAATTTTTACTTTAATTGAAAACATTAATAGAAAGTTATTAACAATTGATGAAGAAATTAGTAAATTGAAACCTTTGGGAAGAATAGAGTAAAAATTTTAAAAAAATTTTACAGTTATGTTGATAAAAATAATAGAATTTTAAAAATTATTTAAAAAGGAGAAAAAGAATGTATCTTAATATTGAAAATCCAAAACATTTTGAATATAATGTTATTGATATGAATACCGATACTATAATTCCTGGAGTTCAAGAAGCAGACGACGAAACCGGAGAATTTACTTGTTATTTAAGAGGTGATAATGGCAATGTAATAATAGATAAAGATGGAAAACTAATAGAGTTTCATTTTAAAGGAAACATTAAATTAATTAAAAAGGAGGAATAATGTATTTTGAAATTTTTAAAGATGGATTTATTACAATTGAAGTAAATAAGGATGATATTAATTATTTATTGAAAAATAAATCTTTATCCGGATTTGATTGCGTTCATAAAATTAGAATAGAATTAATAAACGAAAAGGAGGAATAAAAAATGGCTGTATTAACACTAACATCAAAGATAACAAAGAAAGCGGGAAATGGCAAGGGTTTTATTTTGGAAGGGCAGGAAGGTTGGTTTAATGCTAATGATAATGTAGTTCCTTTTCTTGCAAAGATTGACGAAGGAAAAGTAGTAGAAGTTACCTATTTTCAAAAAGGAGTAAAAAGAGAAGTAACATTAATCAAAGAAGTTTCTGGCGGAGCAAAAACAGAATCTCCCAAAGAAGATACAGGTGGAACTTATACTAATTGTTCAGTTTGCGGAAAAGAATTAAAAGGAAAAGGAGTTAATTATCCTAAATGTTGGGGTTGTAAAGATATATCACCTAAAGAAGAAACAAAACCTAACGAAACAAAAAAAGAAAGAACATATACCAATTATGATAATCCTGAGAAAACTGCTCAAATAATGAAAGGAAATTCTATCAATGCGGCAGGAGCGGCGGTAAGCGGTAATTTTGCAGGAAGCGACCCGCAAACTATAGCAGAAGCGGTAAAAATAATAGCTGAACAATTATTAGATTATCTTCGGGCTGAATAGATATTCATTTTTTTTGAATAAAATGTTAAAAAAATTAATTTGTTATTTATTTGGACATAATAATTTTATAGTAACCAGAATAGATAGTGGAATGTCTATTTATGGTCATTATAAATGTCAGCGTTGCGGAAAAGAAGAAATATATCAATATGATTACAGATATTAAAAATGAGAACTATTCATAGTAATTGCCCATTTTGCCAAAAAGAAACTAAACAAACTGCTGTCGTAGAATCTTGGTTGGATGTAACTGGTTATGTAATTTTTGTTCATTATTGGACTAGATGTTTAGAATGTGGAAATAACTTAATTGAAAAAACTAAAGAAATAGAATGGGAGCAATTATAAAATGATTAATGTAGAAGACCTATTAAAATATCTAAAAGAAAAGATTCCTAATTTTACTAAAACCAGTAAGCGGGGACAGATTTTAATTACTTGTCCTCAACAATCAGAACATAAATTTCAATCTATTTCTCCTACGATGACTACTATTCCTGGGTCAAGTAAATGGTATTGTCTTGTATGCGGATTTAAAGGAGATACCTATGACCTTATTCGTTTAGTAGAAAAAAAACCCAACCTTACAAATGACGAAATTGTCTCCTTTATGACCGATACTATGAAAATGGATGTATGTCCTGAACTCGACGCCTATCAAAAGTACGGATGGAGTTTATTTGCTATTGCTAAAAATAGTAAAAAGCCATTAAAAGATGAACATTGGAGAGAAGAAGGAGTAAGCACTAAAGAAAAATCTAAATGGTTAAATTGGTTAGAAAGCGGATGTAATTTAGCAGTCAATTGCGAATTTAGTAATGTAATGATAATTGATTTTGATGATAAAGAAATAAAAGAAGAATCTATTCCTCTAAGAGATGAATTAAAAAAATTATTAGAAGATAATAAAACTTTAACCCAAAATACCCCAAGAGGCGGGAAACATTTCGTATTTATTTTTGATTCGAAACTTTGGGTTAAACAAAAGGTAAATGTGGCTGGTTTAGCCATAGATACCCGAACTGAGAAAGGATATTTTTTAGTTTCTCCTTCTAAATACGAAGGAAATTCTTATAATTGGATTAATCTTGGGGTGGAAATAAAAATAATTTCTTCAGAATTAAAATCTAAATTATTGGAATTAATAGAGGTAGATAAAGGCAGAAAAACAGAATCAACATCCGAATTATCGCAAAAAACTAAAGATGCAATAGAACATCCCATAGAATTAGTGAACAATAATCTTGAAGGATGCTGCAACGATACTTTTGTTCGTTTCGGAGGAGTATTAGTAAAAATGGGATTGCCAGTAGATATAGTTAAAGGAATTTTATTTTATTTAAATAAAAATTGGTTAAGAAATCCAATGCCAACAAATGTCATTGAGGCAATGTTAGGAAGTCTTGAAGGATACAAAGGAACCGAAGAACAAACCCAAGAACAATCGATTTATGATGCATGCCAAATAATTCAAAACGATATTGGAGCAAAAGATATAATAGACCATGTTTTTCCTGGGGATAATAAAAAAAGAGCAACAGTTGATAAATATTTGGCTAAGTTGCATAAAGAAGGAAAATTGAGTAGAGTAGGAAGAGGAAAATATAATTGTAAACAACAAGTGGACTGGACTGATGAACCTCAAATAATTAATCCTCTTTCTCTTATAAAAATGCCTTATTTTAATGAAGTTGCCAAATTTTATGAAGGAAATATTATTTTAATCGGTGGCGCTTATGGGGAAGGCAAAACGACACTCGCAGTCAACTTCATAAAACAACTTAAAGAACAAGGAGTAAAACCATATTATATTCCATTAGAAAGTGGAAGTTCTTTTGAAGAAGATATTAAGGCAATGGGATTAACTTGCAACGATTATTATACACCAAAAGTAGATGATGACCATCCTCCCGTAAATCCTATGCAAATAGAAATCCAATCTCATTCATTTACAATTATTGATTGGCTTGACCAAGCCGAAGATTTTGCTAAGACTCAAAGTATTTTAAAACATTTTAATGAAGAGATGCGAAGAAGTGGCGGGATTTTGGTTATATTTGTTCAAATCAGGAAAACGACCCATGAATGGTTTGCTCCTGATTTAATCAATACCTATCCTGCTTTTGCTGCACGTTTTATTTGGGATGATAATGATATTGGATTAGTATCTCATTTTAGTTGTGATAAAATTAGGAATCCGATAGGGCATTATTCAACAGCAATAAAAGAAACATATTTTAATTTTGAGACCAAAGAGATAAAATTAAAAAATAATTTATGAGTTTAATAAAACATATAATTAAATTAAATCAAATTTATGATTCAATGAGAAAAAATTATTCTCTTTTTAGAAAAATGTTTCGCAATCATTCTTCAATAATACACAAAATTAATCTTTCAGAACAATTTTTAATGGATGCTTTTAAATTAACTACACAAAAAATGCAAGAAACCGAAGATAAAAGAAAATTCAATTCTATTGTTAAAGTTTTAAAACATGGAAAAAAATAATTTATAAAGATGAATACTTACGATAAAGGCAAAGAATTAGATATTTTTGTCGCTAACCAACTTCAAGAGATTTTTAAAGAAACCCCTCCTATTCGCCCATCAAAAGCCTCTTCAGGCGGATTACATAATACTGAAATAGGAGATATTACTTCTTATAATTTATTTGTAGAAGATAAAAACGACGATAATTGGTTTAAAATAAAAGTTTGGCAAAAATTATTAAATTCAATTCCTTTTGGTAGTTCAAAAAAAGTTCTTTATGTTATTAAACATCCTATAGAAGGTATTATGGTTTGTTTAACTTTTTCAGATTTATGCCGATTATTAAAGGAGAAAAGATGAAAGATAGACCTTTCGCATTTTTGGGAGAAGATAAAATAGATTCAAATAGCGAAATTTTTGATTACATTAAAGAATTACATGGATATTTATGGGACTATATAAATCGAATAATACCTGGTGCAAGCGGAAACTTAAAAGATTATGTAGATGAAGGATTAAAAGTATTGGACGAATACATTAGAATATTATCCGAGCACGAAGAAGAAATAAAAGTTTTAGAACGCCTACGAATAGGATTATAAAATGAAAAAAAGATTAAAAGATAAAATCTTCCGAGATGTAACCATAAAAATAGACCGATTAGTTGAGCAATACCAAGATGATAGTGGCATTGATAATAAATGCGTTGCTTTTTTAGTTACAATAGAACATGGGCAAGGAAGAAAGACAATGTTTAGAGCTAATAGTGAAAGAGATTTATGGAAAGAAATTAAACATTTTGCGATGGTCTATAAATAGGAGGAATAATGAAAAAATATTCAAAATGTTGTTTGGCAGAAGTAAAATCAGAAGTGTGCTCCGATTTCATTGGTGATAATCCCAAAACAATGAAAATAGGAACTTGTTATTATACTTGTCAAAAATGCGGGCAACCTTGTGATGTTAAGGAAGGATTTATTTCTGTGAAAGAAATGAGAAAGGGATTAAAAAGTAAAAGAACTCTATTATGGTATTTAGAATCTTGGTGGTATAGATATTTTTGGAATTATTTGGATATGTTACCAAGAAGGATTTATTGGTTTTTTCAAAGAGGATTTAGAGGTTTTGGCGATAATAATACTTGGGATTTTGACAATTATTTGTCAACAATGATTCCTCAAGCATTAAGACAATTAAAAAAATATTCGATTGGATTACCTACTTGGAAAAAAGGAAAATCTGAACACCAAGCCAAAAAAGAATGGAATGAAATACAAAATAAAATAATAAAATCATTTGAATTGGCTAAAAAATATATTGATTTGGATATAACTCCTGTCGAATGGAAAGAAAAATATGAGAAGCAATACAATGAAGGTATGAAACTTTTTGCGAAATGGTTTTTTGCTTTTTGGGACTAAAATGGATTAAATTAAAGGAGATTAAAAATGCCAAGAGGAAGACCTAAAGGGTCAAAAAATAAGAAACAAATTCCCTTATCAAAAGAATCTAAAAAATTAGTAGAAAAAGGATTACAAGAAGCCAAAGAAGGAAAATTAGAACCTTTAGATAAGAAATTATTAGAAGAACGTAAAGAAGATAATAAAAAAGAAGAAAATATAAATCCAAATCTAAAGAGAACGGTAAATAATTTGACTAAACAGTTTGGACATGAGGTTATTCATTTTGCCTCCGAAGAACCAGAAAAAGGCAAAATTCCTTTTGGAATAAAGCAAATAGATGACTTAATAGGTGGGGGGATTACAGAGGGAATGTTTACGGTATTGTGGGGGAATAAATCTTCCGTAAAATCTACTCTTGCTTATTTGGTTATTGCTCAAGCACAGAAAAAAGGAATACAGTCCCTCTATATTGATTTAGAGCAATCATTTAATAAAGTTTGGTCGACTAAAATGGGAGTAAATTTAGATACTTTATTAATAGCTAATAAATCTAAAAATGCCGAAGAAACATTTGATATGATTATTAAATTATGTAATGAAAAAAGTGTGGGGCTAATTGTACTTGATTCTATTCAATCTTTAAGTCCGCAAGGCGAAAAAGAAACTAAAACAGGCAAGGAAAGGTCTGTAGCAGATGATACGATGGCTTTACTTGCTCGTAAGTTATCTCAATTCTTTAGAATGACTGCTTCTGGTGTAGCTTCCGGCAAAGTGGCAGTATTACTTATAGGGCAAGCAAGAACAGATTTGGGTAGTTTTATTAAACTCGATGCTCTTAGTTCTGGTCATGCTCTTCAACATTGGTCGGCAATAACACTTAAAACCTATAGAGGGGCAAAAGCAGATTCCCCTAGATATCGTTTTAAAATAAACGATAAGTCAAAAGAAATAATAATTGGATTTCCTTTAAATATAAAAATTGAAAAAACAAAACTTAGTGGAACTGCTCCCGAAAGTTCTGTAGTTACTTTGCCTTTTTATTATGAGTATGCTTTTGAAAAACCTACCGAAGAGCAAATTAAAAAAACATTTAAAGATTGGATAGAGTTTGAATCTGAGGAATAATATGTATAAAAATAAATCTTTTTGCATTGATTGTGGGGAAGAAATAAGTTTTATTAGCAAACGATGCCAAAAACACGCTAATGAGATAAGTATTATAAAAAGAATGAAAAATAGAAGAAATTATAATGGAAAAAATAATCCTAATTATAAAGGAATTAAATATTATTGTAAATGCGGTAGAAGATTAAAAAATATATATGCAAAAAAATGTAGAATGTGTTATATTAAATGGTTAAAACAAAATAGTAAATATTTTAAATTTCCTTCTCGAAAAGGAAATAAAAATAATAATTGGCAAGGAGGAATTGCTTATTTCCCCTATGCTCCTAATTGGAGATATATAAAAATTCATATTAGAGAAAAATATAATTATATTTGCCAATTATGTAATAACTCAGGCAACTCTACTCATCATATAGATTATGATAAAATGAATTGTAAAGAAGAAAATTTAATCTGTCTTTGTAAAAAATGTCATGCTAAAACAAATGCTAATAGAGATTATTGGTATGTTTATTTTAGATATATTAAAGATTTTGGAAAATCTATGGAGGAATAATGAACTTATTTATTTTAAATATAAAATTCTTGTTTTCTAAAATCTTATGCCATTTTTTAAGAATTGATATATTAAAGATAACCGAACCTCCAGTTCCAGAATGTCCTTATCCAGATGTAATGAAATTAATAGAGGAGGAATCAACAGAATGAAAACATCTAAAAATATAGCAGTTTTAAATGATTTTATTCATTATTGTATTGCTCATCCCGATGAAAGATTTTGGCAAGCATTATCTAATTGGATAGGCAAAACCATTAGAGCAAATGATGACGATACTTTTCATTTTGAAGGAAAGGATAAATAATGATTTATTGTAATTGTGAAGAACCAACAATAATTTTTGATGAAAATCATTTATTTGAAATGTGCTATAAATGTAATAGAATTAGAGAATTGGATGCGTTAGATATGTGGATTAAAGATAATATAATGAATTTTATCAATGGTCTAACTAAAAAATGAAAATAGAAAATTTAAACTGGTGGATATTTGAAAATGAAAAATAATACTTTTAATTTATTAGTATTGATTTTTTTGCCAGTAATAATATTTGTTGGAATATTTGTTTGTATATGGGAAGAAATTAATTTTTGGATAGGAAGAATACAATTAAAGAAGGAGTATAAAATGGGAACAATTTCGCTTAAAAGAGGAAAAATATATACAATTGGCAAAGAATAAAATGAATAAAATAAAATTTTCCCATAATTGGAATAATAAATTAAATCATAATATTTTTACAACTATTAGAAAATATACAGAAGAAAAATACCATTATTATAATGATTTAATGGGAAGTAATTTTGATGTTTTGTTGAATAATGAAAAAATAAAAGAAGCAAATTTAATAGATATTGATATTTGTGATTTTAAAACTATTCCTAATGGATTGTTGCATGTTGATACCGGAATGGTTAATAATTATGAAATTGAAGATTTATTTGCAAAGTTTGGTATTAGTGAAAATGATAGAGTTCTTATTTTAACTTTTAAAGTATGAGTTCAATAAAAGGAAAAAAGGATAAACAAAAATACGATAGAATATATCACAAAAAACATCGAAAAGAAATAAAAGAATATTTTAAACAAATTCGGCGAATTTGTAAATGCGGAAGGAGGTTGAGAATGTCAAAAGGATCCAGTAGAACGAGGATAAAAGAGGGAACGGTGAAGAAGGGTGGAGTTAATGCAAAACCATCAAGTCCGCCACCGTCACCGCCTAAGGGACAAGGCGGGAAAAAGAATCTGATAAAAGATGGGCAAGGAAAGCTCCTCATTATTATCAAACTCATAAAAAAGAATGCAATAAAAGAAATTTAGAATGGGCAAAAAAACATCCATTAAAAAGTAAAAGAATATTAAATAAATATAAAAATTCACATCAGGCGTTATTAAAATGGTGGTCTTTTACTTATAGAGCAAAAAGAAGAAATATAAAAGTTTTAATTACAAAACAGCAATTCATATATTGGTTTAATAAACAAGAAAAAATTTGTGTTTATTGTGGAATAAAAGAATATCAATTAAAATTTAAAAAATATTCTCAGTTAGCCATGATTTCTAATAAACTAACTTTAGATAGAAAAAATAATAATAAACCATATACTATCAAAAATATTGCATTGGCTTGTTGTAGATGTAATTATATTAAATCTAATTTATTTACATATAAAGAAATGATTAAATTAGCAAAGGAGTTTATTTGTGTTAAGTTTGCCAATCCAAAATATCAGTAATTCGGGCAGAGAGATAATCCTATTCAATCGTCAACCCGATGGTCAATTATCTCAGTTTAGGGATAAGAATTTCATGCCTTATTTTTTCAAAGAATCTTCTACAGGAATCTTTAGAACTATTAATGGGAAAAAAGTAAATAAAGTATTCTGTAAATTACCTTCAGAAGTTGCTCGCAAAAGAGATGAAAATTCTTATGAGGCAGACATTTTATACCCGAAACGTTATTTAATTGATAAGGTAGGAGAAATTATTAAATCCCCTATCAAATATATTTTTATTGATATTGAAATTCAAACAAAAACAGGAGTACCCGATTATCTTTATCCTAATCAGCCAATAACAAGTATTAGTATTTATAATTCTTTATCTAAAGAAATTAAAACTTTTTGGATTAAAGATTATTATGAATTTGGTAAAAGAGAAGGAATCGATAAAACAGAATGTGCCGAAGATGAATTATTAAAAGAATTTGTAAAGTATATAAAAGAAGAACAACCAGATATTTTATTAGGTTGGAATTTTATTTTATTCGATTATCCTTATTTATATGCTCGTATAAAAAAATTATGGAATTTAGATTTAGCCGAATTGATTTCCCCAATAAATAAATATCGTTATGGAATAAAAGAAATGGATATTCCCTATCCATCAGGAATTAGTATATTAGATTATCTAGATTTGTTTAAAAAAATTTATAATAAAGAAGTATCTTATTCCTTAGATTATATTGCCCAAAAATATTTAAAGAAACCTCCGAAAAAGAAAGTAGATTTTAGTCAAATTACTGATGATATTAAGGAAAAAAATAAAGAAGACATCGAAGATATGGTAGGAATTGAAAAAGAAAAAAATATTATAACTTATTATGATGAAATTCGTAGAATGGGAAAATGTGTTTGGGAAGACATTACATGGAATTGTCTTGATGAACAAACAGAAATTCTTACTAAAAATGGTTGGAAAAAATATAATGAAATAAAAAAATCAGATAAAGTTTATTCGATGAATCCAAAAACATTTCAATTAGAAGTATCAAATATTAAAAATCTATTTATTTATAATTATAAAGGTAAAATGATTAATTATCAAAATGAACGAATTAATTTTTGCGTTACCCCTAATCATAAATTTTTAATGACTTATAACAGACCTGAACGAAATACACTAAAATTAGAAGAAAATACAATAGATTCTATACCCGACAGGGATGATAGATATTTTTTTGTCGGTTCGGAGGGCTATGAAGGAAAATTCAATCAATTAACAGATAATCAAATTAAACTTATTGGATGGATTATTTCTGAAGGGCATTTTGAGAAATGTAGTAAAGCTATTTCTATTTATCAAAATAAAGGCAAAGAAGCAAATGAAATAGAAGAATTATTAAATCAAGAAAATTTAGGATATTCTAAATATATACATAAAAATAATAACTGTATTAATTTTCGTATTAAAGCAGTCTATACTTCTTTATATAAACAATTGTTGAGAAATAAGAAAGAATTACCCAATTTTGTTTTTGAATTATCTATTCAACAAAAAAGACTATTAATCGAAACTATGATGAAAGGAGATGGGCATTGGCAATCCAGAAATAGTGGTTGTTATTATTCTAAAAGCAAAGAATTAATCAATCAATTTCAATTATTATGTATTTTAGCTGGATGGAATGTTAGAACACATAAAAGAATTAAAAATGAAGGAATATATTATGAAGGAAACATTGTAAAAAATCCATTTAAATTATTTCGTTATCACGCTAAAAAAGAAATTCGATATGAAGGCAAAATTTGGTGTATAGAAAACGAATATCATAATTTTTTGATAAGACATAATGAACGAATAGTATTAAGTGGAAATTCAAAAGTTCTTGATGTAATGCTTTTAACTGAAGCAAAAAAACTCGGTATAATTCTTCCTTCAAAAAAATATGCGGAAGATATTATAATAGAAGAAGGTAAGGAATTTGAGGGAGCATATAGAAGAGCCGAACTTGGCCGATTTGAGCAGGTCTATAAACTTGATTTGAGTAGTGCTTATCCCCAAACTATTATTAATTTTTGTTTAGATATTTCCAATCTTACTGAAAATAAAAATGAACAAAAAATAGACATAACTGACCGAGAAACTAATGAAATAAAATATTCTATTTATGTTAAACAAAATCAAAATACTTTATTACCTATTATAGCAAGAAAATTAATCGCCAAAAAAGACATATTAAAAAAACAATTAAAATCTTTAAATCCAGAAAGTGAAGACGCAAAAGATTTACAAATAAAATATGATGCGACCAAGGCACTCACAAATAGTCTCTTCGGGGTAACTGCTTTAAAAGCGTTTCGTTTATATGATGTTCGGATAGCCTCTGCTATTACCAGTATAGTAAGAGATTTACTTCATTTTGTAGAAAATAAATTACAGGAACAACAAATGAAAGTAACTTATGTAGATACTGATAGTTTATTTGTATTAGCCAAAGAAGACCCTACTAATTTATTAAATGATTTAGTAAAAGATTGGGCAAAACAATACAATAAGCCAAACCTAGATATTTCTTTTGATTGTGAGGGTATCTTTGATAGATTATTAGTAGTAGCTTTATGTCATTATGTTGGTTACCTAAAATCAAAAGCAGGAATCAAAAAAGAAATTAAAGGAGTGGAAGTAAAAAGACGAAATAGTTCTATTTTTATGAAAAAGTTTCAAGAAGAATTAATAGAAAAGGTTCTTAACAATGAATCTCAAGAAGCGATTATAGAATTTATCGCTTCACAAAAAGAAGCGATTATAAAAGTTCCTGTAATTGAAATCGGATTTCCTTCTAAAATAAATAATGCACAAGATTATAAAAGTCCTCCTATTTTTTTGAGAGCTTTGGATTATTCTAAAGAATTGTTTGGATTTGCTAAAAATTCTGGAGAGACTTTTTATTATTGTTATGTTAAATCACTTGGCACATCAGAAAGACATGCCAAGCAAATGCGTAAAAATAAAGAAACTGGGAAAAAGGAATTAAAAGAATCCCATACAATGATAGAAAAAAATGTCCTCGCTTATGATGAAGAAACCCAAAACCAAATAATAGAAATAGATTATGACATGATGACTAAAAGGAATATTTTAGACATTGCCGAAAAAATCTTTGATGCTCTTAAATGGAATAAAGAAAAAATTGGCATAATAACTAAACCTAAAAAAGAACGAAAAACTAAAGCTCAAATCGCTTTAAAAATAGTTAAAGAGCAAGAATCAATAATTCAATCTCAACCTACTTTTACTGAAAAAGATTTTATAGAAGAAGATAATCTTTGTGATTTTAATAAATGTGGGCAAGAAAAGGAAGGTAAATGCTTATCTAAAAATCCAGAAGAATGTCCGAAAAATAATGAACAAAGTGTTTATGAGAATGATGATTTATTAAAAAAAGAACTTAAAGCCTATTATGAGGAATAAATGAATACTAATAAACAAATACAATTATATTTAGGAGATTGTAATGCCTAAAATTAAATGTAACTGTGCTATTTGTGATAAAATTTTTTATAGAGATAAATCTCATATAAAAAGTAAAAATGTATTTTGTTCAAGAAAGCATAAAGAAAAAGGTATGATGTTAGGTTTGGTAGCACCAATGCGATTAGGAACTGGTTATGGTGTAGACGATATTTTAAGAAGAAGAAAATATTATAAATATAAAGCATTTGATAGAAAACATAATTATAAGTCAATAATATTAAATGTAAGAGAATTTTGTCAATTATTAAAAACCGGTAAATGTTATTATTGTGGCAATAATATAAATTTAGGATTTGATAGAATAAATCATCAAGATGGACATCACATAAATAATGTAATCATTGCATGTCATATATGTAATATGACGAGAGGAAGAAGATTTACTGTTGACCAAATGAAACAAATCGGAGCGGTTATTTCTTCTTTCTATAGAGGAGGTGAGGAATAAATGGTGGAAGAACCTAAAATCAAATTATTTTTAGGGGACAGTGCAGAAGTATTAAAAAAAATAGAAGATAATTCTATTGATTTAATTTGTACTGACCCACCATATTGACGGTTATTCTTTTATGGGTAAGGATTGGGATAAAGTAGTTATTCCTTCTTCTACTTGGAAAGAATGTTTAAGAGTATTGAAACCAGGAGCATTTGCTTTTATAATGTCCGCACCAAGACAAGAGGTATTAGGAAGAATGATTTATAATTTACAAGAAGCAGGATTTGAAACAGGATTTACATCAATTTATTATTGTTATGCGACTGGTTTTCCTAAAGCAATAAACATTTCTAAAGCAATAGATAAAAGAAAAGGATTAAAAAGAACAGGTATTACGAGAACCGATGGCAAAGCAACTAATAGTGGTTCTGGTTGTTATAATTGTAATATAGAAGGAGAAAATAGTATGTCAAGAGTTTTTGAAGATGGATTGCCCATTTCTGATGAAGCAAAAACTCTTGATGGATTTTATGGTGGTTTTCAACCAAAACCAGCAGTAGAAATAATAATTGTAGTAATGAAACCTTTATCAGAAAAAAGTTACATAGACCAAGCATTAAAAAATGGCAAAGGAATTACTAATTTAGATGATTGTAGAATTCCTTATGAGAAAAAATATAAACCGCAAACAAGAGGAAATTTAAATTCCACATCAGAAGAAAGAAATTATGGATATAAAGATAATGTAGAAATTGGTTCAGAAAAAGGAAGATTCCCTGCTAATTTATTAGTATCTGATGATATTTTAAATGATGGAAAAGAAAGAACATCAAATAAATCTAAAGATGATAAATCTGCCTCTGGTGGAATTTGGCAAAAATCTACAGGCAAACCAGCAGGGCAAACTTATAATGATTCTGGTTCTTTTTCTCGTTATTTTGATTTAGATGCTTGGGCTAAAGAAAATGATATTTCCGAAGATTGTAATACTTTTCCTTTTTTAATTTGTCCAAAGGCAAGTAAGAGTGAAAAAAATAAAGGATTGGATAATTTATCAATAAAACAAACTACTGGGGGTGGGGGTGGTATAGGAGATTATTTAGAAGATGTTAATTCGGCTTCTGGTAAATTCGGGAGTGAAAAAGCTCCTTCTAAGAATTGCCATCCAACAGTTAAGCCAATAAAATTAATGTCTTATCTTATTACTTTAGGAAGTAGAAAAGAAGATACTGTTTTAGATTGTTTTTTAGGAAGTGGCACAACTGGAGTTGCTGCAAAATTATTAGGTAGGAAATTTATTGGCATAGAATTATCATTAGATTATTTAAAAATTGCACAAGAAAGAATAAAAAATACTAAAAATGATTAAATTATCTCTTAAAAAATTAGAAAAGAATTTAGGGCTTAAACTTCGTAAGAATGTAATGGGACTTGGCGTTGATACTGCTTCAACTACCGGTTTGGCTCTTATTTCTACTTTTGGGGAAAAGGCAATCATAGATTATTCTATTTTTAAATTGCCTACAATTCCAAGAAAAATAGCCGACCAAATGGAAAAATCAGAAAAATACGAACAAGCAATGGATAGTGCCCTTAATTTAATTAGAGATTATAAAAATCAAATAACTATAAAAGCACCATCTATTTTGGTATTAGAACAATCTTTTCTTTTAATGAGTCCAGAAACTTTTGGGTATCTCAGAAGTCTTGGAGGCATTTTTTATTCAGAACTTTATGATTCTTTTGATGAGATAAAATTTTATCTTCCTACAGTTGCTCGTAAATTAGTTGGATTTCATTCTGTATTGCCAAGAGGAACCCCAACTGACCAAAAGAAAAAAGAAATTATGAAATTCATATCTAATATTGTTGAAGAAGAAATCAAAAGTTCGGATATTGCGGATGCGATTTTGCTTGCCCTTGCGGGATTAAAATTATAAAGGAGGATAAAAATGACAATTTATTGTAAAAATTGTAAATATCTTAGTAGTTACGAAGGTGCAATGGGAGAATTTTGTTATTTATGTTATCACCCAGTTAATATTATTACAGAAAGAGACGCTATTCATGAATATAAAATTTTGCAAAATTCTCCAGAAGCACGAAATAAAAACAACAACTGCATGGGATTTAAAAAGAAATGGTATATAATAATTAAATAGGAGGAATAAAATGTGGTGTTATCTTTCTAATTTAGAATGTTATCAACCTACTTGTATCGGTTGTTGTCATGCAAATCAAAATTATCCAATTTATTATAATCCTTCTCCGCAATTTAATTATGAATGTCCCGATTGTCATGGGAGATTTAATTTTCCTTCCATTAATGGTTGTGCAGGTTACATATGTCCATTTTGTAATAGAAAAATGGAAGGATATAAATAATGTCTAATTGGAAAGAACAGTTAAATCAAATATCGGAAAAATTAAAGAAAGGAGAAAAAAATGATAGTTCTACTCAAGGAGATAGTAGCTTTCGTGATAGGAGTAATAGTGGGCGGAGGGGGAATGTTAATTTACCAGACATACGGAAAAAAATAATAAATAAAAATTTAACAAAAGGAGGTAAGATAATGATTCCAGCTCAAGGCATTTGGGATGATTTCAAAAAAATTGATGCTGATGATAAACTTAACGATTATCAAAAATTGAGTTTAAAACTCGAAAAAATAGTTAAAGTTATCTTAAATTGCAGAACCAATACTACGAAAATAATGACCAAATTAGAAATACCATTAGATACAATTGAAAAACAAAAAGAGAAAAAAGAATAATAAAAATGAAGGAGTTAGAATTTTTTCTACTCCTTCCCAAAAGATGAATGAATATTATCTATCAGAAGATTATAAAGGAAAAATAAAATGATAATAAATAGAGTATGGGCAATGCCAAATAAATGGACTTTTACTATTAAACCAATTAAAGAATTGGTGAATAGGTATGTTGGCGATGGAAAAAGATGGATTGACCCCTTTTCTGGAAATAATTCTAAGGCAGAATTCACTAATGACCTCAATCCCAATTCACCGGCAAAATTTCATTTGGAAGCAATAGAATTTTTAAAACAATTAGAAGGAAATAATTATACTGGGGGATTATATGACCCCCCGTATTCACTACGGCAAATAATGGAATGTTATGAAGGAATTGGCTGTAAAGTTGATAAAAAATGGGCAACTACAAAATTTTATAGTGAAACAAAATCTTATTTAGCAGATAAGATTAAAGTAGGGGGGCTAGCAATAAGTTTTGGTTGGAATAGTATAGGATTGGGGAAAAATAGAGGATTTGAAATTATAGAAATATTGTTAGTTTCCCATGGAAGATTACATAATGATACGATATGTACGGTAGAAAGAAAAAATGAATAATTATTTAATAAGTTTAAAATTGATGATATTGGGATATGTGATATTTTTGATTTGGCTTTTTTGGGGAGGAAAAAAGAAATGATATATTGCGATAAGAGACAAGAATATGTACATCAAGATGAAGAATGTATGTGTTGTACATTTTATAATAGAAATACAGATTCTTGTTGGTATGAGGAGTGGATTCCTGGGTTATTAAAAAAAGGAAAAGATGAATCTAATTAATTTATGGGGAATTGGTTTAATTATTGCCAGATTTTTTGATGGATACAAATATCATAAGCAAACTCAAAAAATTAGGAAATTTAAATTAGCGAGAGGTCATTCCAGAGATTTTGGAAATATTGCTGCTGGGGTAGACTCTTTTATGTTATTATATTTTATTTTTAAAAATTGGGATTTATATATGGTTATCTCTACAATAATAATGCTTTTCTTTGTGGGGGAATATTGGTTAACTTTATATTATTTTTATCCCTATCGTATGAGAGGTTGTGCGAATTTTAAAAGACCTAATTTGTGGGTATATTTTTTAAATTCTATTCAATCAGATAAATACAGAAAAAGATTATAAGGAGTTAAAGTTGAATTTATTATTATTCGGCGATTTACATCTTACCCAACAAGACCTTCCTGAGTGTATCCAAATCCTTGAAGAAATAGGAATGTTAGCTAATCAACATAAAGTTGATTTAGTTATTGATTTGGGCGACACATTTGATAATCTCAAACCAAGTTCTTTGGAGTTAGATTGCTTTGCCACTTTTATAAGAAGATTAAATAAAAAATTAATTATCATTGCAGCCGATTCCCATGAGTCTGAAACAGAAAAACAAAGTATCTTAAACCACTATGGAATTCTCAATGATACCATAATTGTGGTAAAAGAATACCAAGACGATTATTTATTATGTCTTCATGAATTTATTAAAGAAAATAATTTAAATTTTGGGGCTAAAAGGTCATTAAAAGATTTTAAACAATTTAAATATGTATTTAGTGGTCATGACCACCATTATCATATTATAAAACCAAATTATTGTTTTCTTGGGTCATGTAGATTTATTAATTTTGATGAGGCAAAGGATAGTCAAAAAGTTATTGCCATAATAGAAGATTATCGGGGAGAGAAAGAAAAAGTTATTTTTATACCCTTAAATTCTCCTATTCCTATGATGGACATAGAGTTAGAACAAAATAGTCAAAAACAGTCCGTAAAAGACCCCACTGAAGCCAAAAAAGTGGTTCCTGGGTCATCTGGTGAGAAAATTCACGCTTTAGAAGCCACAGTTTTAGCATTATGCCAAAAATTAGATAAACTTCCAGAAAAGAACAAAGTTAGAATCATATTTAAAGATTACTCTCTTTGGGTTGAGTTTCTCCCATATTATCAAAAGTATGTGGATAAGTTCATTTTATTTAAACAAAAAAAAGATTTCATTATGAACTGTAATTTAGCTGAAACTAAGCCAGACAACTTGACATTAAAAGAAAGTTTAATTAATTGGATGGAAAAAAATCAAGTAAATGAAAAGATTAGAAAAATATTATTGGAGGAATTAAAATGAAAATTATAGTAGCTGCCTTAACTCTTCGTTTTTATGTTTCGGATGGATGGTCTTTAAGAAAAGTTAGAGAATTATTGGTTTGCCCTAATTTTAAAATTGAAAGAAGAAAAGGAAATAAAAAATTAGGAATTTCCGATTATTTTGCTTGCTATACAAATAGTGGGCATAAAATTTTTAAAGCATCTAAAATAAGAAAGCATACTTTTGAAGATAATGTTGGATTTGGTGAAATTGTTTGGTATATGGAGGAGATAGAATAGATGGCGCATAAACAATGTATAGATAAATTAGATAAAAGATGTGATTGTATTATTGATGATTTAAAAGAATTAGAAGTAATAAAAAATAATATAAAGCATATAGATAAATTCCTTGCCCGATATTTAAGAACTCAGAATGAAATAGATATAAAAGATTTTGCTAATTATCTAAAATTAAGATTAATAATTGAAAATGAGTTGGAGGAATGAAATGACGGAATATAATGAAGATGTCTTTTACTTGGGTTATTGTAAATATTGCCAACAATTTGATGCACTTAAAAATGGTTTATGTGCTAAATGTCAGGATAAAGATATTCCTGATGTTTTAAAAGAGATTTTTGGAGGATATGATAATGAAAAAGAAAAATAATAATAAATCCGGTTGTTGCAGAGCCAAAATAAGATTTTCTGACCCAGCCCCCGATTTCCTGGGTGATAATTATCCTTTAATAGGAACTTGTTATGCCATTTGCACGAAATGTAACGAACCATGCAATTTTTATATTCCTATTAGAAGAACTTGGGCGAGAAACCCCAAGACTCAAATTATGCCCAATAAGAAAAAGAAAAAATCTGCAAAATTAACTCCGAAAGAATTAAAAGAGATACATACAACGCAGGACTTTTAATGATAATAAATAAAATAATTTTAAAAAATTTCCAATTGTTCTCCGATGCCGAGATTAATTTCTCCAAGACTAATCTCATCAATGGGGTTAATTTTGATAGTCAAGAATTAAATAATGATTATTCGGGCAATGGGTCGGGAAAATCCACAATTGTTAGTAGTATTTTATTTTGTTTATTTGGAGAAGTTACTGGCATAAATTTGAAAGATTTAATAAAAATCGGGGAAAAAGAATGTTCAATAGAACTCCATTGTTCACAAAATGGTAAACAATACAAAATTATTCGTAAGATTCCTTCTGATTTACAAATCTGGAGTGATGAAGGAGAACATAAATTCAATACCGCATCAATCGCCCAAAAGTGGTTAAATGAATTGATTGGCGAAGACCTAAATAAATTCCGTACCTATCGCATGATAGACCAAAATAAAGGGATTGACCTTTTAGGATTAGGAATTGTTTCTCTTAGAAAAAGTTTAATGGGTTTAGTTAATACCCAATTCATAGGAATAAGAAATAATTTACTCGCCAAAAAAATGGAACGAGAGAATTTTAATGTAAATAAGAAATTATATCATTTTTATTTATCTACTAAAAGGCAGACTATTCTTGAAAATGGACTATTAAGATTACAAGAAGAATTAAATCTTACCAAACAAGATTGTGATAATCAATCCAAATTGTTAGGTAACTATAAATCAGAAATTTCTTCAAGAAATAAAATAATTTATTTTAAAGAACAAGACAAGAAGAAACTCAATGGAGGAGTTTGTCCCATTCTAAATGTTAAATGTTCACAAATTGGTGAACAACTATCTACAGTGAACCTTATAAAAAATAAAGAAATAGGAATTATAAATGCAGAAATAAAAGAAATCAACAATCTATTACAATCAGAAGAAGATTTGATGAACCATTACAATAATGTGTATGCCGGTATACAATCCAAAATTCAAAAGACAAAAGAATGTTTAATGAAACTAAAAGAGGCATTTCGTTTTAAAGAGTATAAATTTACAGCAAGCGATGTTACTCTTTACAACGATTCTATTAAAACTTTAGATTCTTTCAGCGCTTATTATGTTATGGAATGGTTGAATAATCTTTCATTTATATTAAATGACCTTTTAAGACCTATAAATATTAATGTGAAATTTTCAATAGAAAAAGATTTCATAAAAGTAAATGATGGCAAGCAAGAATTAAAATACGAACAATTAAGTTCGGGGCAAAAGACCTTTATTAATACGGTATTTAAAATTGGTATTTTATTGAATGAAGGAATTTCCGAAGGTTTATTGCTCATCGATGAAGGAATAAATACATGCGACCAAATCAGTTTCCAAAAATTATTAGAAATAATAAGTAACCTTCAATTTCAAAGTATAATAATTTATCAAAATGTAAATAAAGAAATAAAAGAAGTAAATTATATTAATGTAGAACGCAAAAATGGAGTGAGTGCAATAAAATAAAATGATAATAGAAGATTTTTCGAATAAATTATTTTATGGGGATTGCTTAGAAATAATGCCACAAATACCAGACCAATCTATTGATATGATTTTATGTGATTTACCTTATGGAACTACTGCTTGTAAATGGGATACGATTATTCCTTTTGAGCCATTATGGGAGCAATACAAGAGAATTATTAAAGCTAATGGGGCGATAGTTTTAACTGCTTCTCAACCTTTCACAAGTGCTTTGGTGATGAGTAATATTAAGATGTTCAAGTATGAATGGATTTGGGAAAAAAGTAAAGCAAGTAATTTTTTATTAGCGAAAAAACAACCATTAAAAGCACACGAGAACATACTTATATTTTCTACAGGAACACCAAAGTATAATCCGCAAAAAACACAAGGGAAACCATATTTTAGAGGAGGCATAAAAGATAAACATAATAATCCTGAAACTACAAATAAGATCCCAAATTACCACGAACATATTAGAGAATCAAAAGATGGTTTAAGATTACCAAGAAGTGTACAAAAATTTACCACAGCAGAATTTGAAGGGAAAAATCACCCCACCCAAAAACCAGTAGCACTATTTGAATATCTAATAAAAACTTATACCAATGAAGGCGATTTAGTTTTGGATAATTGTGCAGGAAGCGGAACTACTGGTGTGGCTTGTAAAAACCTTAATCGTAAATTTATTTTAATAGAAAAAGAAGAAAAGTATTGTGAAATAATAAAACAAAGATTACAAAAATGAACGATAAACTACAAAAAATCTATTATATAATAGGAATTATCCAGCGAAGTTTAATGATTGTTCTTACTTTTGCTATGATTGGGGCAGCTTACAAAATATATGATTTATCTATTAAATCTTTTGAACTAATTCAACAATATGGAATAGAAATAAAAGAAATCCATCAAATCATAGAAAACATAAGAGTAATGCTCCATAAAAGTTGGCTATTTTAGAATGATTAAATATTATATTTTTACTATTATTTTAGCGATTATAACTGCCTTATGGGAGATTCAGGTTGAAGGAAAATGGGGATGGGCTAAATTACTTCCTACATTTCGTATTAATGTATTCTTTAGAAAATTATTAGGAGGCAAGGCATTGACCGGTTACCATGTTTTTTTGTTGTTACTCTTTATTACTGTTTTTCATGGATTATTTATTAATGAATTGGGAAATTGGGAAACGGAATCTACTATTTTTGGATTGGTATCTTGGTTTTTTGTAATTGAAGATACAATGTGGTTTGTTTTTAATCCTCATTATAATTTTAAAAGATTTTTAAAAAAGAATATTGAATGGCACTCTCGCTGGTTTTTGGGATTACCCATTACTTATTGGTGGGGGATGCTCATTGGAACGGGATTATTAATTTTAGGAGGTAAATAAAATGACCATTTGCTCTGGAGATAAAAATAATTCACATGATGAAATTTGTTATGAATGTAGGTTTTGCCCATTATGTGAATCATTAGAAGAAATAGAAAATCTTAATAAAGAAATAGAAAGATTAAATAATTTAGAATAAAGGAGAAAACTAATGATACCAAAAAAATGCAAATACTGTTCTTATCTTGATTATGTAGAAGATGATGATGGCGATAAAAGAAGTTATCGCAATATATGCACAAAAGAAGATGGGTGCGATGAGGAGGATAAGAATAATGCTTAAACAAACTTTTAAAGACCAAGAAAATTTTGATTAATACCGCAAAAAGGTATTTATAATAGGAGGTTAAATAGACTATGAAGAAACATTGCGTATCACTTGAATTAGCTGAGCAGTTAAAAATTGCAGGGTGGAAGAAGGAAACGGAGTTTTGTTGGACAAAAAATTCTTTTGGTGTATGGGGATTAGAATACATAGAAGAAGGATTAAATAATGGACAAGGTATGCCTGCCCCTCTTGCCACAGAGATTTTAGAGGAGTTACCCGTAGGAATTAAGGTTGAAAACTATAAATCAATAAATGGTAATAAAGTTATGGTTAAATTGGCATTAGAAAATGAAACTTGTTGGGGAAATTTACCCGATGCCCTCGCCAAAATGTGGCTATATTTGAGATAGGAATTGGACTTTTTATCATATTAAAATAAAGGAGAATAATGAAATTAAATAATAGAATAATTCTTTGTGGAAAACATCCTTGGGCAGGAGAAAGAGGTATTTACATTGGGGATAAACAAATAGGAACTCTTGGAAAAGTAGCACACAAAATTAAGATGCTTTCAGGAATAGAAACCTTTGTAATGAGAGAAGAAGATTGGACTCGGGAGGAAGAATGTTGAAAAATCAATTTAAGAATAAATCAGATTTCGATACCTACCTTGGTGAACAAGAAGCAAGAATGAAGATGGGTTATTTAACCCGTTCTGAAAGAATTGTCTTAAATAAAATGTTAGAAAAAGGATATAAACCTGAATTTATAAAGGAAGAAACTCCTACTCCTAACATTAGACCTATCACTACCAATATTAACTTATTGCGAATTCCTTGCACTGCGGTTGAGAAAGATGAAGATATTAAACAAATCATAATTGAATTAAAAGAAACTCTAAATAAAGTCGGCGGTCTGGGACTGTCGAGCAATCAAATCGGATACAATAAAAAGATAAGTTATATAAAAATCCCCAAAATCGTAGACAAGAAGATTGAATTTACTGAATTGGTTTTGATTAATCCAAAAATAGTCGAACACACCCGAAAAATTGTTGTTCAAAAAGAAGGTTGCCTTAGTTTACCGAATTTAAGAATTGATACTGATAGGTGGGTCTTTATAACTGTACAGTTTGAAGATGAGACTTTAAAACAACAATTAATGATGATGCAGGATACCGAATCTTTTTGTACTCAACATGAGGTCGACCATTTACAAGGCAAATTAATAATAGATAAGCGCCATAGAGACATAAATCATGGGAGATAAATGATACTTAATTTTTTATTTCATTTTTTAAGATTTTTAATTTCTATCATGGGATGTATTATTATTCATGAATTAGGGCATTTTATCGCTGCCAAAGGGTGTCATTGTGGCGTAGACATAGTATCTTTAGGTTTTGGGCGACCATTCTATAGAAAAGAAATTAAAGGAACTATTTATCAAATTACTTATATTCCTTTGGGGGGATATACCAAGTTACACGACGAACTTACAAATGGTAATGATAAAGATTCGTTTACCAATCTCCCTTATCATAAAAAATTATTAATTGCAATAGCAGGATGTTTGACAAATATTTTATTTGGAATAGTATTTTATATTATTGGATTAAAAATAATGAATTTTAATATATTTTATTTTGGGGCAATTGGTCTGTCTTTAGGGGTAACTAACCTGCTTCCGGTGCCTTGCCTTGACGGAAGCTATCCTTATTTGGTTTGGTTAGAAAAATTTTATGGAAAAGAAAAGGGATATAAATTAATGGAAAAAATATGTAGAATAGGATTTATAATTTTAATGACGATAAATATTTTATATCTTCCTTATGTATTTTATTTATTATGGAAAGGAATATTATAATGATTGAATTAATTCTTTACTTATTAGAAAAAATTCATTATCGCACCAAATTTGGATTATCTCTTGCTACTGAATTACAGTATTTTTATTATTACAAGATAGGGCAATACAAAAAACCGCCAAGATGTTTATGTGGAGGTAGAATTTCTACTATAGGGATTTATCCAGATGGATGGGTTACAGATTGTTTAAACTGCGGATTGCTCATAGATGAAGATTAATAAGGAGGAAAAAATGATTACAACAACTACTTGTATTGTTGGTTATGTAGACAATAAAGGAAACATGTTTATGGGAGGCGACTCAGCAGGAGTAGGAAGGCATGATATTAGAATTAGAAGTGATGTAAAAGTATTTCAAAAAGAAAATATGTTAATGGGATATACTTCATCATTCAGAATGGGACAGTTATTGAGATTTAAATTAGAAATACCTGTTCATAAAGATAAAGTCAGCGATTATGAATATATGTGTACAGAATTTATTGATGCAGTAAGAAAATGTTTAAAAGATAATGGATATAGTAAAATTGAAGATAATCAAGAAGAAATAGGAACCTTTTTAGTTGGTTATAATAGTAAAATTTATAAAATAGTAGACGATTTGCAAGTGGCAATGACCTACGATAATTATGATTCATGCGGATGCGGGGAATCTTATGCTTTGGGGTCTATTTATACTAATTCTAAAAAACTGTCGGGCAAAGAAATAGTAAGAAATGCGTTAGAATGTGCCGAAAATTTTAGTGCAGGAGTAAGAAGACCCTTTATTATTTTAGAATTAAAAAAAATAAAATGCTAAACTTCTACATAGGATTATTTATTATTTGGTTATTATGGTATATTGGGTATTGGGTTGCTGCATTTTTTTGTTTAATAAAGGAAATGAAAGAATGAAAATAGATAAAAAATTATTTTGGATTTATTCATTATCGGCGATGTGTTATTTTATACAGGGCATTGAAGGCTTGCCGAGTCTTTCTCTTTTTAAATATTTTAAGGAAGTTCTTATGTATCCTCCTGAAAAATTAATGACTTTAAATGCTATTATAGGACTTGCTTGGATACCTAAAATTTTATGGGGATTTTTTATAGACCAATTTATGTCAAGAAAAACTTGGATTTCTATTTCTATTATTTTAGACATTATAACGGTTTTGTTTTTGGGAATTTGGTCTTTGCCTTTAGTTTTGTTGATTACTATGATGTTTATTAATTCTACAAATTCTGCTATAAGGGATGTCGCTGTAGATGGCACAATGTGTATAGAAGGGAAAAAATACAATGCTACAGGCAAAATTCAGAGTTTACAATGGATATTTATTACAATTGCTACAATTATAACAGGATTACTGGGGGGCTATTTAGCTGACCATCATTCTTATAAAGCAGGATTTTTATTACTCATACCATTTTATATAATGATGTTTATTCCTATTTATTTTTATAGAGAAGAAAAAATTAAGCATACTAAAATAAAAATAATAGATATGATAAAATCCTATAAAGAAATTTTTAAACATAAATCCTTTTTATGGGCTTGTTTATTTTTATTTTTATATAAATATTCCCCCTCTTTTGGCACACCACTATCCTATCTGGAACGTGATAATTTCAAATGGAGTTTTCAATTTATGGGATTTTTAGGAACTATTGCTTCCGTAATTTCAATTGTCGGAGCTATGATTTATTGGAAATTTAGTCAAAAAATTAATATTAAAAAATGGCTTACTTATAGTGTCTTTTTAGGAGCATTAATAACGCTATCATATCTTTATTATACTTCTATAAGCGCTATTATTTATCTTTGCATCTATTCTCTTATAGGAATGATTATTCATCTTATTATGATGGATTTCCTTGCTAAGTCCTCAATAAAAGGATTAGAAGCAACTACATTTGCCTTGTTATGTGGTATAAATAATTTATCAGCAGGAACTGCGAGTAGTTTTAGTGGAGCGTTTTTATTTCCTTTGGTGGGATTAAAATGGCTTATTATTCTTTCGGCGGGAACTTCATTTTTATGCCTACCCATAATTAAGTATTTAAAAATAAAGGAGGAATAAATGAATAGTTTTTATCGTGATAAAGAAAATGAAGAAGAAATTACTGCAATTAAAAAAGAAGAAAAATGGGGGGAAGATTACTATTTCAAAATTTTAAACAAAGAAAGATATATTTTACTTTATGACATTATTACTAATGAATCTTCAGATATAATAGTAACAAAAATTAAAGCTATGAATATTCTTGATGATAAAAAACCAATCACAATTGAAATTAATAGTCCTGGAGGGGAAGTAAGTTGCGGATTTTCTATTATTAATGCTATAGAACATAGCAAAGCCCCAATTCATACTATCATTAGTGGGGAAACATGCAGTATGTCCGCTTTGATTTTTATTACAGGTAAAAGAAGAAAAATGTATGCTAATAGTTATATTATGTTTCATCCTCTTAGCGAGGGTCAATGCGATTATTTACAATATATAAAAGATAGAGTAAAATTTTTAACTCAACTTGAAAAAAATATGGATAATCTTTGTAAAAAATATACTAAATTAACCAATCTCGATATGCACAAAATGAATGCAGGCGAATTATGGTTAACAGCAGAAGAAGCATTGCGAAAAAAAGTATGTGATGAAATAATTAGATAAAAAGGATAAAATAAATGTTTTTCTTTATTAGTGATACCCATTTTTCACATACAAAAATTATATCTTATTGCAATAGACCTTTCTCTAATGTAGAGGAAATGAATAAAAAAATCATAGATAATTGGAATTCAAGAGTTAAATCTAACGATACTATATTCTTCTTGGGTGATTGGGGGTTTACTAAATCAACTGAAGCTCCCGATGGGCAAAAATTCGATACTATTAGACCATTATTAAAGGGGAATATCATATTCCTTGATGGGAGCCATGATAAAAATAATGGATGTAAAACTCCCATCCAAAATCTGGTTATCAAACTTGGAGGGAAACGAATATTTTTAGTTCATGACCCAGAATATTGCAATGTAAACTATAATTTCAATATTTGCGGACACGTACATGAAAAGTGGAAATTTAAGAGATTTCGTAAGGGTATGACATTTACAGATTGCTGTAATGTTTCGGTGGAACAATGGAATTATTGCCCTGTTACAATATCAGAAATTTTACAGGCATATTCTCAATGGTTAAAAGAAGGAAAATATAATGAGTAAATTGTTCTATTTTTTTATCGGGTTTATTTGTGGCATAATTATATTTTTATTTATATTCACTAGTGAACTATTTAAATTAACTTGGGAAAATATAAAGAAACTTTATTATATTTTAAAGGATTAAGAATGAATAATTATTCGTTAGGATTAATAGGTTGGAGAGCAAATTCTTTGAAAGAGTGCACTCAAGCAGTCGAAATGAATTATGCTGGATTAGAAAAAGAATTTAAACTTTTGCCTTATGTAACATTGCATTTATTGCCCTTATCTGGAGGAGGAGAATGGAACAATCCCAATCTTTTTCTTGATAAAATACCTAATCTGGATTTTTTATTAATTCATACTTGGAATCATTACCCTCCTATTGACCAAATACAAAAAGTTAAACCAAGAATTAAATATCAAATTTGCTCTTTCATAGAATCATCTAATCAACCCGTTGATTATTTCTTTGGATTACATAGAAAACAAAAACCGATGGATTGTTATATTCCTTTTCCATATAGTAAAGATTTTATGATTAATAAACCCAAAATTCCGAAAACTATTTTATTAGATGATGTAGGAGTATGCCCCGATTGTCGTGATATATCTAAAGAAATTGCAGAGTGGCTAAAACCTCTTAAAGAAGAATATCAAATTTATCAGTTTACTAAAAAAGAAACTGTTGCTTCTTATATAAAGCCAATGTTAAATACTCCAACTTATGAAGAGTATATGAATAATACTTCTCAAATAGAAACATTCATTCAAACTCATGCGGGAAGTTATGAATTTTCTGTTCTTGATATGGTTGGGAGAGGAATAAGAACATTAATTCCTAGAAGTAAAAAATTAAGCCGAGAAACTTACATTCAACCAGAAATGGTGGAGGATTTAGAACTTTCTACCTTTTCAAATGGCGAAGAACTTATAAGGTTAATTAAAGAACCTGTAGATGTAGAACTATGGAATTCCAAAATCAATTTGATGACAGAAATGAAGATTGCAGTTCGAATAATAGATTCCCACTTTCAGGAGATGATTCGATGAAAGCCGAAGACGAATTATTATTTCAAAAACGCTGGGCAAAAATATTTAAAAATAATAAAGAAAAAGTATTAGAATATTGGCAAAAATATAGATATTTTGATACTATTCTTGACCATTGTAAATTTAATAATCGATCCATTATTTTGGATATGGGATGTGGAATTTCTACTATTTTGCACTTTCTTCCAGGAGAAAGATTTGGGATAGACCCATTAGCAGAAACTTATAAAACATTATACGATTATCCTCCTGAATTAAACATTTTAAAAGCAAAAGGAGAAAACATCCCATTTAAGGATAATTTTTTTGATGTAGTTTTTTGCTCTAATGCTCTTGACCATGTTGATGATATTGAAAAAACAAATAATGAAATTTATAGAGTATTAAAACCACAAGGACATTTTATTTTAGCTGTAGAGTTTTTTAAAGAAAAGAAAGTTAGAGATTCTGCCCATCCATATTGTCTGTTAGAAGAAGATATAATGAAACTTACTGAACGATATACTCGATTATCTATACGGAAAATACCTTGGATTGGATTGAGAGAGTATGCAGATGGAATTACCACATATACCGAAGAAGAATTTTTAATGATATTAAAAAAGGAATAAAATGAATCTTCCTACTATTGCCACTTTATTTATGACCAACAAATGCAATTTTAAATGCTCCTTTTGCCTTAGACAAAGCAAAAAAATAGAAACATCTCCAGATATGTCTATAGAGGCAATAGAGAAACTATTAGAATCTTTCCCTACAATTAAAGGACTATGTTTAGCAGGTTTTGGCGAACCTCTTATGTGCGAGAATTTAGAAGAAATTTTAAAATTTATCAAAGAAAAAAATGTATATTGCGGACTTATTACTAATGGAAGTTTATTAATAGACAGATTTAATATTCTTAAAAAATATTCCCCCAATTATATTTCGGTTAGTCTTAATGCCCCGACACAAGAATTACATGAAAAAATCTGTCATAATAAAAATCAATTTATTCATATTTTAGAAGGAATAAAATTATATATAAAAGAAGGATTTAATATTTATTTATCTTATGTTTGCGATAAATTTAATCTTATTCATATTCCTGAATTTTTAAGATTAGCAAAAACACTCAAAGTAAGAGAAGTCCATCTAATAAATATTTTGCCTCATCATATAAAAGATGAACAAACCAAGAATGAATTTTTAAATAGAGTTTTAACTTATTGGGAAAACGAATCAATAGATAAAATAAAAACTTTACCTGAATCAAATTTAATTACCTGCTATCCGACTTTAATTGACCCAAACAATCTTAAAAAATGGTGTAGATTGGCGTGGAGTAGAATATCAATAAATGGAAATGGAAGTATATCGATTTGTAACTCAATTTTTTCCCCCAAGAAAGAAAATGGAACTATTTACGATAAAAATGTATGGGAAAACGAATACTGTACCCAATTTAGAAAAGGTTTCTATGGAGAATTACCGTTGGCTTGCAAATATTGTTTTAGAAATTTTATGGAGAAGTAGATGAAAAATATACTAATTGTAGAATCACATTTTGATGATGCAGTTCTCTCCTGTGGAGGAACTATTGCAAAATTTACTTCTCAAGGAGATATTGTATGGACTATTACAGTTACTAAATCAGATTATACCTCCTATAATGGGGCTATCTTGCGAACAGAACAACAAGCAAAAGAAGAAGGAGTCAAGAGTTTTGAAGTTTTGGGAGTACAAAAAATGATTTGTTTAAATTATCCCACGAAAGATGTTCCTTTCAATTCTAATCTAATAGAATCGTTAAATAGATGGATGGATATTTTTAAACCAAACATTATCATAACTCACGCCCTCAATGAGAGTCATTCTGACCATTTTAATACTGCAAGAGCAGTAATGTCGGCAGCAAGATATTGCCCAACTATTTGGATGTTCGAAACTTTATTTCCTTCTAAAACATCTACTCAATTATTCAGACCATTACTTTATGTGAATATTGACAACTTTCTTAACATTAAATTAAAATCTCTACAAGAACATAAAAGTCAATATTCTAAATATCTTTATTGGAAAGATTTGGTTACTTCTTTAGCGACATTAAGAGGCATAGAATTGGGATGTAAATATAGTGAAGTATTTGATATTATAAAAATGGAGTATAAATGTTAGTGATTCACCAACCAGAGTTTTTGTCATATTTAGGATTTTTCGATAAAGTCTCAAAAGCAGATACTTTTGTAATTGCAGATACTTTTCAAGTGAAAAAGAATTATTATGACAATCGCAACAAAATCAGAACCCCGCAAGGTTGCCAATGGGTTACTATTCCTACTAACTTTCACCTTGGTTTAAATTTTAAAGAAGTAAAAGTAGTACATGAATCCGATTGGCAAAGAAAAATGTTAAATTCGATTCAACAAAATTACTCTAAATCTTCTTATTTCGATAAATATTTTCCGAAAATTCAAGAGATTATTAATAAAAAATATGATTTCTTATTTGATTATAATTATGAATTATTATGTCAAATGTTAAACTGGTTTAATATTAAACCTCGTATTGAATTTACTTCTAATCTCAATTTATACTCTAAACATGGTTCTGGAAAATGTTTGGAAATTTGCCAAATGTTGAGAGCAGATACTTATTTATCTGGACAGAGTGGAATGGATTACTTAGATTTACCTCTATTTAAGTGTGCAAGAATAAATGTGGTCTTTCACGAATTTGAACATCCTATCTATAATCAGATGTATGAACCATTCTTACCTGGACTTTCAGCAATTGATTATCTTTTTAACTGCGGAGAAAAAAAATGGTAGATTTATCAGCAAGTTTAACTGTATTTGTTCTATCAATTGAGGGCAATCCTAATTATCTTGGTTGTATAGAAGCATTAAAAAAACAAACAGTTCAATTTAAATTAGATATAATAAAAGATATATGTCCTCAAAATAAAGCAATGCAAGAAATGATTAATCGATGCAAAACTCCTTATTTTATACAATGTGATGGAGATTTTATTCTTTATCCTAATGCTATTGAGATTGTTTATAATACTCTAAAACAGAGCGACAGCAAAACATTTAGTTATATTTTTAAACTTTTGGATGAACATTTAAACAAGAAAATTGATGCTCTTAAATGCTATAAATACGAAATAGTAAAAAATTATAAATTTAATATATTGAATGATTCCACCAATACAGACGGAACATCCGATTTTCATGAACAAATAGAAAAAAATGGATATAAAACCCTAAAGAATAAAATGGTAATGGGAATTCATTCGCCTTTGTGGACTAATAAATTGATTTATCAAAGATATTATACTTTAACTCAAAAAATTAAAAAATATAAATGGACGGGATGGGGGGATTTTGAAAAAATATTTTTAGAAAGATTATTGTGCGGATTTAACGAAATCGATTTTTGGGCGTTATTAGGAGTATATTCTGCCAAATTAAATCTTGATTTTAATATAAAAAATACTCAACTCAACCCCAAAAAATTAAATATACTCAAAGTAATTGACCAATTCGGATGGGCTTATTTCTTTATAGCAAAAGAACAACAAAAATATAGCGAGCATAATATAGAATATTGCCGATTGCAAGATTTAAATAAATATTTAGAAACTAAAACTCCTGATATTATTTATTTTCCTCAAACTAATATCAGTAATAGCGTTTTTAATATTATTCCAGAAATCAAAAAATCTCCAAAATTTAAAAATACCAAAATTATTGGAGCACATTCAGGTATGATATTAGGCAAATATCCTTATGCTGACTTAATTGTGGCGATTGATTATAATGATATAGAAAAATTAAAAAAAACTTATCCAGGAATCCATGTGGTCTTTTTGCCAGAATCTATTGATACTAACTTCTTTTTACCTAAAAAAGAATTTGATAACACAAAATTTAAAGTGGGTTGGGTAGGAAGAATAAATTGTGGAGAAAAGCGAAATAATCTTTTACAACAATTAAATTACCCAATTGAAACTCAAACGCAACATGGAAAAGAATTCTTTATAGAAACACGAACATTAGAACCAATGAAAAAGTTTTATCAATCTTTGGATTGTTTAGTTCTTATGAGCGAGCAAGAATGTATGCCAAGAAGTGTTTTAGAAGCAATGGCATGCGGAATCCCTGTAATTTCTACCCCTGTTGGTAGTGTTCCTATTCTTTTAAATGAAGAATGGATGGTTCCCATTGAACAAACTCAATGTATTAAAGAAATGAATCAAAAATTGAAATTATTAGAAAAAAATCCAAATCTGAGAAAAGAAATAGGTAAAAAAAACAGAGAACGAATGGAAGAACAATTTAGTTGGAAAGTTAATCAACCACTTTGGGATAAAGTATTTAAATCTTTATATTATGACGATTTTGATACTATAGAATTGATAACTGACGACTTTCTTAAAAAAGCAAAAACAATAATTAATCCCTCTTTAAGAATTCTTGAAATAGTAGACCAGTATGGATGGGCGTTTTATTTTAATTATTTAGAACGGAAAAAATATTCCAAATATAATTTAGATTGTATTAAAATAGAAGAATTATATGAAAAACTTAATGATTTTGACTTCACGAAATATGATATAATGTATTTCCATTCTCCAGTTATGTTTCATTCTTATAATATTCCCATTTTAAAAAAAGCGAAAGAAAGTGGATTAATAATAATCGGGTCTGATGGAGGAGAAGCAAATCGTGAATATCCCGCAGAATATATTGATTTATTTGCTACTCTATCTCTTAATTTTTTACCTACCATTAAAAAAAGATATTTACCTAAACAAACCGTATGGTTACCTAAAGGAATAGATACCAATTATTTTCTTCCCAATAAATTTAATAGAAATAGATTTAATGTTGGCTGGGTGGGAAGAGAAGCCCCAGTAAAAAGAACACATTTGCTTGATAAATTAAAATACCCAGTAATCAAACAATGTTCTGGACATAATGAAAAACTCTTTCTTAAAGAAACAAACTTAGACCCAATGAAAGAGTTCTATAAAACTATCGATGTTCTTGTATTGACGAGTTCAAGTGAAGCTATGCCAAGAGTAGTTCTGGAGGCAATGGCATGCGGAATACCTGTGATTTCTACCGATGTTGGGTCTATTAGATTACTTCTTGAACCTCAATGGATAGTCCCTGTTGAAGAAGATAAAACTGTTGATAGTATGAATAAATGTTTGGATATTTTAAAACAAAATCCTAAATTAAGAAAACAAATAGGAGAAAGAAATCGTTTATGGGTTGAAAAATATTTTAGTTGGTCTTTATTGCAACCCAAATGGGATAAAATTTACAAATCAATTTATGAAAAGGATTATGAAACTATAAAAAATCTTACAAATAATTATTTAACTGAAATCAAAACAGCCCCCAATATTATAGTTTCTACTAAATTAGATAACACAATAATCAGTTATTATATTAATGAGCAAAAATCTATCGCCGAAAAATATCTACTTTCTTCTGTAAAAAATCTCAAATTAAATTATTATATTAATGAAGTTCCTTCTTTAGGAAATTGGCGACTAAATAGCAATTATCGTATTGATTTTATCAAGCAGTTTTTATTAACTCATGAAGAAGATGTCATATTCATAAATATTGACGCAACTATTAATTCTTATCCTTCTTTATTTGATGAAATTCCAGAATATTATGACATTGCCATTCATTATACAGAAGAAACAAAAATACATAACAAGATTATTCCAAAACATCCTTTATGCGGAACTATATTTTTAAGAAATAACGAAAAAGTATTAAAATTTCTCGATTCATGGGAAAAAGAGTTACCTAATTGCGAACAAAGACAGCGAATCGCTTTTGAGATAGCCTTAAAACAAAATCCAGACATAAAATTATTTGAATTACCTTCTGAATATTGCTATGTTGTTTCTACCAATAAAAAATCTCCCACAATAGTCCCAATTATTAGTCATTATTAAATGAATAATTTAATTTTCATATCAGGATACACTGTCAACACTCCTTATGAAGAACAAATCAATAATGTACTCGTTCCTTCATTTAAAAAATTTAATCTCAATTATTGGGTTAAACCTTTTGAATCTCTCGGTAAATGGCAAAAAAATAGTTCTCATAAAGTAGATATTATTTTAGAAAAATTGAATAGTTCTACTGAAGACCTTGTTTGGGTCGACGCCGATGCCAATATTTTGCGATACCCCTCTCTTTTATTTGAAATTACTGAAGATTTAGGATTTCATATTTTATCTTGGAAAAAACATTTCGGAAAAACTCAAGAAAGATTAGAATTATTGGATGGAACTTTATTTATAAAAAATAATAATAAAACCAAATTGTTATTAGAAGAACTTGCAAAAATCATTGCCAATATAACTCATTCTCACAGACACGAATTGACTGAGTTATTAAAATGCCATCCAGAAATAACCTGTTTTAATTTGCCTTGGGAATATTGTTATATTCCTACAACACCAAAGGGGTTAACTCATAATCCGATAGATAATGCGATAATCGAACAGTATCAGTTATCGAGGAAAACAAGGCATTTAAAATGAAAACTAACCTAACTAAGTTACAATTATATTTAAAGGATAAAGATATTTGTTTATTAGGAAATGCCCGTAGTATATTAAATACCAAAAAAGACATAGAAAAATTTGATATAATTTGTAGAATGAACCGGGGGATTTCTCAAGGAAAAGAAGAATTTATAGGAAAAAGAACTGATGTATTATTTATATCTACCCGCTTCAAAGAAGAATTAAAACGCAATTTTAATGCAAAGTATGTCGTATGGATGACCGCAGATAATAGATTAGCAACAGATTGGATAAAAGAAAATGCTTTCCAAAACCCAGCCGAAGATTGGAGAGAACTTAAATTTTTCTTTCCCGAAGATAAACTTCCTTCGACCGGACTTTTAGCAATACATTTTTTAATAAAATATATAGAATTTAAATCATTAACTATTTATGGATTTGATTTTTTTGAATCGGGGACTTTTTACCATAATTTAAAAACACAACCTTGGCACCTTGGTGATTTTGAAAAAGATTTAATTTTAAATTGGATAAAAGAAAAGAAAAATATTAAACTAATAAAAGGATAAAATGTACCTCGGGTGCCCAGTATTAGTGAAAAACAATAATCAAGTATGTGAGGGAAATGTTATCGAAATTTATTCCGAAGATTTAGATATTCGTTTATTAGATGGAACTATTGTTCGTAAAAAATTCTGGGAAATAAGAAAGGTAAAAAATGAAGAATGACCTGATTAGAGGATTATTAGAAGAAATACATATATTATGTGGGTTTAAGCATAAAACAAGCAGAAAAGTGGCATTTTATGAGCCAAAATGCTCTAAAATAGAGCAATGCCCTAACTGTTTACGCAATCTACCTAATTTCAAATTTAGAAGAGGAAAAGGATGTAAATGGTGCCAGAAATAAAAGAAATCATAATTATTGGTGGAGGAAAATCTGTATCTGACGGAATCTCTTTAGGTCTAAAAGATAAAATAAAAGATAAGTTTGTGATAGTATGCAATTTTTCCTTTTTTCATTTTGACCATACTCTTTTAACTTGTTGTGATAGGGAATTTTATCGTTCTACCAATCTTGCTAGACATCCCGATATTTATGAACGATTAAAAGAGGAACCTCTAATTATCAGTACAATGAAACCAAAAGCCAATCTAATAATACATCCCAATACTATCTTATTAAAAAGAAATGCTAATTATTCAGATAATCCATTACGAGATGGTTTTTTAACTTTTTTAACTGGGATTTTTTCTTTGCAACTGGCTTTATTGTTTGAACCTGAAAATCTATTTTTATGCGGATTCGATTATGGGCAACTAAATCCAAAAGATAAAAAGATAACCCAAACTAAAGAAGACATTCATTATTACGGAAAAAAAATTTTACATCGTGGGAGTGGACTTGTTTCATATTATAATCACAACGACCCAGATAGATTTTTTAAACATTTTAATAATTCTAAATCAAAAATTTTTAATGTATCGCCACAATCGGCGATTCAAAATTTCGAGAAAGTCGATTACCCAACAATGTTTAATTTAATGTCAGATGTTAGGTATAATCAAATGGAATTAAGACAGCAAATAAAAGATAAACTAACTAATTAATTATTTATAAGATTGATTGTTTGCGATGGTCATTTTTAATTTAGAATAGACTTGATATTTTGTGGTAGGGTTTGAAGTAGGGGCAAGTAGATGGCTAACATAAATTTTTACTGTTTTTACTGCATCATTAATCTCTTCCGTAGTATCTAAATCATAAATATAAACAAATTTACTACTACTACCGGATAAATTTAAACTATCAATTGCTGGCATTGTATATTGATATAATACACAACAATCTATACAATTTAAAAATCTTAAAGGAAAATTTACTATAGTTATCTCATAAGTCTTATAAAAAGCCCCATAATAATCTATCTCATCATTTATATCATAGTGAGCAAATACTTCCATTTTTTCCCAATCGGTTTCTAACGAAAATATTTTTTTAGCATTATAATTGGTAGGATTCTTCCTATTTATAGATTTAACTCTATTTAAATTGGTGCTATTCTCTTCTGTTTTATTCCATATAGTTTCTATTTTATGAGTAAGATTATCATATTTCATATCTTTGCACTTCCTCATTGCTATTAGGATTTACTATAGTTACTAAAAATTTAGTATGAACAGTAGGATTTAATGGTAAGGGAGTTCTTTTTATTAGAGAAGATATAGTAGATGAAACTAAATTAAATGACCATCTATATCTCCATATCGCATGACCACCACCTGGTATTTGCCCTGGAGTAATTTGCCTATTTAAAACATAAGTATTATCTAAAGTTGGATATGAAGTTTCATCAAATAAAATTGGTTTATTACTTACATATATATTTCCACTGATAGAAAGATTGAACTTATTATCATTTATTCTAGTAAAATTTTTGGACAATTGAAAATATGAAAAATAAGAAGAAGAGATTTGATATTCTTCTATATCTGGTATGTTTCTCTTTATTTGTATTGTATCAAAAGGAATAGGACTGGGAATATCGGGAGGATTTTCTGGATTTAATCCACCATAATCGCTTACAACCATAAAAACACTTTCTGGAAGACATACTTCTTTTATACTATAATCTGATTTTAAAACTTTAGCCCACATCAAATTTGAACAATATGGAAACTCTATATTCATCCGAAAAAACATGTTATACCAAAAATAATGCCCAGGAATTATTGTCCAATCACTTCCCTTCCACCACCGAAAATCTTCAAAAATAATATCAGAATTAATCCATCTAACTAATCTTGTTATTGGGGGATTTTCCCACCAAGCCCCTCCCAAATAAGTATATTTTGCTCTCGACAAATATTGATTATCTAAGTTTTTATCCCATCCAAAAATATACCAATTATAAAGATTGGAAAAATCAACAGATTGTTCAGAACCATTATACCACCAATCGGGATAATATCCTTCAGGATTATAAACATATACTCCATCTCTTGTGTTTTCATAATCATAAAATGCGTTTACTGTGGCTTCCCCTGGAGCAAAATTGCCTTTCCATAAGGTTTGCCCATCTGCAATAATTTCCCAATTCTCTTTCCATGTAGGTATTTTATAACTATCAAAAAAACTTAATTCTTCTGCACCTTTACCGATTATCAAAGGAGTAACTTTTACCCACGATAGCATATCTTCAGTAATAGGCAAGTCTATATTTAGTGCTATGGGGATATTTGAATTTATTTTTTCAGGATATTCAAAAGGCATATTATTCCTCAATTATACTTAACCCAATCGGTCAATAAGGTAATTATTCTCTTAACTTTATTGTGGGGAGTTAATTTTCTTTTTTTTATATCTATTCTTTCTATTTGTTGTTTTGTAGATTCTGTTTTATCGAGTAATTTTTTTATTGTATTCATATTTCTTTCCTTTAATTATTATAATCTCTTGGTAAATTTATTGTAAAGTATAACGAAAAAAAAGCAGTGTAAACAAAGTTGAAGTTACAATTAGTGAACTCTAATCTATAATTATGTTGTGCTACTTGAAAAAAAGAATAGTTTAAACCATTAAAAACAAAGTTAGGGACTCCAGTAATACCATAACTTATTGCGACAAAATTAATATAAGGAAGATATTCTTCTGGAAAATTATTTAAATTAATGGTCAGAGTAGTCAATGACTTGATGTTATCCATTTTTTTTCGATTAAAAATATAATATTTAGATATATTCTTATTATAATAAAAAGAGGTTATTTGAGGAGAATCTTTATCTATTTTTGCTAGTTGTTCCTCATTTTCTAAAGTTTTATTAGTTAAGTGTTGTAATTTTCTTGTAGTTTTTTCGTAAATAGGCATTAGACATTTTCCCATTGTGGTAAATCAAATTTTCTATATAATCTAACCGAAGTTTCTGGAGTTTCTAATGGTTCATTATCATAAATAGTATCCAATACATCTAATTCATTTTGTGCATATTCATTATCACATGAAATAGAAACTTTCATAGAATTGGAGTCTATATTTATTTGTTTAATACTTATCGGAAATCCATTAGAATTTTTATAAGCATTTAATATTGTAGTATTGACTAGATTTATTCTATTGAGCAAATTTAAGTCATAATATAAATAACCATCAAGTGTTAAATCTATACTCGCAGAAGTTCTGGGGGAAACATCTCCATTTATATTTTTAATTTTGGCATATTCCGCAGAAGCAACATCTTTCGCATATTGTTCATAATCATAAGATATTCCTTTATCCCAATAAAGACCATCATCTTTATCTACCCATCTTCCTTTGGCTATTTTAATTCCATTTTTTGCCGAAACTTCTTTATAAGGAGCAGTTCCTAAAGTATACTCTCCCAATTCAGTCTCTATATCATCTAAAATATTTTGATAGCGATAATATCCTCCAGTTATTTCATATAAATCAGAACTTAATGAAGATAAACTGGTGCCTATATATTTATATAAAGCAGTTCTTATATGAGGCAAAAGAGTATGAGTAGAACTAACACCTGTCGAAATAGAAGGCAAATCATATAGTATAACATCTACATGCCAAAAATAAGTAAATCCTGAATTAAATTTAAATGTTCCTTCCTCTATTGCTTCTGCTGTCTTTGTAGAATTTGCCAAAGCAACCCATCCACTAACTTTTTCTTCTATTTTAGTTCCTAAATTAACTCTAATTCCATTATAATATTTTGGACTTCTTTCATAATTATCTATCGAGGGATTACCTTTAATAAAAATATCGTCTATATTAGTTTCCAAATAAGCCGATGCAGTTGCAAAATTAACAAAAGTTAAAGCCAAACTTAATTTTCTATTCCAACTTGAACCAGTCCAATACCTTCCACCATCAGAAACAATAATCAATCTAGTATCCAAAATAGGATTATCAATTGTTATGTCGTCTAATAATACATCATATAAATGAATTTGTGTATTTAATGTTGTTAATGGTAAATCTTTTTGTGTCGAATCATAATCGTCAGTAATACTATCTGATTCACAAGAAACCACCACAGTTTCGTCTTGGCTTGAGCAATCTAAGTTAGATATTTTTCCAGTAAACTCTAACTTATTACCAAGATAAATTTCTACTGCATTATTCTCGCTAATAGTCGTGGGATTGTCAATATCGTCGTGTTTTCTAAGTAGAGTAAATTTTGCAATACTTTTATTATCTATAGTATGAGTAATCTGAATAGAATCTAATTTTAAATCATCATCTCCCAATTCATTTGCCGATTCATCGCCATCTATGTATATGCGAAAATCTTCTCTTCCTAAAGGATAAAAATTAGTATCCACATAAGTATATTTATTAACTCGTAAATCTGTATTTATTAGGGATATGGTTTCTTTATTAACACGCAAATCAGTATTTATTATTGCCCCATTCAAAACCGCTAAGTATGTATTAATTAGAGTTGTTTCTTCCAATAAAACTCTCAAATCTGTATCTATTATACTTACAGTGGATTCATCAATAACAAATTCGCTCAAACCAGAAATATTATCCCCTACAAAAGTAAGTAAACGAGTAGGGTCGTGTGCAATAGCATTAAGTTGATTGGCTTCTCCAACATAAAAGATTTCCCTATTGTTTGGGTCATCTAAACTAATTTTAGCAACATAACCATTATCAAAAGAAGCATAAAGATATTCTGTATCAGCATTTATTATTAGTGCTTTTCCATAATTTAAATCTTCTCCAGTATCATCTAAAGTATAAGTTTCATAACTCGTAGGATTAGATAAATCTACTTTAATTAATTTTGCGGGAGAAGTATCGGTTATAATGTAAGCATAGGAATTTGCTCCCGTTTCTTCGGAGGTATGTATAAATCTATTCGTGTATGACATTTATTTTATTCCTTTATTGAATAAATTTTTGCAACAATTTATTCCTCTTATCAATCATCTCTGCTAATGTATCTTCTTGGGGCAAATGGTCTTCTAATAATTTCCTAATAAGATAAATAGTCCTCTCTACGAAATCTCTTTTTTCTATCATGATTATCCTCTTCTCATTTTTATTCCTCTTTATACTAAAAGATAACTAAAGTAATCCCAGCCACCCGTCTCCTGCCATATCTTGGTAATTATTGGCGTTGAATCTAAATCAGATAGAACCCATAAATTCCCATCTTCATCCGCAGAAATTTTAGAGGCATTAGAAACTGTAGGCAAATCTATAGTTTCTACATAATTATCACTATAATCATATACTGTTATTTTTGCATTTTCTCCAGTTGCTAATCCTGGAGATAAAAAATAAACTTGATAAGATAGACTATCCCAAACCAAATCTATTGCTTCTTCTGTTACTTCTTCATCTTTTGCCAGATACCAAATATCGGAAGGATTACTACTATTAAATTCGGCACAAATATTGGTATCATCATCCAAAGCCAAATATAGATAAGTATCAATAGAGATAATTGAGGAGATTTCTCCCACAACATCTAATTCCCAATATATTATATCCAAATCATAAATACTACATCCATATACTTTGCTAATTCCATCGACACTAGCAAAAGCAATCCACACAACATCGCCTAATACAAATTGGGCGGTAATCTTCTCATTATCTAAAAATTCATAATTTAATTTCACGATTTTATCCTCTTATTAAGTATATTTAATTGCTATGCACGGTGTTAGAGAAAACGAATATGGGTACGAGCCAAGTATCGTTACCCTCAAATTGGCATAGAGGTCTTTTGCCGCAGTTAAAGGACTTTCTCCTGCACCTTTATTCAACCATAACACATGACTTGAATCGCTTCCTGCCAAGATAATACCATTCCAATCATCCGAACCTGGGGGAGTAGCATCGGTAGTTACAAATCCCCTAATCATAGAATTAGTTGCAACTCCCGCACCCAACGCATAACTGTCAAAAGAATCCATGTCACTATCATCCCATAATTCTAATTTTGGTTCCGAAGCAGTTGCAGCACTAAAAGAGAAACAAAATGCGTGCATTTTATTATGTTTTCCAGCATTATAGATTTCTTTTAATTTTCCCGCATCATAATCTGCCAAGTAAAAATGAGTTACATCAACTAAACCTGCTGTAATTAAAGACCCAGCAGAAGTTAATTGATTTGGGTCTGATGGTATATCTGCACCATCATAAACAAAATCAGTATACCCATTAGAAAAAAGTAAAAAATCATTAGTTCCCATCAAAGTATATTTGCTCTCATTGCTAGGTAATCTCGGTACATCGTCTGATGTATGATTTACATAAATCGATAATCCCATCTTTTATTCCTCCTCATTTATTTCCTTTTCTTTTAGAAATTATTACCACGATAAACACCTAAGAACACAGGTATATTCTATATAGTTTGTTCTTAATGAATTTTCTTCATAAGTAATTGGAATCAGTCTTTTAACATTATAAGAATACCCCCCAGTAATTGTTAATACATAGGGAACATTTAATTCAACATCTTCTTCCATAGCATCTACCAGAGTCATCAGTGCATTATAATCATTTGCTTTAAGAACTCCTTTAATGGATAAATCCCAGGATTCTGAGCCACCATCCAAGGTTATGCTTCCTTTTCCCCTTGGATTAGTATACTCAATTATCTTTTTTCCAGTATGCGGATAATTTGCCGAAAATACTACAGGGAATATATAAACTGGAGTAGTCCCATCGCTTTCAAATAATTTAAAATAAACACTCATATTGCTCGACCTCCTGTATTTAATTTATCATTTTAATGTATATTAATTTCTTTATGTAACACATTATTCAAAGAAGAACCTTTCTTTTCAAATTCTAATTCTAATAAAGGGGCTATTTTCTTTAAAATTTCTGCCGTAATGCCCTGACTATCCAGATTTACGTTTACTGTCATTGGTTCTACCATTATTTGATTTAGAAGTGATATATTTCTGGTTGCTATTCTTGCTTTTTCTATTTCTTCGGGGAATTTTATTTTGGTTCCTAAATATTGACCAGCAATACCTTGTTCATATTCCCCAGGAATATTTCTTCTCAAAGCACTTATAGCTCCAGCACTTAATTCACTAAATTTTAATATTCCTCCCAAGAAATTAGAAACTTCCTGAGCCACTCCCATGCCATATTGTTTTGCTATTTTATATAATTCAACCAAACTTGAGGATTTCCTTTCCTGTTCGGTCATTTCTGCACTTAATGCTTGTGCTAATCTTAATCTATCTTCTTCACTATTGACTATATATTTTTCTCCATTCATTATTGCTTTAAAAATCATTTCTTGTTTTATAATACTAGATTCTTGCAAACCCATAAATCGATATACTGATGAAACCAGAGATACTTGTTGCTGTACATGTTGAGAAATTTGAATTTGCAAATCATTCCGCATTTTATCCAATTCAACTATGTCTTTGTCTTCATCCAAAAGAGTCGACCCAGATTCTTGAATTTTTTTCCAATTTCCACTTAATACATCTGAAAGATTTACCATTTGATAAATCTCTTTTCCTTCTGCTTTTCTTGATTTATTTGCTTCCGACGCTAATTTATTTAAATAATTAACTTTATTTGCTATTTTTGCATAAGTAATTTCTTCATCTTTCATTCCAGCCATTTTTGCTAGAGAATAAGTAACTTCCTGTTCCTGCAACTCTAATTTTCTCTTTAATTCAGAACTCAGTCCTCTCTGACCTACTCCTTCTTTTTCTACCTCAACTTTATTTTTTAATCTATATTCATAAATTTCTTTCAAATAACTGTTTTGTTTTAATTCTTCGTCTGTCATATTTAATAAATCAGCAACTATTTTACCTTCATTATCTGCCATTTGTTCCCACGTTTCATTATTAGCTACAGCTTGGTCTAATAATACTTTTGCACTTTGCCCTGCTGACATTAAATTGCTTGCGACTTCCCCTATTGGTCTGCCTAATTCTTTTTCTATTTCTGCGACTCCTATTAAATCTAAAAATTCTTTAATCGGTTCTAATTTTTTTGCCAAATCTTCGGGAACAAATCCAACTAATCTTCCGAAAATATCTCCCCCTACCCATTTCGTAGGTAATTCTGGTAATTTTATTCCTTTAGCAACTAATTTATAATATAATTCTAAATTTTCACTAGCTTTAATCATTGCATCGGATTGCTCATTGAGCCATTCAGTAAGAGGATTTTTCCCTTTTGAAGGAAAACTCGGCATCATCCCCAATTTTAAAAATTTGGCAAATGCTTTTGGCAGGGTTTCTTCTGCGGTCTTTTTTGTTCTTTCTGCAAATTTTTGAAATTCTTCGTCCCCTCTTTGAATAGACTCTATCCATTTATCCCAATTTTGAATAATTCTTTCAACTGCTTTAGCCCCCCTGTTTCCAAATATGGCATACATATCACCCGTTGATTCCACCGATTTCCCAGTTTCTATAAATCTATTATGTAATTGTTGCATTACATCTACTAAATCTAAGGGTTTTCTTGGGTCAAAAACAACTCCTAAATCTCTTAATTTTTCTGGACTTTTTGCTAATTGAACGAACGTATTTAATAACGAAGTTCCAGCTTTTGAACCTCTGAGCAGACCATCATTTAAAAAACCTATAGTTCCCACTAAAGTTTTTAAATCTATATCTAGAGCTTCCGATACAGAGCCAACATATCCTATTGCAGTTGATATTTCATTTAATTCTACTTGATGTCTTGACCATGTATCAACTAATAAATCAGAAATATATCTCATCTTTTCTTCGGCAGTAATTAAGTTGCCCAACGAACCCCCATAAACATTTAAAATTCCTGTAAGAACTCTACCCGCATCTGTTACATTACCAAATGTAGCGATACTTAAATTTAAAACATGAGTAAACCCCTGTAAAATTTCCGCAGTACTTCTTCCTGCTGTTCCTATTTGATACATTGCTTCTGTAATTTCTTTCATACTAGCAGATGAGGTTTTATAATACTTCCATGCTACCTCTGTTAATTCTCCATAAAATTTATTTTGTTCTGAAGCAGAAATTCGAGATACTGTCATTACCTTTGCTAAACCTGTTTCTAATTCAAAAAATGCCTTAATTAATTCTTTAACAGGAACCATAAGTGCTTGTATGGCACCACGCATAATCATCCATACAGGAGCAACAATTAAAGCTCTTTTCATAGCCATTCCGAGTTGTTCCATCATAGTTGCACTTTGTGTTGCACCCTTGGTTATATCTCTTAGAGATTGTCCAGTTACTTTTCCATTTTTATCTGCATCTGTCGTAACTTGTCTTATTGCACCTGACTGATTTCTATAAATATCTATACTTTGTTTAGTTTCTTCATTATTTGCTTTAAATATACTCGTAGTTTTACTTCCAATAAGAGTAAATCCTTGAAGTTGAGTAGAAAAATCTTTGACCGCATAAGTTGCTGCTTCTGCCTGTTTTTGGGTTTCTTGCAATGATTGAGAAACTATGTTGCCCTGCTTATCAAAACCCATAGTAACTGCTTTAAGGGCACCTTCTTGATTTTTATAAGTTTCTACCGATTTCATTCCCACTTCATTGCCTTGTTCGAAAATAGTATTTATTTTAGTAGAAATTTTACTAAATCCCTCCAATTCCCCAGAAAAATCTTTAACACCTACTGCACCAAGTGCCGCACCTTGTCCCATAGATTGCATACTTTGAGAAACAAGTTTTCCATCTTTATCAAATTCTCTTGTAACAACTTCCATATCTCCAGCAAAGTTTCTAAAAGTTACTGCCGTTTTTCTACCTACCGATTCTCCCTCTTTAAAAATTTCATTAGATTTTGCACTAACTACATTAAATCCTTCTAATTGAGAGGAAAAATCTTTAGTTGCATCGCTGGTCTTTTTTAGAGATTCATATGCCTTGGCAACCCAAGGAAAAGTAATTGGTTTTCCTGCCACTTCTTCCATAGTGGCACCAGTCTTTTTTATTCCTTCGTCTACTCCCTGTTTATTAAGTTCAAGATTTATTATTCCTATAAAAGTTTTAGTATCCATTATTTTTTAACCTTCTTATTTTTATTTTTTTTATTTGGAAAATTTACCTTTTTACCCGCTACCAAATTAAGTTCACTCACTCTATTATTATCTTTTTGCTCAGGTTCTTTGTTCCTATTTTTTTTCTTCCAATACAAATAGCTTTCCCAATATATATTCGTATCATCATCCAAAACATGTTCACTTATTTTATCAACTATTATATCCCGATTAATACTATCAAAAATATAGAGATAATTTAAAAATATATCTTGAATATTAGATAGTTCAGTAGAATTATGAAACAATTTTATTCCAGATAATTCTTTTGAAACTGTGAAGAGATTCTGATATTTATTACTCTTCGCCAATTTAATTAATGAATCATAAATATCGGGCATTTTTATATCCCATACTGTAATTTAATAGCAATTTTTGCTGCTTTCTCTATTAAAGTATCATCTTTGCATTTGTCAAAATCTTCTAATATCTTAAATGCTCTCTGCCATATTTCTCCTTCTAATCTTTCCAATGAAAGCCAAGTCATTATTTTTGCGACATAACCAAGTAACTGATTCTCAAGAGAAAATTCCAAAAGTAAACTTTTCTGAGTTGATAAAATATATTTTTGGAGTCTCAATTCATCTATTTGTTCTTTATAGGTTTTTAGGATGGTTTCTGGTTCTTTTTTAGAAAGACTTTCGCCCAATTTTAATTGCAAATCTAATTCTTGGGCTTCTAAAACTTTAATTTTCTCATCTATTTCTTTAACATTGAGGTCGCCTCTTGCTTCGGCGATTTCAATTATCTTCTTTCCAGTTAAATAAACATAATTGCCATTTTCATCTTTTTCTTGTAGCATACTATTGAATTTTTTCCTTCTTAGGGAGTCCAGTTCTTCTTTGTCTGATGAATCGAGTAATTTGATTCTGTATTTTATCGCATTATAAGTAAAGTAGTACTTGTTATCTTTGATTAAATCTTCCGCTTGAGAAAGCTCGGTATCTTCATTGAACTTTTTTACCATTTGTTCCGCTTCTTTAAGTCTATTAGTTTCCTCACTTTTAATTTCTTTTTCCATTTAGTCCTCCTTACTTGGGTTATTAAAATTCACTTTTGTTCCAGATTCAAAAATAATTTTTCCAATTTTTAACATCTCATAAAAATCTCTATAAGATTCATATAGTATCTCTTTAGTAGCTTTCTTTATAATTTCTTTATCGTCAGAAATTTCAAACCTCTTCATTACCTTGCCTACTGTTTTGCGGGCTTCTTGGTCTAACAATGTTTTTAGCAAATCTAAGTCTAAAGAAATAATATTACTCATTTTATTCTCCATAGGAAATAAATTCGCCATGAATACAAATAAATCCCGTTGCATTGCCTTCTAAATCATAAAGTTCTTTAGAAAAATAATCTGTATTATCTTCTACATCTCTTCCACAAGGACAAGTAATCATTTATTTACTCCTTAATATTAGCAAAAAAGGGATAAGTTACTTTCTCCATGTACGGTGAAAGGCTTATCCCTCTACGTGTATAATGATTCGAGAAATTTAAGTTATGCCTTACCGTACATTATTTTTTTTTGGGAGGGAATTCGGATTTAATTCTCGATATTCCCTCTTTTATTACTTTTATATATTTTTAGTCAAACACTATGTCGTCTTCATTATCTGAAACAACCAAAAAATCTCCCACTAGAGCGTTCGTAGTTTTCTGATAGTCTTCCACCGCATGTGAAAAGCCTAATGTCGTAGGCGAAAGATTTTTCATCAAATAACCTATAGCAAAATTCTCATGTTCTTTTTCTTTATATATTTTAACCATTATTTGTATAGTATCCGCAAATTCTGTCGGGTCAACACAAGGATAACCAGTAACATCCGCAAGAATTTTTTCAAGAGAAAAATCTTGTGCAAACCTATCCAAAGAAATGGTTACTACTTTTTCTTTAGCACCAGTTAACACAACTTCACTGTTGCCTATTTCCTTGAAATCGGCTCTTGTTAATTTTACATCTATTCCTAATGTTTGCAGTCTATAAACTCGGCTAGAATCACTTACCTTTATATAAATTTCACAATACTCTGCCAATAAAACATCTGGGTCATCACCATTATTTGCCCATAAAGTATCGTAAGGTGCGTCAGAATTTTCATACCAGATTCTTACTTCATCAGCAATTAAACAGTCCTTTATTGTTACTGTTTTTGATGGAGCATCATAAGACCAAGTATCTGCATCTACTTCAGTTGGGTCTTCTATCAAAGAGGTCTCTTCATCACTACGAATTCTTACTACTCGAAAAATATAATCCCCATCAGCATATTCTACTGGGTCTGGACTACAAACAACATCAAAATCTACCGGAGTTTCTATAGTTCCAGCTTCCGCAATATCGGTAACATAAGCCAAATACCCGCCAATTTCGGTATCTACATCCAAAATCATATATTTTTCACTCACCAAATCAAATGTTCTTTGAATCGATGCTTCTGGGTCGGCTATATTAATAGTAAACCCATTTACTCTTAAATTAGGTAAATAAATTGTACCAATAAAATTATCATTTTCATCAGTTAAAAAAGCCGCCATCTCTACTCTAGTATCAGAAATATCGTCTAGGGTTACTGTAGTTTCTGGAGCAGATTCTCCTGATTCGGGGTCAACTTTATTAGCCAAAGCTCTAAAAAAATCCATTGAACCATATTCTAACTGAGTTGCCTTATATGATAGGGTTCCTGGTTTTTTTCTATAACCAACTGCACCTGTTTCTCTGCCTATTTCATTTATCTTTTCCCTGTTAAGCGTTAAATCTCCGCTGATATTTTGTAGGCGGTCTTGCTGTTCTGGGACTCTTCCTTTCCATGGAAAGGTTCTACATTTTACAAATCGACTATGGAACATAGTTTATTTCTCCTTTTGTTTCAATAATTTGCGATTATTTTTCCTCTTCAATAGGTTTCGATTGTTGGTTTGATTCTTTCTTCACCAAAGAATTCAATCGATATAATCGCACATTCTATCTACCATACCAATTTTTATAACCCTCGTATATCTTTCGAGTACCTTACTATTTATCTTTTTATTTTAAACGACCTTCAATTTTCGCTACCCGTTCTCCTATAGTATCTACTCTTTTGTCTATATCATTAACTTTATTTTTTATTTCTGATACATCTTTCTGAAGATGACTTAAATCATTTTTAAGTATCTTTAAAAATCCAGCAATTGATACTACAAGAATAACAATATTTAAACCAAAAGATAAAATAGGAACTAAATTAACCATAATTATCTCCTCTTAACTAAGTACGACCATAACTTCACAACTTATGATATGCCGAAATTTATCCGCCTGTACCAATGTTTCAGAATTTTGCATCTCTTTTTTATCATCAAAAATCTTGGTTATGACTATCTTTCCCGCTTCGGTTCCCATGGGTATATTATCAACTATTTCATAGGTATAATAAATAAAATCATAATTTTCTATTTGCTCAAAAAGCCAATCTTTGAGGTCAAGTCGATTTCCATCATCTGTTCCGAATACCCTAAAATTAACAGTTATATATTTGAGATATGTTTTACTACTTATTTCCAATCTTTTTGCTCGACTTTCTAAAACATTTATTACTATACATGGAAGAAGAAAAGAACCATCGGAACCTTTTTTATAAGCATCTACGAAAGTCTTCTCCACTCGAACATTCTCCCAGTCGCCATCGGGAAGTAAATCTTTGATTTGGTCTAGAAATGAGCGTTCAATATTCCTAGAAATTCTATATTTCGCCATTAGATTTTCTCCACTATTTTTTTCTTTGTATTTTTTATTAATTCAATAAATCTACAATTATTTAATTCATAATTCCCATCATTATCAATTCTATCTATAGATGCCTGTTTCATTTCAAATGCTTTATCTCTAAACCATAAATATCTGAAATCGTTATTTGTCATTAAAAATTTAATTCCTCTGCCACCATAAGAATGATAATGATTATTTTTGGGATTATTACATCTACTCCTAGAACCATTATAATGGCTCATCCAAGGATGGACTTTATTATATTCTTTATTATATTCATATATTTCTTCTTTGCGACTCTGGCGATATTCTTTAAATTCTTTTTTATGGATTAAACGATATTGCTTTGCTTGATTTTTATGTTTTTCTCTATATTCTTCTATTTCTCTTTGATGTTCCTGACTCCATTTTTTAGTTCTTTTTTTTAATTCTTCTTTATGTTCTTGATAATATTGTTTTTGATATTCTTTTACAACCATTTAATTTTCCTTCCTTATCATAGTTTTTCAACATTTTCAAAAATTTTCATGCCAAGAGTTTCTAATCTATTTTTAAATTCTTCATCAAGATGACGTAATGAAAATCCAATATAGTCAATGCCTTCAATTGCTTTCGAGGGTTGCATACGATAATATCTTTGTCCTACTTCTCCTCCAGTATGAATCCATGTCTGTCCCGAACCTCCTGCTTCTGGTTTCGTTCTATCTCCAGATAATCCCGAACCAGATGTAAAATAACCAATATTCTGTGGCGGAACATATCCTCCCTGGTCTAACACTTCCCAATAAGGAGCCTCTTTAGTCATCTTTTCAATATTTGCTATACCTATTTGTAGATGTTTTCCTGGGTCATTTATAAGTTCTTCCCAATCTATGGAATTCTCTAATCTATGGGTTCCTTTATCTGGTCTTTTTCTAGAAGAATTTATGATTTCGCACATGGTTTTTACTGTATCTTCCGCCAAGTTAGCGAGGTCTGCTTCTGCTTGTACAAAATTAATATTACCGACAGCAGTTACAAAATGATGAAATTCAGCGGAATCCCACTTCATAGATATACTTAACATATATTTAATCCTTTAAATATTTTTTAATTCTAAAATTACCACGATGTATTCCTGGCGAGAAAGTACCCCGAACCCCTTTTGGTCATCGTGAAAACATTTGTAGAAGTCATCACCTATCTGAATCTTTTCTGCAAGTTTTAGGAGTTCTTTGTATTTTTTCTCTACGATAATTTCCTTCGATTCCGATGGAATCAAACCATAATAATGCCATGCAAGTGCTTCAGTGGAAACATTTCTTACTAATGCTTCGATTGCAATAGGATTTAATAGGGTTTTAGAGGTCGTGTGTTCTGTAGGGTCGTCCTCCCTTTTTATGGCGGGGAAAACTAATACTTTCTCCAGTCGACCCTCGTTTTTTAGTAGTTGAAAAATATTAATCCGTCTATCTGATGACATATTTATCTTCCTTTTTTCCAACTTTCGCCACTATCATTGTCTTCATAATATAATTTTTGAACTGGGGCTTCGGAAAAATTTAAAATTCCATTTTTTTCGCCTATACAATAAGCCATCATTAATTTATGGTCTATCCAATAATCCCAAAGGGTAATTAAACTTTTTTCCATTTTATTCCTCCTCTTCGGGGAATTCTTTACTTGGGTTTATATATTCAATACTGGGAGATGGTTTATCGAATTGATTTATTACTTGTTTAATTTTCTTTTCAACCGACATATCTTCCGAAAATACAATGGTAATTTCTGGTGTCCTATAGGAACGAATAGACCCTTTTATCAAGATAGAGGCGATTATAGCAATTAAATCTTCTTCCCGCTCATCAGGAGTGGGGAAAATAGTAGTAGGAGGTCTTACTGTAAAAGTTTTATATTGTTCAGTAACCAAATGATAAATTGCTGAACGAACATATCCTCTAATTTCGCCTTCAGAATATTTATTATAATAGGAATATCTTATTTCTAATACATCTTCGCCAGGAACTAATTCTTCTCCTGATTCTTCGTCTACCACTATTCTTCCATTAACATATTCCCAATTATCAGAAGACCATTCACTACCACTTCCATTTAAATATATTTTAATGTCGACTACATTAGAATAAGACAAAGTAAAAACTTTAGATGTAATAAATTCACGAAAATCACTCCCATCAATTTGGATTTGGTCTCCAATTATATCTCTCACTTTAGCGATTATATTATTCACGTCTTATCTCCCTTGGTTTACTTTTATTCTTTTTCAATAATATTTCCAATCCCCGACTTCCCAAAAATTCCCATCCAAATCGTTGAGCCACTGCATTAATTATATTCAATTTTTTAACTTTCATATATAATTCTTCTGAAAAATTCCAACCAACAAATCTCATCAAGTCATAAATATATTTTTTGTTTTGTGTCAAGATGCGAATGTAAGGTCTAAAATTTTTTTCTCTATGTATCAATAAAATTGCTTTTATCTCACCTAAATCAACAGCATAAAAAGTTTGATATTTCAAAATTTTTTCAATTAATTTGAAGTTCCCTTTTAAAAATTTCCGTTCCTTCCCAATAGTTAGATAAAAATCTTCAAACTTATCCGGACAATTGTTAATAAAGTCATAAAGTGAAGTTTTATCTTTTAAATTAAGTCTTCTTATCATATTTTAAGTAAAATTTTATTAGTATAAAATTCTTGCCAATAAAGACGATTGAAGTTTGCCCTCGAATTACATTGATTGCAAAGACTAATCAAATTATTTTCGACACAATTCTTTTTATTGTAGTCTATATGATGAACTGTTAAAACTTGCCCTACTACTATTATGTGTTCCTCTTCGGTCATGCCGCAGTTTTGGCACTCGTAGTGGTCTCGATTACGAATAGAGTCTCGTAATTGTTCTGCCCAATCTGGAGAATAAGGTAGTCTTGAAATACCGCCTTGCCAATTCGGATTCTTATCTCCTGCATTAACTCCTTTTTGACAAATTATACCTAACTCTATTCTTCTTCGATTTTCACAAGATTTACATCTCTTTCTATAATCACTAATAGGAAGTTTACAATCTATACATATAAAATTTCCTTTAATTCCTTTATAATTATGAGGATGTTTTCCTACTAATTTTAAAAATGGATGAGAGCCTTCTTTATATTCTTTTTTTCTTGCACAAGAACGACATAATCCACTTCCATAAATTGCAGTTACTGAACAAATTTCGTTTCCGCATTTACAATTATATTTTTTCATTTTTGGGAGGGGAGACTTATTGAGTCTTCCCCTCGATTTATCATTATGAAAAAAATAATTATTAACTTACAACTGTCGAATCAGCCCAACAAACCGCCCTATAATTCAAGATTGCAGCAACAATCGACTCAAAACCGAAAATCCCATATCCGTGAGTCAATACCGTACCATTATACATAGGAGAAGGTGTCTCGGCAGTATATAAAGCTCTTTCATCTACATCAAAAGTTCCACCAGCGTTGGCAACCAAAGCTCTAACTTGACGTCTCATGAAAAGAATAGGTTTACCAGCTAATAACTTAGAATTACGACCTATCAAAATCATTTTGTCAGCAGCCAATACAGGAACATCAGAACCACTATTATCATCAGCGTTTCTTAACTGTATATTTTCAAAAACTTTAATTAATGTAATGCCTTTTCTTTTTAACAAATCAAAAATACTAACAGCAGTAAGGAAATTGTCAGCATTTGCTTTATCATAATCTTCAATTTCAGCATAAGCAGTATTACCAGCCAAAAGAACATAATCATTGGCATAGTTTTCAACTTTACGAACCATAGCCACGATTAAATCATAAATGTCTTCGCCAGTTGTTCTCGCTACTTCTTGGTCAACTAAACCAACATCAGTATCACCATCAAGAGCTAATACGAGGTCGTATACTCTTTTTGACTCTAGTTTATCCATAGCTCTACCAATAGAAACTTTACGTCTTGCTAAAGCATTAGTGTCAGGAGATTCCGCCAATTCCTGAACTAGAACATATTCTTCCTTTGACTGTAAAAATTCAAAATTAAGGGATGTTAATCCAGCCAATTTGACTTTTATTGTTAAAATTTGACCTTCAGAACCAGAAGTATAAATTTTATCTACACCATTAGAATCATCAGGAACAAAAGTATAACAAAGTTCACCAGGAGCAGCAGGTTCTGGAATATTACATATTTCGGTCAGTTCAACCGACACTGAATGATTAGCGTCAATTGGAGCGCCAATTATTCGCATTGCTTTTTCAATAAGACTATCCATTATTTTATTTCCTCCAAAAAATTATTTTTTATTGATTATCTTTTTTCCATATGCTTTATCGTTTACTTCATCAGCATATTTTTGATACTTATCTTCTTTTACTTTTGTTACCGCACCTACATCTAAAATAGGTGGGTCTACTACGGTTGCCTCTTCAACTGGTTTAGTTAATTTGGCAATCTCTTGAGCTTTCGCATCAAGTTCTTCGTTCTTATTTTTAATTTCTTTATCTTTTTCACCTAATACTCTTTCGTGTTCTGCTTTAAGAGTAGCAATTTCTGTATCCTTTTCGGCTTTTGCAGCATTTACTTTCTCTTCAAGTTCAGCAAGAGTATATTTTGTTACATAATCACTATCGCTTTCTATAACTTCCTGAGTACCATCATCAAAATCTTTAATTGTTTTCGTATGACATTTTCTACTTGAAACTCCAGAACCTACTTCGTCGGTATAAGTATTTACCAAAGTTTCGGTCTGTTCAACGGCAACTTTAACTAACTTTTTTGCTGGATTAACTGGTTGTTCTGTTACCATTTCGGCTTTTACTTCGACAGGTGGAATGACTACTTCAGCAGGTTCGAGTTTAACCTCTACTATAGGAACTTCGGTAGTTGCTTCAACTGGCTTTACCTCTATTATAGGTTCGACCACTGATACTTCTACTTTTGGTTCATCAACAATAGGTAACTCTACTTTCGCTGGTTCGACAATTACCTGAGCATCTTCTGCTTTTTCATATTTCTTTAATAATTCGGTCATATTAAGTTCTTTTGCTTTTTTGAGAATTTTCTTTTTAACTTCTTCTGGAGAAACTCCTAATTTTTTTAATGTTTCTGTAGCCAAAGGCAAACGTGCCAAAGCATTTCTCACATGTGCCTCGTCTTGAATAGGAAACATTCTAATTTTTCTGGGTTTTCCAGTAACTTTATTTTTTACTGTAACCACTACAGCAAAATCACTATCGGGAAGATTTTGCCTCTCTTCATATTTTAATTTTTTGGCTTCTTCAATTTCTCCACCTTCATAATCATTCTCAAAGGAGGAAATTTCCTCCTCATTCAATTCAATAACATTATCAATAGCTAACTCAAATAAATAAATTTCATCCAATTTCGGTTCCTCCTTTTCATATGTGCACTTGGCACATTTGTTGCAGGGTTCTTTCTCTTCTATAGAAAGTTCTGCATAAACGAGTCTATCGTCTTTTTCAAATACCTTATTAATTATCTGTTCTGCTTCTTGAATTAACTTTTCTGATGCTAAAAGTTTAAATACCTGAGCTTGAGGACAAGCTGGAGGTATGGGTTTTTTGGTCTGAGGGTCGAGTAATAATAATGCACATCCATGACCTATGAAATCGATTAATTCTTTATAACCATTACCTAAAGATTTAATAATTGATTTCCCATCTGGGGAAATTTTCCAAAGTTCAAATGAAACGAATAAATTACGTTCTACAAATAATTGTATAACCTCATCAAATTCTTGTTTAAACAATGACTTAAATAGAATACCAGTAATAAATATTTTATTTTCTTTTAATTCTGCATCAATAATATATCCACAAATTTGATAAGCCCCCGAATGGTTCCAGTTAATCTGCTTCCCCACTAGAGTTTTTATCCCCTTTTTTGCAACTTCCTTGGGAATCTTAACTCCATTAAGATTAAACTTATCTACCTCGGCATATATTGTGGAAAAAGCTGCAAGGTCAGGACTGGGCAAAATTATTCCTAATTTTTTAGCTTTATCTATTAAATCTTGATTATCTTTTGCCTCTATGAATGTGGTTTCGCTTCCTAAAGTCCATTCAAGAAGAGAATTTGCCAATAATTTTTTATTGCATAATTTTGACATTATTTATTTTCTCCTTTTCCACCATGTCTTTTCATCCATTTATGAAGTTTACTATAGGCTCCAGCAAAAGCCCTTGCTTCATCTCCAGTTTCTTTGTAAATAGAATTAAAAACTTCCATAAATACTTTTTGGGCACCAACTGGATATTTTTTTAAATTTGGATGTTTACTTAATAAATCTTGTAATGAATTGTAGGGAGCAATAATCAAATCATCTTGACTGACTGCCTCTTCACATTTAGGACATTTGACCCATCCCATCCCCGCTTCTGGAGTTGCCAAATAATCAAATTCATTACCACATTTTTTGCATTTAGCAATTTCCTGAGAAGCATTTTTATAATCATTAACTTCGGGAGTCCCTGGTTTTTTTCCTTGTTTCTCATTTTTTTCATTTTTTGGTTTTGAAGGTATGACAGTGTCTTTTCCTTTTTCTTCTTGATTAGTAATAATTTGAGGATACATTAAATCTTCATCACCGTCGTCTGCTTCTTTTTGTCTTCTTATTTTTTCTTGGTCATAATCATAACCTATAGTTTCAACAAAACTACGTTTACTCAAATTTCCTCTATCGTATGCACTTCTAATTATATCAAGTATTTGTTCTGTATTTATCCGAAGGGGCGAACTCACGACAGCGATTGCGTTATTTTCACTAAATATTTTTCGATGGTCTTCTATGTTCTTTTTTATTATTATTTTGACCAAATCTGTTAAAATACTCTTAAATCCATCCACTCCCGAATTTATTGAAGCAATAAATGGTTTAGGATTTAATCTTGTTTCTTGACGAGAAATAGAAATTTCCAATAAATCAATAAATCCCAGTCCTGCCAAAATTGCTCTATAACCTTGAACAAATAGGTCTTGACTTAAAATAGGTCTAAAATCTGGTATCAAGTGAGAATATTTTTTATCCCAGGTATCAACGAGAGCGGGCAATTTGCCCTTTTCGTTTTTATATTTCTCTATATCTGCTCTTAACTCAGTTTGATATTTTTTTAAATCTGCATCTTTATAATTTATTCCCATTTGTGCCAAAGCATCACTGCCAGCAGTCAATAAAAATAAATAAGGAAGTGCTTTGGTTATTGTCTCATCGCCCTTATCCATTAAAATTTGCAACGCCTTATGATTTTTATAAATACCTTTTCTAATAATATATGGGATGGGATAGGCATCCTGCCATCTGGCTCCGTTTTTCTGAACGACTATTACTTCATTTCCTTTGGTTCCTGGGAGGGGATTCTTTTTTTCTTTGTCTAAAAAATATTTGTCTTTCCCCAATTCAACGATTTTATTTGATGGTCTGTCTGTATATATGGATGCCCCATTGGCAAAATAAAGTGCCTTGGGGATTAAAATTTTATTTCCGCCTATTGTTAAATCTTTCCAATCTTTTGCACGTAAAATAGAAAACGAACTACCTTTCCAAAGTTCATTAAAATATTCCCGGGATAAGTCAGGTATTCCTGTAGGAATAACTCCAAGCAAATCATCATTTATTCCATTTAGCCATTTATTCAATAAATCCTCTACTGTCTGATTACTACATTCTATTCGATAAGTAGCAGCGGAGGCAGAATCAATGGCATATTCCAAAATAGTATTAACAATACCAGTAACATCATTAGAAATGACATCATCAACATATCCACACTGTACATGAAAATTGCCACTCACTTCTATTGCTTTAGAATTCAATAAAAGATTAATTACTTTTCCATAAAATAGAGTTTCTAAATCCATATATTACTCCTTTTTAAAATTAAATCCCTTGGAAAAGTCCCATTGGGGGACTTTGTTTTTCATTTTCTATACTTAATAATGGCATTTGTTCTGTATTCCACTCCAAAATAGAAAATACTTCAAATGCCTGGACATAATGGTCTTCAGTCATTGTAGAATCATAAAGTATTTTATTTCCTGATATAATGCTTATATAAGAAGCAAACTGATTTTCAAACTTATAATCATTATCAGGAATATCAAATTTTTTGTCAAAAAATAATTCATTTAATCTTCTAACTGCAAAAACCAAAGTAGGTTCTTTTTTCTCAACGGGTCTACCTTTTTCATCTTTCAATATTTTTCCATTATCATCTTTTTCAAAACCAGTAACCATATCCTCGTTAAATGCACACCAATAAACTCTTTTTTTTGTTTTAATTACATTTCCTTTTTCATCTTTTATAATTTCATTTAATCTTTCACTTAAAATTTCATATACTGATTTACCCATAATTGTGCAATCTACACTGAGAAAATTTCCTTTAATCTTTCTAAAAATAAATTCTATTACATCGGGCAATTCTTGAGTCAAAGATAATCTATAAGTAGTTATATTATAAATTAAATGGTATCTATTATTTATTTTTGCAATTACAGCAATTTCTGTTGCAGCAGTATCTCCAATATCAGCCACGACATAAGTTCTATCTGCATTTAATATTGGCTCTATAACTAATAAAGATTTAAAATCTTTAAATGTCTTTTTGGTGATTTCAAATCTTTTTATGATTCTTTTTTTGTTATAATTAAGTTTAATGGTATCCATAGGGAAGGCACCAAAGGCACCTTCAATTAAATCCGCAGCAACATTTACCCGAAATCCTGCACTTTCTTCGCCTCCATACTCTCTGATTCTTCTCTGTTTCGTAAAATCATCCCAAAGATGACTAACATATTGAGGTATTCTTATAATTTTATTTCTTAATTCTCTATCTCTTATCGTTCTCCCCAAAGGAGAAACTTTAGTAACGAGAGGAATACCGCATAAGATTTCCATAACACCAAGTTCGCTAACTGCATCAATTTTACAAGAATAGGCTGCTTCTGTTTCTGCCTGAATTTCATCTTGAAAGTTTATAAAAGTGTGGTGACCCCACCAGTTAGTCCCTGGGGATTTTCCTTTAACTGTCTCGTTTATCCCAAAAAGTTTATTGCCATTTTTTGTTTCGATTGTGTATTCTGGGCTACCTCTAATACTTTGTCTGTAGCATTTATAAAAATTATGATAACCAAAAAATTCTTTAACTTCATTCATAACTTTATCAAGATGTTTCTCATCATAACTTGATGTCGTCATTTCTAAATCGTTGTAATGTACTAATTTTGTCAAAATATTTGCAACCAATGCTATAAATGTTTTCCCTATTTTTCTAGCACAAATAATAATACGAGTTCCTACTGCAATTCTTCTTCTAAAATTTTCAAGTTCTGATAATCTGTCATCGTCTTCCAATGCGGAATCAAAGCCTAAAAAAGGACGTTGGTATAGTCTTAATTTGATGCAAGGTTTGCCATCATTCCAATTCCTTGGGCTTCCTTTTGAAAATGTAGATTCCACCAAACAACGGGCATTATAAAATTGTTCACAATAAAAAAGTTCATTGTCTGTTAAATTACTAATCATATTTGATTCCCTTACTTAAATTCTCTCTCGCCCAGAGAGGTTGGAGATTGGTATAATGAAAACATTTGCGTTGTTCTTCGGGGTTAGATAAGTCAAAAGAGGCACATGGTTTTATGTGGTCTACTTGCCACTCAATAATGCCTTTACCATTCTTTCCACTCCCATAATTTGACCAAGACATATTTGGTTTAAATTTCTTTTCAAGATATTTTTTTAGTTTTTCAATAGAACATCCTAACAATTCTTTTGTCTTTTTAGATTTGCATATCCCATTTAATGCTAATCGAATTCTATTTCTTAGATTTAATAAAATTTTAAAATTAATATTTGCTCTTCTTTTAATCTTTACGTATATTCTTCTATTTTTATTGATTTTTTCTTTATTTTTTAAATAATATTTCTTGCGTTCATTTCTATGAGTATCATAATATTTTTTCATATATTTTTTAATTTCTTTTTTATGAATTTGATTGTATTTCTTAGCATAAATGCGATGTTCTTTTTTGTGTTTTAAATAATAAGTTTTGTCCCATTTCTTTTTTTGTTCTTTAATTATTTCTTTATTATTCTCTTTATAATTTTTAATATATTGCTTATGATATTTTTTACTGCATAATTTAGAGCAACACTTTTGAGTATTATGATTTGAATAAAATTCTGTTTTACAAACAGGGCAAATTTTATTCTTCATTTTCAGTTTCTTCATTTTTATCTTGATTTAAAGGGTAATTTACTCGAATCCAATGTATATAATCTAAAGTTGTATTTGTATATCTCGCAACTTGGTCTTCAGAAATTTTTCCTAGTTCCATATCTTCAAAGATTGCTCTATTAAAAAGAATCCCACCTGCAATAAACCATGGGTGTTCTCTAACTTCATCACTAATTTTATCTAATCTTCTTCTAATGAGAAAAATTTCTTCACATTTGGGACATTGAAATTCATAATTGCTTCTATTTTCTGGTTTATTTATCCATTTGTGAAATCTTTCGGTCAAATCTGAAATAACTTTTGAAGTATCGTTTTTTTCGTCTTTTTTTAATAATCCTAATTTTTGTTTTAAACTTTCTATTCTATCAATTACTGCATCGAGTTGTTCAACCATCTGTAATGGAATAGAAGGATTAGCTGAGTCATATAAGGTTTTTAATGATTCTTTTAATCTCCTTGACAATAACTCCTGGTCTATTAATTGCCCTAAAGTTTGCCTCTCGCTAAAATTTTCAAAAGAAGCCTCGGTCAAATAATTTTCTAATAATTTTTTGGCTAAGGGTTTTTCCGAATCGAGACAAAAAGAAAGACTTGACAACATCTCATCTTGTTCATTTTTTTCCCGAATAATCTTCTCCAACTCCTCATCCGTTTTATCATGGTATTGTGGTAAATTTCTTAACCGAACTTTTAATTTTTCTGTATTATTTTTCATTAAAATTTAAAATTTTTATATTAAGTTTTGTTAAATTTTTTAATTCTCTTTCCCATATAATTAAAGTTTTATAACCATATTTTTTAAAATGATTAGTTCTTGATTTAACTTCGGATTTTTTATGCCAATAATCGCCAAATAGTTCTATTAATTTCTTTTGACCATTACAATTTATAAAATCAGGACACTTACCATCTAATACTACTTCAAAATTACCCACATATTTATATTCGTTGGGGAGTATTCTTTGGAGAATATCTAATAGCCTCATTTCAGTTTTATTAGGACTTAAATTTCTTGCTATTTTTATTTTATTTACGAATACTATATTTTTCCATCTTTTTAATGAAGCAACTCCTATTTTGTCTTTAGTTTTTTGCGAAAGTTTTTTTCCAAACATAAAACTATTTTCTCCTGATATCGAATCTCGTATTAATTTACGAGCTTCTGATATACTTCTTACAGGAATATCCCAATCATGTAATAATCTATAAACGGTAGAGATAGAACAATTATTTTCTTTTGCTATTTTAACGGGTGCTTTTATATTTTTAATATATTCTTTTTCTAAAAATTCTTTAGACAAATTTACTTTTCTCATCTTTATTTTAGTTTCTTCCGTATGATGTTTGCCAAATAAAGGATGTAATTTTCCAATATGAGAACAAGAAGAACATCTTCCTAGTCCAAAATTAGCAGCATTATAACTAATTTCGTTTCCGCAATCTTTTTCAATACAAAAATATTTTTTTAAGCTTCTTCCATCTATAAAATTTCCTTTTCCTGAAATTCCTTCTCGATGTCTTCTTTTCATTTCACAAGAATGACACCTACCTAATTTACTGCCTCTAGAAATAAGTTTTTCACAATCAGGTTCTATACATTTTTTTATTTGCTTATCTATATTCATCATTATTTCTATGGTATTATACTATTTTTTTTAATTTCATACGCATTTATGACTTCTTCAGTCCATATTGCTTCTGTTACCGCTTTTACTTTATCATCTTCTTCGCTGGTGTCCTGACCTGGTTCAATTACATGGCGATGATAAGTTTTAGCAATTTCTATTCCATCTTTAAATACTTTGGTAGCTTTTCTAATTTGGATTTGCCCATCCTCTAAAATTTCTATTTTGTCTATTGCCACTTGTTCTGTGTACATGTATCCTCCTTAATTTATTCTGTATGATACTGTTATGCATTTTGAACTAACTAACGATATAGCTTCCATTAAAAACAAAAGTTGTATTTGCTGCCGGAGCAGACCAGGTCGGCATGTACATATTTCCGTTTGTATGTAATACGCCACCACCCAAACTCAGGGCACCACTGCCATTTAAACAAAAGAATCCTTGAATTTCTGCCACAGCAAAAGGAAGATTACTCAGATAAGATGTTACAGCTACGCTAGCTAGTGTCGCACCCGAACTACAAACGATTTTTGCTGTAATAAAAACCCTTCTTCCTATTTTAGTATAAGTCCCTGACAAGGTATAACTTCCCCCGCCACCTTCTGTAAATCCAGATTTAGTCGGTGTCCAGGTTCCCTCTTCGTAATCATCAAGGGTATTGGCATCTGCTGAAGCGTTTTGAGAAGCAGGAAAAGCAATCTGCCCTCCTGTAAGTGCAATAATCGGAGTAGTAATTTGTGTAATAAAAGTAGGAGAAGTTATTGGTGCTGGCTTATCACTAAACGCAAATATACTTCCACCTTCTACACACATTGCACCGTCAAAGTGAGCGTATGTGTTTGTATTCGACACAAACAGATATATATCTAATGCGGTAGCGGAATTACTTATAGCACAAGTTGCTGTTAAAAACTGCCAAGTATTATCACCTGTATGATATGAGGAATCTGCCCCTGCTACACCATCATATATTGATATCTGTGCTACATTTGCTGTTGCACATTTAACCCAACATCCAAGTATGATGGTTCTACCCTTCCAATAACTAAGTCCTTTCGGCAATATAATTGATTGGCGTATACAAGCATTTGCATCCACTCTTGTAATGGCTGCACTATAAATTCCCATTTTTACATAAGCAGGATTATCTTGTCGTCCTACAGTTCCACCCGGACCAACGTATGTCCACCCAACAGCAGATACTCCTGCTGTCCAATCTTCAAAATCGCCATTAGTAATAAGATTAACGGGATTTACTGAACCATCATTTTTTACTTTCGTTCCCAATCCAGTATCCACATAAGCGGTAGTAGCAATTTTAGTTGAATTATTTGCTTGAGCCTGTGTGGTTGCTGTGGTGCCATTGTAAAGAGATAAAACTATACCTTCAAAATAAGTTTTTAATGTGGTTTTTATATTAGTCCAAGTTAATTTTCTTTTTGCATTTGAATCTGCGACGCTTTCTATTAAAGCAACATCTGCATCCAATGGGGTAGGTTTATCGGTTAAACCCAAAATCTCGCCTGTTGTTGCTTGATTAAATTGACCTGATGCAGCATGGTCTAAACTATTACTATGTTTTTTATCTACTGCATCTTCTAAATTTACTTCTGTAATTTTTGTGGTTGCTCTTATTGCTTCTCCATTAGCATCGGGAGCAGATAATGCAGTTAGTTGATGAGTATTCATATTGATGTCGGCACTCATCGCTCCCAAGCCAGTATCGCCATTTTGGGCGTGTTTTAAATCTATTGCACTATCAATATCAGAATCCGCTTTTACTGATGTTAATGTAGTTTTTTCTGTATCTAACTCTTCTATTGCAACCTGAACAGTAGTCGCTACAATATCTCCAGTCGGAGAAAATGAAACCGATGATGCATTTGTAGAAGGAACTCCGCCACTTGGAACTGGTTGACTTAATCGATAATCATTACTTTCTTGAAAATCTCCATTCCCTTTATAGATAAATCTATAAATAAGTTTAAATTCTGGAGATAAATTTAAATCTGCAAGATTTGGTGCAACCTCCGCTCTTGCCAAAGCAATTGTATTATGAGCCGAAGTAGTTTTGTGAGTAGGAATAATGTATATTTGTCTATCAATATCCATAGTAGCATAAACCCACATACAAACAAAATCACTTGCCGACACATTTGTCAAAGTATAATCTGTTATATTTAAAAATCGGGGTTGAACTCCACTACCCGCATAAGGCAAAGCAGAATTAACCCAAGTATAGACATTTAAACTTGCTTTATATACTATACGACAAGTTGTTGCTTGATTAATAATTCTTTCTAAATCTTCATCGTGAATATAACCACTTTCTATTTGTAAAGCATTATCTATGGCGACTGTAGGTTTTGTTAAGGATAGTCCACTTCGATAACGAGTTCCTATAGTATCATGCGACCACCGATGCCAATTTAAATCCCTCATATATCCATGGGCTTCATAAGCAATAGCACCATTAGTTCCATTCCAAAATACAGTTGCAATAGGAACGATAGTAAGAAAATTAAAAGGCGAAGTGTTACATTTTAATGCACCGAGAGCAGCATCAAAATAAAAAAAATAAGTTGTGTTTGTTACTAATGTAGAAAGAACATCAATATCTCCAGTAATAGGAGAAGCAGTAACATATTTTATTCCGTTAAACCAATAAGTAATTGAAGCTATACTTAAAATATGAGTATCGTCGGCAAATGTTATCTCCCCAATGGATTCTACTCCCATATAACTAGGTTTTCCTGCCCACTTAAACAATCCAGTAGATACATCATAACTAGGAATTTGACCTTCAGCAGGAGCATCCCCTGTTTTTTCTAAATCTGAAGGGTCTACATTTTTTATTTGACCTTTAGTCAACCTAGTATTTCTCTCTGCCATTTTATTTTGTTTCCTTAATTATGTCTTCTTTTTTTAATAATTCGGTTAAAGTTATTTCCGCTCCAATCAATTTAATTATCTGAATGTTTGTTTCCCCTATTTTCTTTTCTAATTGTTCAACATATTCTTTGCCTTTTTGTTTTTCTTCGGCAATCCATAGAAGTTTTTTATTAATTTTATCACGCAAATTAATATAATCTTCTTTTCTAATTTCTTTCATTTTTTTAATTGTATTTTCTTGTTTGTTCACTCCATTTTCCTTTCTTTGGGAAGGGCAAATTTCTTTGCCCTTCGTTAGTTCAAATATTAATTAGTCGCTTTAATATAATTAACGAGTAAAATGTCATTTGTATCTGGAGCAGCAACAAAAGTAATAGTACTGCCCGAAATTGTATAATCCTCTCCTCCACCCGGTTGTTGTAAAAGACCATTAAGAAACACCGAAACAGAACCTGTTTCGGGGGTATTCGCCAATACGAATTCAGTATTAGAACTGTTAATATCTCCTGTCGGGATTTCATTGCATATAATATCACTTTCCAAAACTACACCCGCTAAAGATGTTAATATAGCGGCAGGGTCGATATAATCTAATTTACCAATGCCTGTTTCATCATTATAATAAAGGATATAACCATCAGTAGGAGCAGATTCAATATCCATCATAGATTCTAATACTTTTTCAGAACCTATTGCAGTAACGCCAGCAGCAGTAATAGTGATATCTCCGCTTACTGTTTTAGAAACTGGTCTTAAACCAGAATCAGCAATCAAAATATTTGCTTCTGCTGCCATATCTGCCATCATTGCTAATGTTACTCCCTCGGCAGCAATTCTTAAATTTTCGGAACCATCATCTTCCAATCCCGTACCTGCAAAATCAGAAACATCTATAGCCAAATTTTGACTTGCATCTTTTTGTAAGCCATCCGCCGCAATCGCAGCCTTTAATTGTTTGCCAACTATGGCAGTATTTCTTTCAGCCATTTTTAATTCTCCTCAAAACATTTTTAATATTTCATCTATCTTTTTATTAATCCTGTTTGATATACTCGACCAATATTTGCTCTCCGATTTCAACAATAGGAAGAGGAATATTTATTATATAATCTCCAACTTTAGTGCATCCTCTTTCTCGAATACCATTAATAAAAATATTAAGAAAATCGTTGTATACTTTATGAGTAACTGTAAAATTGGTTTTGATTCCATTAATTTGAGAACTAACATCTTCTAAAATTAAATGGGTATCTAAAATTTCCCATACTTTCTCTAACTGACCTCCCCCATCCATTTTTACACGAATCGGTTGTTCTTCTTTGATAACCGCTTTTATAATATTTTCGTTAACTATTTTACATCTGATATTAATTTCGCTCATTTTTAAGAAGTCCTCATTGTAACATCTTTGGTTATTGTTATAATTCCTTCTAAAATTGTATTTATTTCAAGTGTGTCTTTTTTTATTTGTATATCAAAAAGGTAACTTCCTGGTTTCTGATTAGTATTTTCTGAAGAAAGGGTAATTTGTGTTTTCCCATTTGTTGCATCTATGTGAGATATTATATCTTTTACAATTTTGGCAGTAATCTCTTCTCCTGATTCGGGGTCATCTATATCGTCTATATTTTCTTTAACAGTAAAGAAAACTACATAACCACTTATATCTATAACTCCACCATCTTCATCCGTGAAATAAAGTGTATATGTAATAGAATCCCCTCTCTTGATAGATAATTGAACTTGCTCAATCATTTTTATTTTCCTTTTAGTATGGTAGTTCTTTTTTTCTCTATATTCATTTTGCCTTTCTATTTATTTATGACAATCCATTGATACTTTCTACAGAAGCAATTATTAATTCTTTGACCGTATCAACACTTGCTTTTGCCAATCCTATTATTGTTTTAATTAAAGTTCCTTTTTCCATTAATTCCCATTCACCAATAGTTGCATAGGTTCCAGCGTCAGAAGTAACGGTAATATTCAATCTATAATAAGTATATGAAATTATATTAGAAAAATTAAATATTTTCTTTTCGTTCTGTGCCCAACTTATGCCTGTTTGGGTATCTAATGTAGTTTCTTCACCCGCAAACGCTCCTGTATTGGATGCTTTTAAAGTAAAATTAATTGGAAAGAACTGTGCAGGGGCAACTTCGTTTCTTGATGTTATTGCATATTTTGCTATTGTTTTTCCCGAAGGATATTGATATTGCAACCATGCGGGCATACCAGAAGAATGAGTATGCCAACAAATAGCATTTATATTAGTTTTATCCATGGCCTTCCATGCGGCATAAGAACTATTATATTGACTCGAAGCACTTGCTACTCCACTTGGTTCAGTATTGGAAGTCATCGTTGGAATCAAATCATCTAATATCTGTGTTTCTGATAGTTCCCATTCACCTATACAAGCATGAGTTCCTGCATCGGAAGTAGATGTAATATTTAATCTATAATAAGTATAAGATGTTGAATTAATAAAACTATAATATTTTTTCCAATTCTTACCAAAACTTTGTCCAGTTTGAGTATCTAAAGTCGTCCAATCGACTCCATTATTGCTACCATTTAAAGTCCACGCAATAGGGTAAAATTGAGCAGGAGCAATTATATTTCTTGAAGTGATACTATATATTTTTATTGTCTTTCCTACTATAAATTGATACTGCAACCATGCGGGCATTGCAGCATCCGAGTGCCATGAATAAGAATCAACATTCTCCTTATTCATTGCCTTCCATGCTTGATACTTATTACTATATTCAGAAGAAGCACTCGCTACCCCACTTGGTTCAGTATTGGAAGTCATAATTGGTATTAAATCAGCCATCAATTAATCTCCTTATTCTTATTTATTTTATTTCTTATATTTTTGGGAGGGAGATTTTTTATTTCTCCCTCTATTTATATACATTAAATATGTGTTATAAAATCTGGACTCGGATTCCAAAGAATAATTTTAGATGCGATTGCCCTGCCAATGACCTGGATAACATCGTCGGTAGCAGAGGGCTGTATTTGAGTTAATCCGCCATCTGTGGACAAATAAATTAATCCTCCAACAGTCCAACCAGCCCAAGAATCATCTCTTATAATTCCTCTTAAAAGAACTTTAATATCAGGTAATCCTGATTCTGTATCTTCTAATACAATTGCATCTACTGGATAAGTATCCGCCCCATCAGCATCCGCTTTATAAAATAATCCATCTGATTTACAATAAACAGGGTCTCCAAATACTAAAGATTCGCCTGGGGTTATAGAAATAATTAATCCTTGTCCTGTTAAATTCGCTAAACCAGAAGAAATAATTAATGTATTATCTGTATTTTGTGTATGAACACCACTTTCCAAAGTATCTAATGCGTCTTGCACCGAAACTCCAGAATCATCAGTTGGGACTTCGCTAGCAGTTTGATTATCGGAAGCTAGAGCATGAGAATTACCTATTGCATCTTGTGCTTCTAAAGAAAGATTATTATCATCTCCGATGTCTTGTATACTTGCAATTTCTTCTCCACTTTCCATTCCATGAACATCTGTGGTTGCGTCTTTATGTAAACCAAAAGCAATTACTATTCCATCATAAATTTCTTTTAATACTGTGGTAAGTGCTTCTTGTATATTATCTAAAATTGTTTTATTTGAATGAGAATGTGTATCTTCGTCTAATTCATCTAATTTGCCCTGAACTGATAATCCGCTTTCATCAGTAAGAATTTCATCTGCAATTGGTTTTGGAAGATTTTCTATTTTTATTTTATTTTTATTATAAGTTGCCAATTTATAAATCCTACCACCAAGTACCGATGCTATTATAATACTACCATCTTGATTTATTCCTGCCCCTGTCCAATATTTATTTACATCTCCTGCTGGTTTATATTCCGTCCAATCTACACCACTATTAGTTGAAATATAAAGTCTGCCACCATTTGCTTGAGCCTCCAAAATAGTACCATCAGAATTAGACAATACAGAAATCCAATTTCTATCTACATCCCCTGCTGGCTGTCTTTCTGTCCAATTTAATCCACCATCGGAAGAAGTATAAATTCTACCTGTAGACCCAGCAACTTGATGTCCACCAACTATTAAAAAACTTCCATCTGCATCAGATGCAGCAGATTTCCAAGATTTTGTTCCACCACCTGGGTTTCTTTCTAACCAAGTTACTCCACCATCAGAAGAGGTATAAAGCCCCATTGCAGTCTGATAACCACCACCAGCAATTAAATTACTTCCATCATAATCACAAAGGCAAAACTGCCAATCCCCGCCCACATCTCCTAAAGGTCTAAATTCTCCCCAAGTAACTCCATAATCGGTAGATTTATAAATTCTTCCATCGGCATCATCATTACTAGCAATTATAAGACTCCCTGTTGAATTACAATATAAACAATACCAATTTTTGTCTGTTACTCCAGGATATCTCTGATTCCAAGTTATACCATAGTCTGTTGAAATATAAAATCCGCCGGGATGAGAAGCAACTATTAAAACACTACCATCTGCGTCGGACCAGCATCCAACCCATTGTTTATTTCCACTTCCTGCTGGAGTTCTTTCAATCCAGGTAACTCCATAATCAGAAGAAGTATATACTCTCCCATAATAAACTGCTGCCAATAAATTACTTCCATCATCGTCCGAAACACTTCCAACCCAATTTTTATTACTATTTCCTGCGGGCTGTAATTCTAAAGATGTTCTTAAATTATTTTCAATTAAAATAACATCATTGTCTTCTAGTACTGTTTTTTCTGACAAACCGTAAATTTCTTTACTAATAAATTTATTAAGTTGTTTTAATTCATCATGTTTTTGTAAAACAGCAGAATCAATATTAGCGACGGAAGATGAAGGTTTATTTTCTATTGTTGACCAATCTATATTTAAAACATCTCCCTGATTAATCCATGCAGTTCCCGACCACACATATAAATTATAAGTATCTAAAACTATTCTTGCATCATTTTTTGTATTGCCTGTTGCAGGAAGTGCAACAACATTAGCCACACTAGTCTTAAAAAATAAAATTCCATCATCGTTTACAAGTTGTAAATTTCCTGTAAAAGGATTAACTTTTGATTTATAATTTGCCATTTTTTAATAATCTCCTTGTTTAGTTAGATTATAGTGTCGGATTAGTAAGTAAATCGGGAGTGGTATAATTTTTCGCAGTTCTTACAGCCCATATAGTAGCAAAAGTCCCTATGCCAATCCAGTATCTAATTTCGGTTACTGCTTTATTTGTTCTCATTAAAAGAATAGCACCTTTTTTATCAAGATAACCATAATAATTATATGTTTCGCTAGCTTCATCGATAGCAACAATCATGAAATTTTGCATCCCAAAAGACAAACTTCTATCTGGATTACTCATTTTTCGATTCTCCTTTTAAATAATTTTATTTTCTCTTAATTCTTTTTTTCCTTTTTTAATATTATCTATTCCCCATAAGGGCTGGAGATTGGTATAATGGAAACATTTCTTTTGTTCTTCTGGATTAGTCAAATCAAAACTCGCACATGGTTTAATGTGGTCTATGTGCCAACCATAAAATCCATAATTAGACCAAGACATGCCTTCTGCGAATTGAGATTCTAAATGTTGTTTAAGTTGAATAATAGAACAACCTACTATTTTCATAGTAGTAGACAGTTTAGGATTACCTTTAAGGGCTGAGCAAACTCTACTTCTTAAATTATGTAAAATTTTATAGTTAATATCAATATTGTATTTTTTTGTTAGATATTTTTTAGTTCTTTCGATTAATTTAAACCTAAATTGCAAATCTGTATAATATTTTTCTTTAAAATATTTTTTCATATATTTTTTATCGTAAGCATTCTTCTTATCTTTATTTTTTAAATACCATTTTTTGGAATATTCTTTGATATGTTCTTTATTTTTTAATCGCCATTCTTTTTTATATTCTTTCTGCTCTTCTTTTGTCATATAAAAAATTAGTTAGGATATTTTTATATCATCTTTTTATTTTGGGAGGGAAGAATTTTATTTCTTCCCTCAATTATTATTTCTTATTTTTCAAATTTTACTAACAAAAGTCTTCCTTGAAACTATCTACCTACTGGTGGAGGTGTTCCTCCCCCTGAGGTAATAGCAACAATAATTGCATCTAATAAAGGAACAATAGACGCTACTTCACTTGCATCAATCTCAAAATTATTTGAATGTTTACTAATACTTAACCCTTCCAAATTCCCTCCAGTCATTGCATATAATAGGGACAACAATTTACCATAAAATTCACTGCCTATTAAACTATTATTAACTCTTATTCTTATTCTTGCAAGGCGTTTTTTATCCATTTTTTTCTCCTTTTTTTATTATTCTTTTTTTTATATCTTTTTTATCTATATATTTACATCTATTCCAAATAAATAAGTATGAAATGTATATGTTAAAAATTTGGCTGGATTGGCAACCTCATTTATTTTTAATGATAATTGGTCGTCTATCAATGGCATTTTTGATTTTTGAGAAGCCAATATTATATAACTATCTTCTGTAGTCAATAAACCTCCTAACTGAATATTAGGAATTACATTATCATACTTTGAATCATTGGTTCCTATGGAAATTTTTGGGGTATCTCCTGTCGCTGGTGCTCCTCCTACCCATTGTATATCCAATCCCACCACTACAATATACAGAGGAGCAAATCTCCCCCATATCCCAGAAAACATCGATGTTGTTTCATTCAAATTAAATCCATTACAATTCCAAAATACTATTTGATAAATTGAAGTATAATAAGGAAATCCGCATCCATAATCGTTATTAGCCATTATATATATTCCTTCCAAGCAACTTGAACAATATAATGTGCAGTCGCAATATTATTTACTTCCAATCTCACTAATAATGATTCTCCAGTTCTTAAAATATATGGTTTATCATAAATATATTGAGGCAATAAAGAATCATCGGGGGCAAAAGTAAATCCTGCTGCTGTAATTAATTTGGAAGAATATTGTTGCCATATAGTTACTCCTGGAGAGGCATTTATAACAGTCGCCACGCCACCATCACTTGCGGTAGCTCCTCTAACTATTGCAACTGGAGCACTATTATTGGTATCAAATTTAACAGCAGATATTGATGTTCCTCCTGTTGGTAAAGATGCAAGTCTACTTGTTTTAAAATTAGGAATAGTCGTTATCTGCAATGCAGTTTGTATAACTTGAATAGTCATTCTTTTAATACCGAGTATTCTTCCGCTACCAGAAGGATTTTCAATCGTAAAAATATTATGGGGATTTGTAGTCAATCCCATTGTTCTAAATGAAGAAGCAGTATACTCTCCATAAACAGTTTCTGAACTCTCTAATGGAATTACTTGCAAAGGATTAGCTAAAGTCCCTATTTCTATTCCATTTGAATTATATAAAGTTATTCTTGCAGCTTTACTTGTAGCATCAACTTTTAACTGGTCTGAAGAATCTCCCGATTTAATTATTGCCATTTTTTCTCCTAACCTATGAGATAATTTATTTTGAATTTCCCCTCTAAATAACCTTCTTCACCTTTTATATAAATAGTAAATTGCCCATTTCCTGGAGCAAATTTTAAATTAAGAGAATCCATTTCTAATTCATCTAACTCTTTGTCTGTCGGAGACTCATAAGCAATATTTCCAACAATTTGAGAAGTAACCAAAACATCTGAGTCTATTATAACAAATTCTTTTTCGCTAACTGGAATAGATTCAAAATCAATTTCTATCTGTTTTATATTTGGAGCATTTTGTGGGACTACCCAAGTTTTATCGCCTCTTAAAAATTTGGTCGAGTCTGCTCCTACACCGCCTAAGTCTGTTGTTTTTATTTTATTGTCAGTATCTAAAATAGGTATTTTTTTCATTTTAAATATCAAAAGTTATGCAATCTAACTCAGGGTCATAACTGGCTTTTTTAGAATTTAATTCATCTAATTTGTCTTGAACTGTTTCACTGCTTTCGTCTGTGGGTATATCAGAAGCAACTAAATTAACTTCTCCTATTTTTCCATTGATTTGAGTTACCGCATCAGTCGTATCCGCTTTTTCCCAAGTAGACCCATTATAAATACAATAATCTCCAACTTCAAAAGATATATTACCTGAACCTAAATTTTGCGTTCCAGCGACTGATACTCTATAAACATCTCCCGATATTACTCCTGACATTCCATCTTCTAAAGTAGGAGTATTTGTACTTGCATCCCAAGTTCCTTGATAAGTCATTATTGCATTAGGCAATTCTGTTACTAGTATTTTTCCACTACCATCCAAAGAAGAATAACCATTAGGTTGCCCTTTATTATTTTTTTCTTCTAATCCACTGAGGTCTTGGTCATCACTATGAGGGGAATGTTTTTTGCCTATCGCATCTTTTAATTCAATGGCAGTTCCAACATCTATCCAAGAAGAACCATTATAACTATAATATTTATCTTCGTCATCAACATAAGTTAGTGTTCCTTTTTTTGGAACATCAAATTTCCAAATAGACCCATCATACCAAGCAATATATTTATCTTTTCCATTCCAATCTCCAGAGGCTCCAGATGCTATTATATATCTATCACCTTTTACTGGAAAACTTGGAGGAGCGGCTAAGTCTTTATCCAAAACTTTTGGTTGAAATTCGAAAGATTCAAGTACAGGAATTCTATAAGACATTTATTCTCCTATTAAAAAATTTTTTAATTGATTATCAAAATAAATACTGTCTAATAATTCTTTATTAGCGTGTATATGTCCACTTTCTCCTTTTAAGCCACCTTCCATAACAACATTTATTACTGATTCAGTGAGAGATACATCGATAAGAGTTTCTTTTGTTAAAGAAACATTTATTGGTTGATTTTTTTCCAGTGTTATATTAATTATTTCAGATTCCATCAGTCTAAATTACCCCCCCCCCCCCCCATCGGTTACACTTAAATCAAATTGAATCTTCCCCATTAGAATAGTAGTCATCTCATTATTTTTTACAGTTATGTCATACAAATAAGAACCTAATAAATCTGTATCAATAGAAGTCAGCATTATAGCCGTTTGTCCTCTTGTTGGGTTGGTATGTTGTGTAATTACTTTTTTTATTTTAGCATTAGCATAAGAGTCGGCAAGATTTTTTTTAACAGTAAAATAAACAGTCCACGAAGAAATGTTAGGATAGGTCTTATCCTTATTTCTGAAAATCAAAGTATATTTTTTAGTATTCCCTTTTAAAATTTTTAAATCTAAAGTTCTCATTTATTTCCCCAATTGAAAATAAATTCCAGATTCAGAATCGTAATTTCTAAATATTTATAATCAGTTTCTTTATAATCAAATATAATTTTAAAAAAAGTAAATTCTAACCAATCTCTTAAACAAAGCCAATGATTATCAAAAGTAAAAGTCATTAGTCCTCCCTAAAAATAAAAAAAAGCTAATCAATTAATTCGACCAGGGTTCCCCAGTCCATAAACATTAACCAATTAGCTTTAATTTGTTACTAAATTTGGGAGGGAGAAAATTAATTCTCCCTCATTCCCGACTTAAAAAATAAATCGGGTAATAAACTTATTTATTCTGTTTTCGGAGAAAGACAAGATGGAGCCATCCCCTCTTCTTTTTCTGCCTCTAATTTTGCCAATAAATCTTTGGCTCTTTGAATCTTAACATTAATGTCGAGTTTCTTTCTTCCCCTACCCATGCTATCTCCTTTTTTTAAAAAGATTAATAAATTAAATAAATCCTCGCAGAGCCATCGACCCAGTCAACGCCCTTTTGAGGAAAAGTATAAAATAACTCTTTCCGAACTTGTCTAATTGGCTTTAGATTTAGATGCTCAAATACCACATCTCAAGATTCAGAAAGAAAGCAAATACAATAAGTTATGAGAATAAGAGGAACTGTGAACCCTTCATTTCCCTTTCGGAGTTATAGGCATATTAAGTATCATTATTCTCAAAAATTAAATCTCATATCCTTTCAATTAAAGTATCTACAAAAAAAGCGATTTCTGCAACCATTATTTTAACTATTTTTCCAAATGAAGAATAAAATCAATTTAATTAAGAAATTTCATAATCTCTCTCTCTTAACAATCTCTTACTCTTATTAAATACATTACTACGTATTACTACTAGTAACGTATTTAATACTTAGTATTAAATACTAGTTTTATATATTATATTTAATACTATCGTATTAAATAGAAATCGATTCAAAAAGCAAATCGCTTTCTACCTTCTTCTACCATTGTGTATGTGTTTATTTTCTTCTTCAGAATAGCTACTGGGAAAGAAAAAAACCTAAAACAATGATAAAATTACTACCCTACGGGGGTAGGGGGCAGTTCCGCACCTCGACCTCTTATTTTCTACGATTCTTAGAATCTACCCAAATCTACCTTTTAAAAAGGTAGAAATAGGTAGATTTACCTAAACTTACTTTCTACTTAAATCTACCTTGTTGATAAATAATGAGTTACGATAAAGGTAGAAAAAGGTAGATTCATAGGTAGATGTAAGGTAGAAACTATGATTTATTATCCGGTAAAGATACTATTATTTCGATAAAAAGGCAGTATCTACCCTAAAATGCAGGTAGAAACTCTTTTTTGGATATAACTTTAACAGTAGCAAATAGTTACAAAGGTAGAAACTTTTACCCATTTACATAACTACAACTAATACAATGAGATATGTAAAGGTAGAAGTATAGGTAGAAATATAACTTTAATGAACCCAATAGGTTAAATTAAAAAAAATTAAAAAATACCCTACTTTCTACCTATATAGTATCTTTGCTAAAATAAACCCACCACCCACTATCACCAATACATATTAATCTAATTTAATAATAAAAATAAGCCTATTCTATTTCTCTAACTTATCATTTTTAGCAACTTACCGAAACATAAATAAAAAGGAATTTATTAATGATTACCGAACAGTCGCAAATATAATATAAATAATGCCCCGAACAATATAAATATAAATGGTAGGAAATAAAATATAAAGTCAATGAATAGAATAAGATAGAATAAAAAAGGTAAGAATAAATAAATATCCCGAACTCAATAAATAAGAAAAAGAGTAAAATATGACATAAATATATATAAGTGAGTGGGTAGAATAAATAAATCGATAGATAAATATAGTCGGTATACTTCCGAAGATTTTGTGGATTTTGCTAAACTGAACCCGGCCCCATATTGATATAAGTTATTATAATTGAATAGGTTATAATAAAATTGAGGTATATTATTTTATAATTTACTTATAGAGTATAAGCGGGATTTAAGGTATAAATTTGAGGCATAAATTATGCGCCAGTTTTTATTTCTTGCCTTACTTCTCATCTTTTTTATTATAGTGTATTAGTTTATTTTTATCTTTCTTATTTATTCTCTTAGCGGATCCGCCTACGGCGGAAAAATACACTAGCCTGGGTGTAATCGGCTTTATAATCCGTGTAATGGGCCAGACGGACACCTAAAAGACGGACTTTGCCTGCCTGCCGATTTTGTGGTGGGGAGCGGATAGCGTAGGTTAGTTTAATTTATTTTTTATTTTGCCCTTGACAAATTTATTTATTTATGTTATACTTCTTATAGGTTAGGGGATTTAAAATTTTTTAAAAAGGAGGAATAAGATGACTTTTAAAAACATGGAAAAGATCTTTACTCAAGGAAATTGTGAAAAAAGGGATTTGGCACTGGAAAGGGAAGACTTAGGAAAGAGACTCTATTACTGTAGTAATACCGGCGAAGGCCGCAAGGTTAGAAGGGAATTGAAAACAAGAATCAGAAAGATAAATAAGTTAATTGGAAATTGAAAGGAATTAACGAGATTGGATTTATCCCGTTCCTTCATTGACAGAAATGGGAGTTTAGCAGTATTTAGAGGCAATCGTAAAATTTGGGAAGGAAATATTTTATTGGCGATTGATTATTTTAAATATATGATATGAGGAGATTAAAAGATTTTTAAAAAGGAGGGATAAGATGAGGGTTAAACTAATAAAAGAAATTGCCGAAGTATACCATAACAAATATATTAAGGGCATATATAGTATTAGAATTGCAAGGTATTTTATAGATAGTTTTGGTGCATCTTATATTGAATATAAGATATGGGATGAATTTGTTACTAAAGAAATCGCTGAAAGAGAACTTTTAAAGCTTGAAACTAAACAAGCAATGAGGAACTGCGGATATAATGTTTTATAGGCGGGAGGATAAAAGAATAAGGGAGGTATTAAAATGGATAAAACATATAAAAGAAAAGTTACAAAAATCGATGATGAGATAGGCAATGCTAGAAGGGATGGGCTATTTGGATTTGATAGAGATAAACCTTTTTATGGGTGTATTTATAAGATTTTGGATAGGGAAAGATGTATTTTTAAGTACTTTGAAACTGAAGCGGATGCCATAAGTTATAGGGATAAAATAAAGAAAGAACTACAAGAGGGTTTATACAATGACCGAAACTAAATTTATCATCGTTAAAGATAGGGTTACCGGTTTTTTAAGGCATTATAAAAGCGACTGGCTAAGTCATGAAACTATTGCTAGAGATAATGACTATGATTATAGGGAAATTATAGAAGCAGGAATTTTTATTGAAGGTAAGCTATTTATCTTTGATTGCATTGACAGCAATCACAAAGATAAAAAATTTAATAATTTAATAGATAATAGATTAAATTATTATAGTAATTCATGGATTAAAGCAAGAGAAGCTGAAAGTTTATCTATGTATAAATATACAGGGTTAAAGGAGGGCGACTAAATGGATATAAAAACACTAAACAAAGCGGATATTTTAAAATGGTGGTATGGTGATAAAACCTCTTTATATGATGGGATGAGGCAATGCAAGACAAAAAGAGAAGGGCAATCATTAGCGATTATATGCTATCGTAATGGGTTAATGACAAGGCAAGGTACAATTAAATGGATAGAATATATAAAGGGATGGCACTTACCTTTAAAATAATATCGCCTTGACAAGTTAAGAATTATATGCTATACTTTAGGTATGAAGATTGAAAGACTAGATTTTTTTAAAAAGGAGACGGGAAAATGAAAATTTATTTAAAAAATTTAAAAACTTATGATTGGGAATTAAAAGAAGGAAGTTTAAAAGATTTAAAAAAAGATTTAGATGACAGAAAAATTATTGTTAGTGAAACTGCAAGCATAGGAAACTACGCACGCATAGGAAACTCCGCAAGCATAGGAAACTCCGCAAGCATAGGAAACTACGCAAGCATAGGAAACTACGCACGCATAGGAGACTACGCAAGCATAGGAAACTCCGCAAGCATGAGAGACTACGCAAGCATAGGAAACTACGCAAGCATAGGAAACTCCGCAAGCATAGGAAACTCCGCAAGCATAGGAAACTCCGCAAGCATAGGAAACTACGCAAGCATAGGAAACTACGCACGCATAGGAAACTCCGCAAGCATAGGATACAAAGCAAGCATAGGAAACTGCGCAAGCATAGGAGACGAAGCAAGCATAGGAAAATTAAAGGAGGTGAGATATGGAAACTAAACAAAGAGGCAGAAAAGCGGGAGCAGGAACGCAGGAGGCAAAGGATTTTGTTGTAAGAGGTAAACTGGATAGGTTTTTTGCTGATAGAAAAGACATCTCCGATGAAGGCGTTGCAAGAATAATGAAGGCGGTAAAATTTGGTTTGGGAATTAAAGACGAAGTAATGAAGGTTATTGCTTAACCTATGAAAGCAATAAAACAAGGAGGATTTAAAGATGTTAACTTATACACAAGCTAAGCAATGTATTAAGGATTTGGGAAGGGGTGGGCTGGAGGATTTAATTAAACAATATGGCGAAGATGTTATAGTATCCGCTTTTGATTGTGATGTACAGCCGGCAGATATTGAGGAGGCGTACTCTGGGGAATTTTCAAGCGATGAAGATTTTGCGCAAGATTTATTGGAGTCTTGCGGTGATATACCTAAAAATTTACCAGTCTATATACATATTGACTGGGAGGCGACAGCTAGAGATATAATGATGGACTATGGCGAAGCTAACGGGCACTATTTTAGGAATCTTTAAATAAAAGGAGGTGAGATATGGAAAAAGAAAAAAGATATTGGGAAGAGGGCAGGCGATATGGTTACTCTGCAATCGATGAGGTAAACGCCAAGGGCGGTTGTTTGCGTACTGTTATTTGCGGATTGACTCATAAAGAAGCGGATTTAATTGTTTACTATCACAATCAAGAAATAGACAGATTATTTAATAAATAAGAGGTGATTGCTTAACCTATGAAAGCATAAGCCGAGACAATGGAAACATTACCGAAAGGGAGGCAGTAAAATGTTAGATTTACATAGTGTATATTTTGGGCAGAAGCATAAAGATTTTAATTATGACGATTTTGATTTGATTAAAAAAGTGTCAAGATTGGCATTCAAACACCAAAGGCAAGCGGCTAATGATTGTAATGGTGAGGGGTTTGTTAATGGGGTACATTATTATAGTGGTAACATCGACGAATGGGCAAAGAGTCAATATGGGCAAGGCGTAAAGAGTGCCTATGTTAATGATGATGAAGTAACTATATTTCAAGAGGAGCAAAGCAAAATAGAGGATAAAATAAATAAGTTAATCGCTATCAAGCCGAAGTTTAGCATCGAGTATCAGGGAGACCCTAGAGGTTATACTGTAAAATTAAGTTATGAAGGCGAACTAATAGAATGGTAATTATTTTTAAGGCGTAGTAAGGGCAGGGATAAACTATTTTAAGGTAAAACATATAACATATAGGAAGCAGTTATATAATAGGTAAGAAAGATAAGGTAATATAACTATTGACTTGACTGAATATATTTGAACCTTGAAACGATTAAGGGCTATATTTTAAGAAAGGCAAGGGTTAGATGCTCCGATACCATAAGGCAGTATATACCGAGCCAGAGCATTGGCATAAGTTAAGTATTTTAACCGAGCAATTAAACGATATGCAATGGACACACTCCGGGCATTGTCTCGACAATATAAAATATAGGATTATAGATATTGAGGGCATATTGAGGTTTATTAAGGGCATTATTTTAGAGCCAGAGCAGATATTTGAGTATTACCTTAACGATAAAACCAGAGAGCCAGAGAAGATTTGTTATAGGGTAGATTATAATAAGGATATAGATTTATTTTTAGTGGTAAGCAAAATAAAAAATTTAATTACCATATATATAAACAGTAAAGACGATGGACACGAAACACTAAAAGAAAATTTATATATGAAAGGTTAAAATGATTAAATTACTCTATATATTATCAATTATAGGTTTAATTTGGGCATTTATTAGGATAGAATTATATTTTATTTATAAGAGTCGAGAAAGTTTTAGAGAATTAAAAGAGGCATATAAAGACCTCAAAAAGAGTAAAGATGATTTAGAGGAGTTTTTAAAATGAAAAATACATATACTTATGGAAATTGTATCCCTGTTAGCGAAGAAGCATATAATCGATTAAAGAAAAAAGGATATGACCCTGTTTTAATCGCTGGTTATGTTAGTGTTAATGATGAGGATTTATTTTTTGAATATAATAATCAAGCAAGAAAAAATAAAGTTAATCATACTTATTTAATTTGTGGTAAGCATAGAATTGATTTGACCAGAAATCAATTTGATATATATGGTGGTATAGATGAGTATTTAAAACCTAAACATTATTATATAATTGAGGGAAATAAATTTATTATAAGAAAAACTTTAAAAGAAATAAGAAATCTCCGACGGAAAAATGAATACTTGACAAAACATAAATAATATGTTATACTTAATTAGAAAGGAGAATTAAAAATGAAAAGAGAATATAGTTTTTGTGTGGGCGATGTAGTTGTATTTAATAATTTGACTTATGATGTAATAAAAGCGACTTATGGATATATCATTATTAAAAACGATATTGGCGAAGTTAAAATTACAAAGAAAAACGATTTTAAGAAATTGATACTTTTACAAAAAGAAATATAAAAGCGAGGTATATAATGGACACTAAAGAAATTGAAGTAACCCCCGCGGATACTATCGAAACAAAAAATGTTGCTCCTGATAATGATAGTAAGCAGGAATTGGGGGATACTTCTCCTATTATAAAGCGAGGCAGAGGCAGGCCGAAGGGAAGCCCAGGCAAGCCAAAAGAAATTAAAGAATCCTCTTTAGAAATCAGGCGGATTAAAAAAGAGATAAAAGATTTAAGAGCCGAGAAATTATCTTTACCTTCTGGAGATAAACAGCGAATTATTTTACACAGAAAAATTAAAGAAATGAAATTATTATTGACAGAGAAAAAAGAAATCAAAGAAGAAAAGATAATAGAAATAACGCAATCTAATACCGAGAAAGCTCCGCTAGTTGCCGAGATTTTAAGTTTAGAAAAGCAATATAATATAAAGCCGACATTTGAGGTATTGGGGATTGATTTATATAAATATAGTGTAAAAGAATTAACAAAGCATGTTGAATGTATAAAAAGAAAGAGAGGCGTAAAATGGGTTTATTAGAATTATCTGTTTTGAGATTAAGGCAAGAAAGAAATTTTGACCCGACGCAAAAAGAAATAGCAATAAAAATGTTAGATATAGTTGACAGGATTAAGAAAACTGGGCATAAAAAAATTGCTTTAGCCCTTGACAAATGAGGGTTAGGTGTGTTATACTTATATTGAAAGGAGAAATAAAAAATGAATAAAATAAAAACTTATAAAGAAGCATTAAAAATCTGGCGAGAATTTGGATTAAAACTTCCTGAATTACCATTAGACGAATGTATTTTTTACAATGCAGAAAGATTATTAGAACTTAAAGAAAAAATAATTAAAAGGAGCAGATAATATGAAAAGAAAAGGATTAGAAATAGCCAGAGAAAAAGCAATAGATATTTTAGAGAGTATTGCCGAGTATATGGGCGATGAAGAAATGTTTGATTGTAAAAATGGCAATAGTTTGTGGTATGATTTGGAGGATAAAATTGCCGATATTATTAAAAATAAATAAGGAGGTATAATGTTAAAATTTTTTAGAAAAATATTAGAGTATATTAACAAAATAATAATGGAAGAACGCAGGATAATGACCGATTACTACTTGAACAAGTAATATAAAAAAGGAGAAGAAGATGAAAAATAAAATATTGATATTAGTAATTGGGTTATTTTTATTGACTTCTTTGGCGTATAGTTATGGAGTTGAAACAGTAAAAGATGATAATGACGGAAATAAAGGTTATATCCTAATTAATACAGGAAAACAAAATGGCAATAGCGATGTAGGGCATTGGACAGATATAAAAAATGTACCTGAATTAAAAGGTGAAAAAGGGGATAAAGGAGATACAGGGGCGACAGGACATCAGGGCATACAGGGAATACAAGGAGAACAGGGTATAAATGGCATTGACGGAATAAACGGAATTGATGGAATGAATGGAGTTGATGGTATAAACGGTTTAGACGGTTTAAATGGTATTGATGGTTTGGATGGATTAAATGGTTTAGACGGATATACTCCTGTTAAGAATGTTGATTATTTTGACGGAATAGACGGTTTAAATGGAATTGACGGACTTAATGGAGAAAATGGAAAAGATGTTGACCCTATAACAGTTACCAATTTACAAAATGAAGATATTACTTTACGAAATGGAATTAATGCAGAAAAAGATAGCAGACAATTAGGCGATAATTTACTTCAAGATAATATAGATACAGAACAATTTAATAGAATTGGTATGGGAAATTCTTTACAAAACAATATAAATGTGGTTGATGTTAATAGCCAGAGCCGAGACACTACACTACAAAAAAATGTTGATAATGAAGTATTAAATAGAAAAAATGCAGATACTCAATTAAATAATAGAATTGATGATGTTAGTAATAGAGTAAGTAAATTAGAACAAGTACAATATAAAATACAGACAGAGTTTAGGGTTATTGATACAAAAAGAATGACAATTAGCCCATATATAAGCAATAACCTAACCCGAAACAAGTTAGATGAGGCTGGGGTTAGGGTTACTATAAAATTAGGCACTTCATACGAAGAAAGAGAAATAGTCAAAACTAATGCAAGATTAGACAGATTAGAGCATACTTTAGGACAAAGCGCAGTTATAACAAGAACAGTAGATAAGAAAGGGAATTTGAAAAGTATTCAGATAAGTAACGGACAATTAGGAGTTAATGGAGAGTTTTAAAAAAGGAGAAGATAAAATGTTATTTAAAAATTTAAAAATAGGTCAATTCTTTTGGTATGAAGATGAATGTTATTCTAAAACAGGAGAAACAAGAGCATTTGGTTTTAATGGTGGCAAAGAATTTAATTTAGGAACAGAAGTAGAAGAACTATAATAAAAAAAATGAAAAAATACACTCATATAATCTATCATATTGGTTGGTTTAGATTTTCTTTTTACCGATTAGGGCGAAGATTTTATATAAAAATAGAAATAAGTAAAGGGTGGGATTAAAAATGTTTAGGATTGGATTGATTAGAGCTAACGGAATACCCGAAGCCCATAATTTTGATACAAAGGAAGAAGCGGAAGAATTTTTACTTGCTCTTATGGATAAAGAACAATTAAGACAAGCAAGAATAAAAGACTTAATTACAAATGAAGAAGAGAGGATAATTTAATGATAATAAAATTTACCTGTAATAATCATTGCGCTGATTTTCAAAAAGATGAGATAGAATTAATATCAGAATCTCGTAGTCAAAGATTTTGTGCTTTTTGTGGAGAGAAATTGACCATAACTAATTTAGATGAGATAGTTGCTTATGATATTGATAAAAGAGCAGAAGAATACATAAATAAATGGTTAAAAGAAATGGGTGGAGATGAAACTTTATCATTAGTGCAAAGGCATGTATCCCATAGTTGTTATCGCATATACAAAGAAATTTTGCAAAGGAAAGGATTTATTATAAAATGAAATGCCCAAATTGCAATCAAAAAATGGACAGATATAGTATAACTTGTAAAAAATGCTATTTTAAAACTTTAAAAGGTCGAGGGAATCCCAATTACAAATATTTATTTACTAAAAAATTTCTCATAGGAGAATAAATATGATAAATAAATTAACTTCAGAACAAGAAAAACAATTACAGGTTTATAGAGATAAATGGGTTACCATTGGATTGTCAACCAACAGAATTGATAGAAAAGTTGCTAGTGAAAATTTTATGATTTTTAATAAAATAGTTTTAGGTAAAGAAAAAAGACCTATAATTATTTTCATGAATTCCCCATTAACTGCATGGATTGCTACTCTTTTATTATATGATTGGTTTTATATTAAAAATAATACGCAAGTTGAGTCGCAAGTTGAGTCGCAAGTTAGGTCGCAAGTTGGGTCGCAAGTTTGGTCGCAAGTTGAGTCGCAAGTTGAGTCGCAAGTTAGGTCGCAAGTTAGGTCGCAAGTTGAGTCGCAAGTTAGGTCGCGAGTTAGGTCGCGAGTTAGGTCGCAAGTTAGGTCGCAAGTTGGGTCGCAAGTTTGGTCGCAAGTTGGGTCGCAAGTTGAGTCGCAAGTTAGGTCGCGAGTTTGGTCGCAAGTTGAGTCGCAAGTTAGGTCGCAAGTTGAGTCGCAAGTTGGGTCGCAAGTTGAGTCGCAAGTTAGGTCGCGAGTTTGGTCGCAAGTTGAGTCGCAAGTTAGGTCGCAGAATAAAAATTTTGTTTATCCTTATTTATGCGGAAATTTTGATAGTTCGTATTTTTCTTTTTATAATTTTTGTAATGAAGTACTAAAAATAAAATTTGATAATCAGAAAAAATGGAACAGTTACCTCAAAACTTCCGATGTAAACCTAATATACCCTTTTGATGATTTTTGGGTAGTTTCAGAAAAACCTACAAATATAAAAATAGTTAATTCTGTTTTGCATAATGAAAAAGGTGCGGCTATTTTTTATGCAGATGGATTTTCTATTTATAGTCTTAATGGAGTAAAAGTACCTCAATGGTTGGTAGAAACTCCTGCTGAAAAAATAGACCCTACTTTAGCATTAAAAGAAACAAATGCAGATATTCAACGAGAGATTATTAGAAAAATAGGGGCAGAAAGAATGTTAAAAAAATGTAATGCAAAAATTATTGATGATTGGATTGACTCAAATACAGGATATAATTATAAACTTATGGAAATGGCTATCGGACAAAATATTAGACGGAAATACCTTTATTATGAACATGCTTCTATGAAAGGGATATTTTATGCTAAACCAGTGCCTCCAGAAACTAAAAAAGCAATTCATGGGAGGGCATATATTGTTTCTCTTGTGGAAAGAGAGGAACTTAATAATATAGATGTTGCAAAGGAAGCCGAGATAATTAGTAATTTACCATTAACCGTTTCATAAAAAGGAGGAATAAATGATTAAATTACATACCCAGCAAGGCGATTGCATTTTGGAAGTTGTATCGGAAATACCTGAGTCTGCAAAAGAGATTAAAGCAAAAGGAAATTTCATACTTTTAAAAGGAGAAGGAGTTAATACACACGAAATAACCAACGCAGAAGAAGTAAAAATATTTGAAGATAACGGAACTTTATATTTAAAATCTTCAAAATCGATTGAGTTAATTCATTCGGAACATGGAAAAATGGTGTTAGAACCAAATAAAATATATCGTAGAAGAATTGAAAGAGAATTTGATTATGAATCGATGGAGGCAAGAAATACTCAAGATTAAAAAATATAGTTTATAAGTAAATAGGATAATAAATGGGGTAATTGGGGCTTAAATAGGGTAAAGTAAGAGATTATTGCCCCATTTATAAGATAAGGGCAAGGAAAGGGCTATGAAGAAGAAAAATAAGGCAGAAAACAAGGGTATAGGAACTCTTTTAGAGTATTTAGATAGGGAAATTGAAACTTTTAAAATAAAAAATAATTGCTATCCTAACCTAATTTTAATGAGCCAAAAAACTAAAGATAAATTATTTTCCGAATTAGAAAATGATGTGGATATTTCTTTAAGTTGGTTTGACCATAGAGATAATTATAGAGGAATAAAAATCGGGACTAAAGAAGATATATTTATAGAATTGGAGGAATAGTGGTTATAATTAACGAAGCAAGATTATTGATAGCAATAAATAGACCTTTATGTTTTGGGTTTTGGTTTATTAGAAAAAAAGTTATTTATATTTGTGTTGGTTATTTGACAATATTAATAAATTTTAATAAATTAAAAGGATAATAAAATGGATATATTAGACGTCTTAGGGATAACTACCATTGTTGATAATATGAAAGAGCATTTTGAAGTTAAAAAAGAGGTAGAAGAAACGCAAGTTCAAGAAATTAAACCAGTCAAATTTATTTATCGTCCAGATACTCTCGAAAAATATATAGGGCAAATTCAAGCCAAGAAATTAGTAAGAATTGCTTTTAATGTTATAGTTAATAAAAAGCCTCTTCATTTTTTGATTACCGGTCATGCTGGGATGGGGAAAACTACATTAGCACAAATCATAAAAAATTATTTGAGATTTAATTTCTATTCTTATATAGGTAATTCTTTTACTCAAGATACTTTAAATAATTTTTTAATTAAAAACCAAGATTCCGAGTTGCCAAGTGTTTTATTTATCGACGAGATACATTCCGCAGATAAAAACATTTTGGAATTTATGTTACCGATTATCGAGGATTTTAAACTGAATGAAACGAAGATACGCCCATTTATAATGATATGTGCCACGAATGAAAAAACGATTTTATTAAGGAAGTCTAAACCCTTTTGCGATAGAATACAGATACAAATTCAATTAGAGGATTATAATGCGGAAGATATAAAATTAATTTTAAAACAATATAATGAGCAAATTTATAAAGTAAAATTATGCGAGGAATATTATGATATTCTTTCTACTAATTCTCGATATAATCCTCGTATTTCGATTGCATTTTTTGATTTGTTTATGGGATGTAAAGATATTAAAACTGTTCTTGAAGCCCATAGGATTATAAAGGATGGAATAACAGATATAGATTTAAAAATTCTAACCCATTTAAATTCTACCAATGGGAAACCAATAGGAGAACAAGCACTATCAGTAATAGCAAATGTAGAAAGAATGGACTATGTGGAATTATTAGAGCCATATCTTATGAGAAAAAATTTAATTTCCCGTACATCGAGGGGCAGAATACTTACTTCTCAAGGAAAATTACTATTAGAGGAATTAAAAAATGAATAAAAATAAAAGAATAAAATATATGAGCAGATTTTTAGAATTAGTTGTCAGAAATGGTTTAAGAGATAACTTTCCTTTATGCTGTATTGCTCATTTTAGTATTGAAGAATTGCTTGGTTTAAATCCTGCTCAAGAAAGAATAAAAGAATTTGGAAATAAACTTGAAGAGGCACTTAATTATGTCAATGATACAAAAACAGGAAAAATAGGATTTATTCCCTGCCATAAATGCGTACATAAATTTATCAGAGAGGCGAATAAATTAAAGAAAGAGGTTGAAAATGGATAGTTTATCAAATGTATTTTGGGATAGGATTGCCGAAAGAGCAGAAGAAACCATATTAGCAATAAAAGAAAATAGAACTCCCATTATTGTAAGATATGCTTTGCATATTACTTCTCGATGCAATATGAGATGTATCTATTGTAGAGAAATAAAAAACCATACTAATATGAGTAGACTACTGTTTATTAAACTTTGTAAAGAGGCAGGTAAGAATGGAATAATTCATATTACAGGAGGAGAACCTTTGATGGTTTACTGGCTTGAAGAAGAAATCTATAATTATAGAAATATTACTCGTTTTGCATTAAACAGTAATTTATTGATAATGCCAAAGAAAAAAACTTTAAAATCGATATTTAGATGCAAAACCTCTCTTGATGATTATGACGAAAATCGATGGAATAAAATAACAGGAGGAGATTATTTTAAAATAGTAATTTCCCATATTAAGCAAGTTTCCGAACAAGTTAAATATACTTCTGTTTGCTTTACTGCTACGCATCAAAATACCTATCGATTAGAAAATTTTATTCAATTTTGCAAACAGCAATTTCCTAAACTTTTTTCAATTTCAGTTTCTTTTTATAAAGGAGAGAATATTAACTTAATTTTAACTAAAGAAGATATTGATATGTTATTTAATGCTTCCGAAGAAATGAACGAAGTTTCGAAGCAAATATTTTTAGAAACTCATTCACGAATGGGCAACTATTTTCCTGAAAATATTCATATTCCTTGCTATCTTTCTTTGACAGAGAGGTTATATGATGAGTATGGGCATGAATATTATTGCTCTCACCTATATCGAGATAAAGTAAACCCGCCAGGAAATCCTGGAAAAGATGAACATTGTATTACGGGATGTAATGCAAGATTCAATAAATTTAATCAAATAATTCATCAAAAAATTATGGAAGGCAAATAATGGATAATTTATTGGCCGAAAAAAAATCAATAACCATAACCTTATCTGATTTGGATGATTTACAAAAACTTTTTATAGGATTGGAAAATCTTTTTTCTACAATATTATTACATTATGCGGATACAAATGAGCAATCATTGTATATGTTTGTTTATTCAATGACTACTTACTGGGAATTGGTTAAATTGGCTTTAGAAAATGCAAAAAAAGAAATGGAAGAAGAAGAAAATAAGGAGGCTATATGAAAAATACCGGTTGGGCAATACATGTTCATCACAAGGAGATGTTTGAATGGTGCTATGATTATGAGGGGCGAGTGAAAGCTATAAAAGATACCAAACCCAAAAACGAACAAGGGATAAGATTACGCCTACTTAAGTTATTACCAGAAGAAGCGATAGCAGAATTATTTGTGAAATTGGATGAGGCATGCAGGGCTTGGGGTGAGGCAGACAAGGCTTGGGATGAGGCATGCAGGGCTTGGGGTGAGGCAGACAAGGTTTGGGATGAGGCATACAAGGCTTGGGATGAGGCAGACAAGGCTCGGGATGAGGCATACAAGGCTCGGGATGAGGCATACAAGGTTTGGGATGAGG